TTTTGATATGGTATTCAATATCAAGGGGTGATTTATTTGGGATTGCTCTGGTATCTGTGGGATTCTTATTCTTCATGGCTTTGCTAGAAGATTGATTGTATACTTTGGGGGTGTTAGGAATGGTATCTGATTTTATTGGGGTATATCCAAACTTGTTAAGTGATGAGGCTTGTGATACGACGATAGATTTGTTTGAGTTGTTTGATAAGACGGGGCTTGCGAAGACAAGGCAGGAACTAGGTGATTATAACAGGCTTTCGAAAGATGACAAGAGCGTCTTTTTATCGTCAGCATATCAAAAAGATACCTTTAATATCGAGAGTTATGTAGTGGGTAGTTATGTTGTGAATTCAGTATGGAGAGGCTATGAACAGTATAGCTCTGAGTATGGGATTTTATCTGATCTGGGTGAGCATAGAATATATTCGTGCAAACTTCAGAGAACATATGTTGGTGGCGGATACCATATTTGGCATTGCGAACAGTCGGAAAGAAGTAACTCAAACAGGATTCTTGCCTATACTGTATACCTGAATGATGTTGATGATGGAGGTGAAACTGAGTTCCTCTATCTCCACAAACGAATTCCAGCTAAAAAAGGAACTGTATGTATATTTCCAGCATCGTTCACCCATACACATCGAGGCAATCCCCCTCTCTCAAATACCAAATATATTGCAACAGGGTGGATTGAATTTTGAGATACTGGGTATATGACGAAGACAACGTGTTGATTCGTAAGTTTCACATGAAGGAAGATGCAATCAAGTTTCTTCAAGAAGGCTGGAGACTCGAGGTAATCAAAATACCAAAGGTCAAAAGAAAAGATGTTCTTGAAGAGATGATGAAAAATCTAGGTGAATCCCCGATATAGGAGAAAGACATTGTATACTGTATATGAAATGACGTTCAATAAAACTGGTGAAGTGTATGTAGGCTGTACCTCATCCCCCCTCAATATCAGAATGTCACATCACAAGTACGATCAGTACCGCCGTGATAACAAACTTCATAAGCACATTCGAAAGCATGGATTTGATGTTACTATGAAGGCTGTCAAAAAATTTAACGATCGCCGTGATGCTCTGAATTTTGAAGCGAAGCAGATCAAAAAGTCTGGGACGTTAAATATGAATCATGCTACCAAGTAGATATACTTAATGATGGAAAAAGATCAATTGAAAAGGTTGATCGAAGAAGAGCGTGCCAGAGTTCTTGACGTGTACAGGGGAATTCAAAATGGCACGCTCTCTTTTGACGACTTCTGGTATGGGTTCCTTGATGATGCAAGAAATCAGGCTTTTGGTGAAGGATACCTGCACGCCAAGGACGAGATGTCAGAGGATTACAAATGATCAATAAAATCAGACAGTGTTGTAATAATAATTGCAATCAGGGAAGATATTGCGAAATACGAGCACTCGAGAAACATCAGAGTAAAAACAAATTTCCGCTCGATCAACTCCTCCTTGCTGTTCTGATTATTTTTGTGATGTACCTATTCTTATGGTAAGATATAACAAAAAAGGAATTCATAGTAACAGCTACCAAGGAGACTATAAACGTGTTCTTTGTGTTTGCTCTGCCGGCATACTGCGCTCTGCAACTGCTGCACACATTCTTTGCCAACATCCATATCACTTCAATACTAGAAATGTTGGGACAGCTTCCTATGCGCTCATTCCTCTGACCGAAGATGTGATCCAATGGGCAGATGAAATAGTCTGCATGGAAGCAGAACATGAAGTAAAGGTCCGCGATATGATGATCGAAGCAATGTACAATAAACCAATTGTGACACTCGATATCGAGGATATCTACGAATACCGTGACCCAAAACTAATTAAACTAATCCAGACGAAATATAATCAGCACATCGCAAGCCAGCTTCCGTACGACGATAACTTCTAGGAGAAAATAGATGGGAAGATATAGATCATACACTTCCGAAATTGAAGTAACCCTCGACGATTGGAATGACGAAGAATTACTCACCGAGATCCAAAACCGTGGTATCTCAGTAGCAGCAGTTGATAACCCAGAAGAATCAAACGACCTTCTAAACGAGATCTGGCGCCTGAGAAGGAATGGTGAGGAATACGATCACCTGATGGACAAATTACTATACAACACCCTTGGAGTAGTGGTATGATTATTGAACTACTATATTCTGGCTTATAGAACTATTCCGTGAAAAGAGAACTCCTCTTCCCCACTTGTGTTTTTCGCACATCGATTAACGCTCTTACCTACGATAAAGAGCAACTTGTTGCAGATATGATGTTTAACTACAACAAGACCCCTCAATACAATAAATGGGATGATGAGTCAATCACCCATCATATCTACGCAAGCAGCGATACAGACTTTCATGCCATGGGTATGAAAGCCGTTAAAGCCGATAAGTATGGGCTGATTAAAATTTATGACAGTGTGGTGGAACAGTTCTTTAGAGAGCTAAATCACCTTGGCAATATTGAATACTTTTGGGATGTTCAGAACATTTCAATCAACACTCAATATATGCGCGAACACCACCACTATGATATTGATTTTGACAGAAAACAAAACGGGTTTCCATTTTACTCTTTCGTTCATTACATATCATTCAATCAATCTGTTCACGGGGAGACAGTATTTGTGAACCCAACAACAGCTATGTCGTACGATTTTCTTACACCCCTATCCAAACACTTCGACAACCAAAATTGTGATGCCTCTGTTTATTTTTCTGACTGGGTTTTAAATGTAAAAGAAGATGAGATTGTCTTTTTTCCATCTTTTTTAAAACACAGAGTTGCAAGTACACTCGATCCAAACTATCCAAGAATAACATCTGCTGGTAATATCTCTGTTGTAACTAATAACTATGTTTAACTTCTTTAAGAAACCCCCCAAGGTAGAGTTCTTCAACGTCAACCCAGGCGTTGCTCAGTTCATGCCTCTGATTCCAGCAAAAGATCTAAAAAGAAACTGGGTGGAGAATGCGCGCAGGGATTTTTCTGAGGTGAGAAAAAATCCCGACTGGAAAAACCACGAACTTTCACATACTGCCAGATGTCCAGGAATATTCAGCCTATTAAGACATGGTTGGGTATTGCGCACGTGGTTTGATGTAGTCGTTGAAACCAATGGGGATGGGAGAACATTTAAATGGAGAGCACCAGCCAACCCTTCGAAAGATGTGCCCTTTGATTGGCATGGTGAACAGCAACTTTTCGATTACTTCTCTCAGTGGCCAAGTAACACACTTACAAGTGTGCTCAAGTTCATGACAGGGTGGAGATGTAATGTTCCACACGGATACTATTTGATGGAAATCCCTATACCCTACAACGAAGAAACAAGATTCACTACACTTCCAGGATTTTTTTATAGGGAGTCTGGTATAGCTCATATGAACACCCAGATTCTTTGGCATGTAATGAATGGTAACACACTTATAAAAGCTGGCACTCCCATCAGCCAACTCATTCTCCTACCAAAGGAAACTCATGATTTTGTGTGTAGGGATGAAAAGAAAGAGGATAGAATGGTGATCGACACACTTTACAAATCCTCAAAGTTTGTGTACAATTATGGTGAACTGAAAAAGCTTTTTGGAGGTAGAAATGAGTCTTTATGAATATGCAGAACGTGAGCTGGATTTAATAGGTTTAACCGATGATGGTAATATGAATGGGATGATGCGAAAGCATATCCTCCATATGGTTAATGAATTTTCAAAAGAAGGTCATACTGGCTTTTCTGCTAACTATGCTCTATCGCTTCTAAAAAAACTGCTTGCATTTGAACCGCTGGCTCCACTCACAGGTGAAGACTGGGAGTGGTCTGATGTATCTGATCAGGCTGAGAAACCACTATGGCAAAACGCTCGCTGCAGTAGAGTCTTCAAAGACGAGAATGGTGCTTATGATATTGAAGGTAAAGTATTCTGGAACTGGGTAGTTGAAGAGAACGGCGAGAAGTTCAAATCATTTTATACATCAAAAGACAGTCGAGTCTATATCAGCTTTCCCTATGTTCCTGAGACTGTTTACGAAGAAGTAGACAACCATGAGTAAAAGATCCATCTATATCGACATGGACGGAGTCGTTGCAGATTTCGATAAGTACATCTCTGCATTTCTTGGCCGCCAAATTGGATGGGATGTCCTGGACATTACCGAAGAAGAATGGGCTCGTATTGCGGAAATCGATAATTTATACTATCAACTTGATCTAATTGATGAGTCAACTCGCATGGTTGCACTCTGCAAGTCGTTTTCTACTCGGTTTGACATCAGTTTCTTGACTGCGATCCCACGTCAGACAACAATGCCATCCGCAAAAGACGATAAAACACGCTGGCTATACAAATATTTCCCTGGAATTCCAATTAATTTTGGCCCTTTTTCGCGCGATAAACAGAAGTGGTGCAGAGAATTCGACATTTTAATTGACGATAAGCCCGAAAACATCGAGCAATGGGCAGCAAAAGGCGGTTGCGCCATCCTCCATAAAGGAACATCTCGTCAAGATTACGACAAAACCATTACAAATATATTAATGGCAGTTGAAAACCCACAATCAAGAATGTATTTATAGTTGTTAAACATGTAATTCTTGCAAAAAACGCGGGAAATTAAGCCAAAAAAATAGTTGACCCCTAATTATTTTTGCATGACCATGCACTTGTAGTTTTCATTTGAACTCTTTTTGGAGATACATTATGGCACACATGGTCGAAACAATGGCTTACGCGGGTGAAACTCCTTGGCACGGTCTTGGCAAACCAGTTCCAGCAGATCTTTCACCCTGGCAAATGCTTGATGCAGCTGGGCTAGATTGGAAAGTAGAAAAGATTCCTTCTTTTGCCAACATTAAAGGTAAACAAGTATACACCGGTAAAGATGCTCTTGTTCGTTCTACCGATGGTCGTATTCTGGATGTGGTGTCGCAGGACTGGAATCCTCTTCAAAATGAAGAAGCATTTGAGTTCTTCAATGATTTTGTTCACTCTGGTGATATGGAGATGCACACCGCTGGTTCGTTGAAAAATGGTCAGATTGTGTGGGCTCTTGCAAAAGTGAAAGAATCGTTCGAAGTGTTCAATGGAGATCAGGTTGATTCATATCTATTGTTTACTCTACCTCACAAGTTTGGTCAGTCTATTGACGTTCGCTTTACCCCGATACGTGTGGTCTGCAACAACACTCTTACACTATCACTTAGCACTAAATCAGATAATATGGTGAAGGTATCACATCGCCGCCAGTTTGATGGTGATGAAGTAAAACAGATGTTGGGTATTGCATCTGATAAGTTGGCCAAGTACAAAGAGATGGCAAAATTCTTGGGCTCCAAGAAATACAAACAAGAATCCATTATTGAGTATTTTGATCGCATCTTTCCTGTTAATGCTTACGGTCGTTCTAAGAACGAGGAAACCAAGGTCAAGAAACAACATTCAGATAATGCTGTTCTTGCAATGCAGGCTCTTGAAGAACAGCCTGGAGCAAACTTTGCGAAGGGGTCTTGGTGGCAAGCATTTAACGCAGTCACATTCTTGACTGACCATATCGTTGGTAAGACTCAGGAAAATCGTTTGACGTCTGCTTGGTATGGTCCTAACAAGGCATTGAAGGTAAAGGCGCTTGAGACTGCTGTTGAAATGGCGGAGGCAGCATGAAGAAACTAGCATCGGTTCTGCTGGTGCTAGCTCTTACTGGATGTGGTACCGTTGGTGGTGCCATGTCCGGGATGGGTAAGGACCTATCGAAAGCAGGTGATTGGATCAGTAATAAATAATGGTTTTCCCCAGTTAATTTTTAGCATTAACTTACTAGATAGTTAGTAGCCAATACTGGCTCAACTCATAAGGAGAAAAATATGAAGTGGACTGTTCCTACTGCAAATGATATGCGTTTTGGTTTTGAAATCACAATGTATATCGCGAATCGTTAATCAACCATCAACTAACACTTGATTGTTGAGCCCCTACTGGGGCTCATTTTTTTACTGGAGACAAAATGAACTTAAAAGGCACAAAGACTGAGTTGAATCTCAAAGAGGCATTTGCAGGTGAATCACAAGCGAATCGCCGTTATCTATACTTCGCAAACATGGCTGACATTGAAGGGTCTCCTGAAGTAGCTGCTGTGTTCCGCCACACTGCTGAAGGTGAAACAGGTCACGCACATGGCCACATGGAATACCTTTTGAACGGTGCTGCTGGTGATCCTGCTACAGGTATGCAAGTTAAGAACGTAGCTGAAGCTCTTGAATCAGCTATTGAAGGTGAGACACACGAATACACCGATATGTATCCTGGTATGGCAAAGACTGCTCGTGATGAAGGGTTTGATGAAATTGCTGACTGGTTTGAAACTCTTGCTAAGGCAGAACGTAGCCATGCTGGTAAGTTTAAGAAAACACTTGATGCTTATAACGCGGGCGTACAATGAGTCTCTCGCCAGAATCAAAAAACTCTGGCAGCAAGACTTGGTTAGACCACTTTGAGCGTTGGTTTGATATTGCTCTAAGGTTTGGTTGGGTCTTGTTCATCTACGTTGTCGTAACAGGTAATTACATTAGATAGTAAACTTTCATTAGTTTTGACCCAGCTATATCATGTTAGAGTTTTACACATTTATACCTGATCTGGTAAGTAGTATGCCCATTGAGAAATCAAACATAAGTGATTTTGTTTGGTACAATAAAATGGTTGCTGATCTCAAGCAGTGCAGGCGTGTATCGGCCCACACATCCAGGTGTCCAGGTATTATTGGTATTGGTAATATGGGGTGGATTCAAAGATCCTATCAGGACTTTGTAATCCACACTAATGGCGATGGTGTTAGTTTTGATTTTGAGTGTGAAATAGATCAAAAAAAATTAATGTACGGGGATCTAATGAACGACTACATCAGCCTGCATCCAGCCTCACAGCTATTTGATTTTGGTAACTTTAAAAAAAACACACTCAAAACTATCGTAAAAATTCAGTCTCCCTGGGTAGTTAAAATACCCAAGGGATACTCTGTAATAGCCATGCCTATTCCACTTAGCGATAGAAACGAATTTACATCTGCTTGTGGAATCTTAAAACATACTAATTTTCTGAATGTCCAGTTATTTTGGCACAGTCTTAACGATAGTGTTGTAATAAAAAAAGGGACTCCCTTGCAGCAGTATATTATGGTTATGGATGAGTCACTTCCTTACAGCGTAAACCAGATTGAAAGTTCACTGGTAGATAATATTATCGATGATATTAGGGCACAGAAATAATGGAATCTCATAAGCGAACGTTGATAAGATCGGTATCTTGGCGTATTGTTGCAACTTTGGTTACAGCTGCATGGACTGGTATTCAGGGAGCTGTAATCATAAATATTTTTATGACAGTAGCTCACTACATACATGAAAGACTCTGGCTTAAAATCAAGTGGGGACGTGAATGATTATTTGTGTTTGTAGAAACATAAAACAATCAGATTACAAATCTAAGAACGAATTAATCAGTCGGCTGACTGAGGATGATGTTAGTTGTGGGCAGTGTTTAAACTACTGCAAACAACTCAAAGAACACACTATTCATCTAGAAGTGGCAAAGGCGACGAATAGACTAAGATACCGCTGGTCGGTAACGTAGGGGCGGATCCTACATAGTGTGTAACATATTGTTGTAATTCCTTCAAAGTGAAGGCATTCTGGACGTGGGTTCGACTCCCACCTAGTCCACCAGAAGTGTTGTTTAGGGTGATATGTAAGAGTTTAACAAGACTCTGAGGATTGGAATTCCTGACCTGTGAACAGCAGGACACTTCTGATGGGCTAGACATGGTTTCGACAGGGTGAGATAGCAGAGACGGCAACACGGTAGGCGATGACCGTAAATCAAGCAAAAAAAGTAACCGCAAATGATAGCGAGTACGCTCTAGCAGCTTAAGCTCTAGATGAGGTTTCGCCAGCTGTCCTTATCATCCAATCAGCTGGCATCACTCCAATCTTATATGTTTGAACAACGTCTATATCAAATTGTCAGAAATTCTGTTTCTGAAGATATGTGCTCTCTAATCGATCGCCAGGCTGAGATGGTGAGAAAATTTACTTATTTCAACGAGGGTATCGATCAATCGGACACAAACTATTTCTCTGACAATCTATGTAAAAATAGTTTTCCTTTGTATGGGTGGAGTTGTACAGATGCGTTATTGCAGATGTTACAGCCTAAGATAGAAGAAATTACTAAAAAGAAGCTTCTTCCAACATATAGCTATATGAGAATATATTATCCTGGCTCGGACATGAGGAGACATATAGATAGACCGAGTTGTGAATACTCTGCGTCTCTATGCATATCAAATGATCCGGATCCCTGGGAACTGTGGGTTGAAAATCTAGAAGGTAGAAACTTACCTATATTACTATACCCAGGCGACATGCTGGTGTATAGTGGTGTAAAACTCCCACATTGGAGAACTCCTTATCAAGGCAACAGACAAACACAAGTTTTTTTTCATTATGTTGATGAGGAAGGCAAATATAAAGATTTCAAATATGATTGCAGGCAGGATCTAGGTATTGGATCTGCAGAAGATGCCAATTTGAAGTTAATCGAACTATTTGATACACACGGAGACGAGCTTAGGAAAGACGCTAAGAGATTAGGTCTCACCGTATAATTATTATAAATACCATTATCTACAATAGGGTCAACGGCCCAAAGCATTATGAGCAGTTCTTGATAAGGATGTCATTGTGATATTTAAAAATCTGGTAACTGAAAGTAGTATATCCTCGTATTCTAAATTTCCCGTAACAACAAAAGAGGAAGTAAACATGAAAAAGATAGTGTTAATAGCACTTCTTGGTTTATGTTCGCTTGTACTTGCTGATGACACGCAGTATGAAACCGACACGTCATTGTTGTACACATCTAGCACATTCAGTCAAGTATCAGAACGACAAGTAGAGTGTTTAGCGAAGAACATGTATTTTGAAGCCAAGAATGAACCCGAAGCAGGAATCAGAGCAGTTGGTTTTGTTACTCTCAATAGAGTATCTGATCCACACTTTCCGAAAACAATCTGTGAGGTAGTGTACCAAAAAGAAAGAAGTATGTGCCAATTCTCATGGGTATGTTCTCGTGGCAAGAATCCCAAGATTGATGATCCAAGTAGGTATCGGTGGATTAGACAACTTGCATCTGATATAATATACAACTACTCCGATGAAGATGCTAAAGACCCCAGCAAAGGATCTTTATTCTTTCACGCAACATACATCAATCCCAACTGGAAGTTGAAAAAGACCGTTCGCATAGGTCAGCACGTCTTCTATAAGAGACCAACAAGGAAAACTCAATGATTCAGGATCTTAACTTTGTTAGTATTGTTGAGTTCTCAAAAGAAATAGAAAAACTTGTCAGTGAAAAGAAGATGGAGTACATTGATGCTGTTGTTTATTTCTGTGATAAAAATAGCATCGATATAGAAACAGCTGCTTCGCTAATTAAAAATAACTCCAAGCTCAAGGCGTCTATCCAAGAAGAGGCTGAGCAACTTAACTATTTGCCTAAGACACAAAAGCTACCACTATGACTGATTATGAAGCGTATAAACTGTACTGTGCGCTCAAAAGACATTTTCAGTTAGATTCATACGACTATTTTAAGTATCTTGGAAAGATAAAAGTATCGTATGGTGCTTTTGAGAAAAGAAACGACAAGTACTTCTTTTCGAAGCTAGCAAAACATAAAGATCCTATTGGCTTCCTTGTTGCAAATCTCTATCAAAACGGAGATCTCTGGATAGGAGATCTTGTTAATGAGAATGCAACGGAAAAGAACTATAGAGATTGGTTGAAGAAGATTCAATCCCTGAGTTACTTTTTTAAGAATGATCTAGAACAGATAGACAATCTTAAAGAAGAATACAAGGTCAAGAATCGTCAGCACCCTCAGTTGTTCAGGCGTTATCTCAGCAAACAAATAACGGCTGAAACCCTAATCATCATTGACAAGTTAAATAAGAGTTGTCTTTTTAGGTACTGGGATCAGAATCTTGACGATCCAGTCTGGAAATCAGAGGGTGTAAAATTATCTAAATTATCGCCATTTATTTCGGTTGATCTAGATAAATACAGAAGTATAATAGAAGAGTCTCAGGCTCATTCTGTTGTGCAGTAGATCATGAGTCTGTGGATACGAAACATATACAAACATATATTTAAATAAGGAAAATACGATGTCATTTTCAAATCTCAAAAAGTCTTCCAAGTCGTCCCTCGAAAAGCTCACTCAGCAAGTTCAGAAGCTATCAAATCCAGAAGGTAACACTCGCGAACAAGACACTCGTTTCTGGCAACCAGAAGTTGATAAGTCTGGTAATGGATATGCTGTGATTCGCTTCCTACCTGCACCTGATGGTGAAGATGTGCCTTTTGTTCGTATCTTCGATCACGGATTCAAAGGTCCTGGTGGTCAGTGGTATATCGAGAAATCACTAACTACAATTGGTAAGGCTGATCCTGTCTCGGAGTACAATACCCAACTATGGGCAACTGGTACAAAAGAAAATCAAGATCAGGTTCGCAAGCAAAAGCGTAAGCTGAATTTCATCTCGAACATCTACGTTGTAAGCGACAAATCTCATCCAGAAAACGAAGGCAAGGTATTCTTGTTCAAGTACGGCAAGAAGATCTTTGACAAGTTGAACGCAGCAATGAATCCAGAGTTCGAGGACGAGGATCCAATTAATCCATTTGATCTTTGGGCGGGTGCAAACTTCAAACTGAAGATTCGTAATGTTGAGGGGTATCGCAACTACGATAAATCAGAGTTTGAAGAGCAATCACCTTTACTCGATGATGACTCGGAGCTCGAGTCTATCTGGAAGCAGGAACACTCTCTACAGGAGTTCCTCGATGAGAAACACTTCAAACCTTATGATGATTTGAAGCAAAAGCTCTATCGAGTGCTTGCCCTTGATGGTAGTGGTTCAACAAAACCAGTTCAAAATGCATCTCAGCGTACTATCGTTGATGAAGAGGATTTTGAACAGTTGGCCAAACCAGCAAAGAGTGCTAAGCCAGCTTCTAAACCCAAGCAAGATGCTCCTTGGGATGAGGATGAAGATCTCGAAGCGTTTAAGTCGTTAATCAACGACGACTAAAAAGAAAGGGGCCAGATGGCCCCTTTTTATTATGCTAATCCAGCTAATGTCTTATGTTCAAATTTGTTTCTTGCCATTACTGGATAAACATCCTTTGACGCACCAGCTGACGAGGAACTTGTATTGTTGTTTGTGATGTTGTTTATAACAGTGGAATGTGGAGCGTTCATACCATCACCAGCTTCAAGTTTTTGAAGGTCGATAACATCTCTTGTTATTCTGAGGGTATCTACTAATGTGTTTTTCAGAGCTTCTGGATCACTTTCTGAGTACTTCCCCTTCATTTGCTCTCTTATGGATTTGGATCTTTCGTCCATATAATCTCCTACTTTATTCCTCACACTTTCAATAACATCTACACCTCTGGACGTGATAAGTGGTGTTTCGAGGATTCCATCATCCTTGGTGAGCTCTGGTAAAAGCTCTTTTATTCTGTCTAACGCTTTCTTTCTTTGAATCTCTGTCTTAGGAATAATTTTACCTTCTTCACTAATAAGTCTTGCTGATTCAGTACCGCTTTCTTTTTTCATAGCAACAAGGTATTCTCTCAGTTCTTTTTCGGCTTTGGGTGTTCGGAATGCTTCCCATTGCCCTTTCATAATCTTCGTGAATTCATCCACATCAATCGTACCGTCCATATACTGTTGGTATGCCCTTCCAATCAGACTCACGAACAGTTTATCCTGTAGTGCTTTATCAAATATAGCATCGTCTTTCACTCCCATCGTGCTCAGAAGAGCAGCAAGGGTTGTCTCTGTAAACTGATATCTTCCAATCGCGCCTGTTCCAACTACCTTTCCAGTCTTGTCACTCTTACCAATACCAGCTTCTCTCGTCATCCTTACCTGCTCAGCCTGGAGCTTTTTAATTTCTCCAACAGTCATTTCAGTAATTGGTTTCCCAGAATCAACAAAAGGCTTACCAGTTTTAGGATTCAAAAACATCTGGTTGTAACCAGCAGGACCGCTTTCGTATCTTTGTATAAATCCTGCAAGTCCAGATATACTTTCTCCAGAAGTTCTTGTCGTCTGGGATCCAGTTACCGTGCTTGTATCAGTTCCAGGAGCAATCTGAACTTCGTTGTCGCGCATCAGCCTAGTTTTTAGATCATTGACCATCTTTTCGTATGTGTCACGTCTCTCGACATACACGTCTGGAAAATCTATAGTTTCTTTTGAGATAGTACCTACCATCATTCTAACAAATGCAACCTGATCTCCTTTACCGGTTCCTTTTGCTCTATACACCCATCTCTTACTAACAACCAGTACTGAGCCTGGTCTGAGATCCTTGTTATCAAGTCTTTCATTACCAGCATCACGTAGAGCGTATGCAAGGGCTACCATGTTAGGATCACTATCGCTTGACATGAACTCCCTTCTCTTTGGGTTATCCTTGGAGTTCAACATACCAACTCCACGATCATCCTCCCAAGATTCGAAAGATATATTACCGCCAGATGGTTCAAGAGCAAGTAATGCCACCCCAGCAACATTTAAACCTTTACCTGCAACAGTCAACGCTTGAGATCCTATCGCTCTCATTCCTGCAGTTACTCTTTGCCCAGTCGTCATCGCTGGAGATGTTCTTAGTATAGGTCTTCCACTGGCATCAACAATTGCTTTCCCAGCTTCACCAACAAAAACATTCTCTGCAAGAGATACCCCAGCCTTTTCTGCGAACTCTGCAGCACCCCTTGCCCCCATTGATTCACCTAAGGTTCTACCAGTTGCCATAGCACCAACTCCTCCACCACCGGCTGCAAGTAGTTGAGAAAGCTGCCTAGTCATCACTCCTTTAAAGATCGTGGTTGTGACAACACCAGCAACGATAGATCCAAGTATAGCTAGAATTTGAGGAGAAAGATATGCACCCAGTGCAGCTGCAATAGCTGTTTTAGGATTCTCTTTTGCAAAATCAAACAGGTCTTGAGCATAAGAAGAAACTACTTTCATAGACTCGCTTATAATGTCAAAGAATACACTAAGTTTTTTTCCAATCTTATCTAACATTGGAAATCTTAGATCTAGATCGTCATATGCTTTTTTGATCTGTTGAACTGTCTTTATTATACCAGCTACGAGGCCATCAAAAGTATTCTCAACAAAGGAGAAGAGTTTACTGAACAACTTTCCAAATGAGCTGGAGAGCTTAGATTTTGTATCACCCGACATGCTGTCCCAAAGGAAGATCTTAGCGAACACTCCTCCAATAGCTAGTGGTAGAGATTTAATTAATCCATCGACAATAGCAGCAGAGAGGTTAGTTACACCGGAAGCTGCTGCTCCCACGGCAGCGCCTCCTGTTTTACTTACAGCATTAACAAGACTGGTAACGGTTGATGTTAATTTATTTCCCAAGCTGTTTATACTAGAAACAAGTTTCTCGTTACTTCTTAACACGCTTCTTTGATAATTGAGCATCGAAGTCTGATATCTTTGATCAGCGGACTGCTGCCTAATTTGCTGAAGACGTAATGCTCGCATCTCCTTAAGCTGCTGTACAAAACTATCTGTATTAGTTGCCATTCTTTGCTATTTCCTCTTGGTTTTTAACGTGCTGTTTTAACAGTTCTAGATATATGTCTTTTTCAAAAGGTATGAGATTTTCTACTTCAGCTATTGAATAGTGGTGATGCTGAGCCAACACAAAAACTACCTTATAATAGTTTTCTAAATTATTGTGACTCAGCCCAACATAAAAAAATCTTCAATAGATTTAAACTCAATTTCTCTCTCTGTTCCCTTTTCATTGGTGTAACTTATTTTGTGGTACAGTTTTGGCATCGTATCAAAAAACTTTTCGAAACTTTTAAGCACATTGGTTGGTAGACTTTCAATAAAGACATCTACTTCTTCTGGTTTAGAGTCCTTGAAATAATGGATATGATCTTCTTCAAAATAATGGTCCATGCACCCTCTGATCATGAAAAACAAGATGTCTGCAACATCATCTTGGGAAACAACATCGGTCATCAGTCTTGCACTGGGGTATCTCATAACAATCCCAGATGTGTCAGATAATTGGATAACTCGATTGTGTTCATCGTTTTCCTTGACTTTGATATCATCAACTAGAATACTAAAGTCATAGGTTTTTTCATCTTCTGGATCAACGTATGTTATTTCTATTGCTTCACCGATTGATTTTGCTCTAAGCTGTAAAAACAAGTATTCTAGGTCAAAAGAAGCCAACTCTTTTGGGTTCAGCACTTCCTCTACGTCGCAGTTGACAATAACTTGCTGGACTACGTTAATAATATCTTGCTGCTCTCCACTTTGTTTTGCCATGAGCAATAGTTTTTCTTCTTTAACAAGAAATGGTCTGAAAGTTACCTTTTGTTTTGTTGATGGAATAGTCAACTCAAAGGTTGGATGCATTAATTTTGGTAAAGCCATAATAATCTCCTGATATAATTTTAAAATATTCCACCAAACAGACCGCTAGACGAACTATCTGCAGCTGCTTGTTCAGCCAAACCTAGTCTGTAATTATGATATGCAAATGTTACAGTAAATGTTGAGTATGCGTCTGTGGAACTTGATGATAAACCAACCTCACTCATTGCAATTGGATATGCTTTAAGAAGTGCAATCCTTCTAATTGGCTCCAACTGAAATTCTGGAGCGGCCCTGCTTCCAAACAAAGAACCAACAAAAGGAACTCCTAGTCCAGAAGAAATTGCAGAAAGAGCTAACTGTCCTAAACCAGATCCTCCGAACTTGCCAGGCGAACCTCTATAGGTGGTTATGTTAATTTCTGACACATATGTGTCTTGATATGAAAGGACAAAAGCAGGGTTAGCTACTTCTTCACCATCAATCTCGCTTGGCGTACCAGCTGCAGGAATTCTGTTATCTGCAGGATTTATTGACCTGATCCAGTTGTAAAAAAGAGTATAAAGTCTAGCTGATGCGTCGTTAATATACGTTATACTGACTGTATTATTGAATTCAACACCTACAGGCATTAACTGATTGGGTCCAAACCCATATCTTTTTACGGGATTGGTTGAAATACGAATATCAGGCATCGATACATTCTGAGCAAAAAGACGCAACGGATTATAGAGAGAACTCATATATTCCTGAAGATCAGGATGCATGCTTCTAGGCATGTAAATGTACGTTGTAAAAAGATTAGGTCTTTCTACATCATACTTTTGTATTTCTGATTTGAACTTGTTAATGTCTAGCATTATTTCTTCTTGTAAACAAAATCCTCTAGTGGAAGCACTAGCGCTTTAGTCCATTCTTGGGGTGATACCAATAGAAATCTGGATCTTACGTGGCTATTTAGATACCGCTTCACACAGGGTTCATAAAGTTTTGATTTTGCAACAGATTTTAACAATCTATAGCTTAAATTCAATCTCATACTATCGGTGAATGTTTTATTGTTCGCAAGACCCATTAGACTATCAAGAAGCCTTGCCCTTTGAACATAAGGGATATAATGGAAGTTTAATCCGTAGAACCCACCTTCCGCATAATCAAAAGGAAATATAAGAGGAAACCTATCATAAAGAGGAAGAACATCTTTCCACTTGGGATCGTAGTGAAAAAGATACATTTTCCCGATTACGATCTTTTTCGTAAGTCTTTCAGGTTCACCTTTTTGAATTAAAGCTCTCGTGTCAAGTTTGTCTAATTCTTGAAACGTATTAACAAACCAATCGGAAGCATCTTTAATGTTTCCCTTGGTCATTGCCTGCCTTAGTGTTTGGCTATATGTTGCCATTACTTGATTCCTAGCTCGTTTTCAGTCATGATCTGAAACTTCCATTTCCTATCTTCGCAAAATTTCCTGGCATAATGCCACTTAGAACTATTTATTCCCCAGGTCTTGACTTCTTGAAGATAAGTCTTCGTCATTCTTTTCTGTGGTTTTGGCGCCTCAGTCTGTTTTTTGGGTTTGATCTCTACAACAATTACTTCTACAAGCCCCTGCCTGTTTCTTTTTTTAATCCAGAAATCAGGGAAGTATCTGTGCATTCTATTGTCAATGGGTGATAAATATGGAATGGAAAATTCTTCACTTGCCCACTCAATCACATCTGGGTGGGTGTCAAGATACCCCATGAACCTACACTCCCAGAGAGAGCGATAAATAATATTACAAGGATTACCTCTGTATTTTGAGGGGTTTCTAGGTTTAAATATACCTTTGTAACTCATAGGAAAAAAATGATAGTATCTAAAGAGTTGGGGACAAGTGCTGTTCCTCCAAAAACAGATGGAGCAAATTCCTCCCTACCTGATAAAAAAGTAGAACAAAAAAGAACAAGTCTGCTAACATCCATTTCCCCTCTTGTATTTCCGTCAGATTTGAGAGATGAGTTTTACATTGAGTTCAACGCGTTTTCCTGCAATCAAGACAGGCCCCAAGAAGCTAAACGAACTTTTAGTTTTGAAAAGTCGATATATCTCCCGTTCCCTGCAACGCTGACTGATCAGTATGGTGCTTCATATAGTAGAGAAGATCTTTTTTTTGGTGGTGAGTTTATGAAAAATTCACTTGATTCTCTCATGACTACAAATGGTACGAAGAGTGTATCTAACCTATTCGGTAACGGTGTTGCTGATCGTGCAGGAAACATTGCTGCGGATGTTGCTAACAGAATTGGGCAGTCACCAACACAAGCAGCTGCAGCAGCTGGGACATATTTATTAACTGGGGTAGGTGGTCCGATAGGTGCTGCAGCCAAGGCTGCCTTTAACGTCACAACAAATCCTTATCCAGTAATGATATATCAAGGAACTGGGTTCAAGAGCTTTGGATTTTCATGGACGTTCTATCCAGAGTCTAAACAAGAAACAGATGTAATTAAAAAAATTATTGGGTATTTCAGAAGAGAGATGCTTCCAGAGAGAGTTGAAAACATGCCCTCAATATTAAAATACCCAGCTATTTTTGAAGTTTCTGTTCAGCCAGAACTTAAACAATTTAAGAGGTGTGTTATTACTAATATTGATGTGAATTATACAGCAGCAGGAGGACCAGCATTTGTAAAGGAATTCCCAGTAAAGAGTTCAGACTTCATTGAAGCTGCAGCTATCTCTCTTACTATACAAATGCAAGAGATAGAAATATGGCTAGCAAATGATTTTTATCCTGATGAAGGCAATGATTTTGATTTTATAAAAACAAAACGTCGTAGAAGAGCATAACAATGGCAGATAATTATTTTCTACACCACCCAACGATAACATATAGTAATACTACAGTAAGAAATATAATTTCTAGAGTGGTATTTTCAAAAGAAAATGATACGAATTATTACACTTATCATCCATACACGATAGTAGAGGGTGATAGAGCAGACACGTTGGCGTACTTGTACTATGATGATCCTGGGTATGATTGGGTAATATATTTTAGTAACCTTGTTGTTGATCCATATTTTGAATGGCCTTTAGATTCGAGATCTTTTAAACGATTTGTAGAAACAAAATACGGCTCTTTGACCAATGCTCGATCAAAAATAAAGTTTTACAGAAATAATTATCTAAATGACACGTCAACAATAACAACTTCTGCATACAACGCTCTTTCTGAAAAACAAAAACGTTTTTGGGTTCCCGTAGTAGGTAGTAACGGCCAGATCGTAAACTACGAGAGAAAGAGAGAAGAAATTAATTTTAATACCAATAAAACTTTATCCCTTTCTGTATCTGTTGTTGGTAACACACAGTTCATCACAGACGAGCAAGTTAAACAGACAAGTGGTGGCGTTGTAGTGGCACTTGGGAGTGTCAAGTTAGCTAACTCTTCCGTTGTTATACTCGATGATATTCAAGGAAGTTTTTCCAATACTTACAACTTAGTAGGAGTTACGAGCGGTGCTAACTCTACTGTTTCTTCAGTTGTGACGATTTCTACCAGTATTGATCCAACAATTCAAAATTATTTCACACCAGTTACTTTCTATGAGTATGAAGAAGAACTTAATGAACAAAGAAAGAACATAAGATTGTTGGACTCTTCATATGTCACTGATCTTGAAGAGAAATTTAAGGAACTGCTGCGATCATGATTCTTCGCCCAGGACAGTGTGACATTAAAGAGATATCTTTATCTAATAATGATGGAGATGTTAATTTTGATAGATCAAGAGGTTTACTGAATTATATTCAGACTGTAGACATATTTGAATCAATTTACACCCCATACATCACTGCTGATGTTACACTAACGGATGGTACTAGCCTTAAAGAAAGCTTAAACCTATCTGGTGGTGAAAATTTTAATATCAAGTTTGTTGGTTATGGGAATGACGACCCTCTCACGTATAATTTAAAACTAGGAGAAGTTAACGGAGTAATGACAGCTCAAAATCTTCGCAGCAAGATATACTCAATGAGAATGTACAGTGGTGAATATTTACTCAATTCAGCAAAAACTGTTGCCAAGAGCTACAGCACATCAACAAAAAATATTGTAACTGATATTATTTCTAATGTTCTTGCAAGTAAAAAAAGCATTACCGTGGATGACACAAAGGATTTACCAGTTATTATCATACCTTATCTCAATCCTTTCACTGCACTGTCTTTTATTCGTCAGAGATCAGTAAGTCAAAGTGATATTTCCAGCCCAATTCTTTTTTTTGAAAATCAAAAAGGATACTTTTTTGTTTCTATAAACACAATATTTAATAACAACGGTGCAGGCTCAAATGAGTTGCAGACATTTTTTCAGCGAGAAGGAATATCATCAAACATAAAGGGATCACAAGGTTCTATAAGTGATTCAAATTCACATAAGTTATTTGCAAATTACACTGTTCAAACCCCAGTAGACGTAACTAATCTTCTTGACGAGGGAGGTATCAACTCTGTTGTAGCTGATTACGACATCAACACAAAAACATACAGAAGAAGATTATTCACAAACAGTCCAAGCAATGCTTCTTTTGTTGATTTTACTAATAGAAAGAATAGTCTTATAACTAACAAACTTTTTAATGATTATTCTCAATACGTTTCAAAAGGATTTCTCATTCCCTTTGCAAAGTATAAGGATGTGAATGATCCAACAACAAATTTTTTGTATGATTCTCTAGCAGAAAAATACAGCTATACAAACATACTAACCCAACAAAAGACTTATATTGATATTCCTGGAAACACAAAAATTATGGCTGGGAGTATTATCAATCTTGAAGTGCCAAGACATGACTCCATGTTCGACAACAAGGAAAAAAATGAAGTTGAAAGCGGCAAATATCTTGTATCATCAGTAAGACATTCAATAAGTGTTTTGGTGGATTCAAAGTATGATACACATCTTGAACTTATTAGATATGGCAGAGGGGTTCTCACTAAATGACAACAGCATACTTAGGAGAAGAAGGGTTTAGATGGTTCATTGGAAAAGTAGAGGATAGAAACGATCCTAAAAAAATAGGAAGGGTACGAGTCAGAATATATAATGTTCACCCATTTAAAGAGGATGGTACTTCTGATACTGTAAATGTGCCCACTGCTCATCTTCCATGGGCTACACCAATATCATCAATAATGAGTGCAGGAATTATAAGTGATACGACAAATGATGGGGTCGGTATCAGTGCCGTTGGATTAATGGTTGGATCCACTGTGTTTGGTTTTTTTGCTGATGGTAACGATTGCCAGATGCCTATTGTGTTGGGATCTTTGGCTGGCTTATCTGGTGGCGATGAGCTAAGTGAACTTCCAAAATCTTCTATAGAAGAGAATTCTGTTGGAGCTCAGAAAAATAAGACTAGAGTTAGTCCATACTTACCATTCCCAGGAGAGCCACCTTCTCCGTACCAAGCTAAATATCCCTATAATAAAGTAATGAGGACGGAATCAGGTCATTTAATCGAAGTTGATGATACTCCCAACAAGGAAAGAATCCACATCCATCATAAAACTGGTACATACCTAGAAATGGATGATAGCGGTCAGGTAGTCATAAAATCAGTAGATCAAAAATTTGACATTACAACAAAAGATAACAATGTTTATGTTGGTGGGAATGTGAATATGTTTGTGAGTGGAAATATTAATACCAAAGTCGGCGGTTCATATTCTCTTGATGTTACTGGTAACATTAATATCAACGGACGTGTTATTAATCTTAATAGGGGCGTGAATGGTGCTGCTCGTTTAAATGATACTACGTTGGATAGCGACAGCGAGACGAACGGACCAGATTCAGGAAAAATTACATCTTCTTCCACCACAGTATTAATTGGGGATTAAATGGCTGTTACATACGCAGATAAATTTACAACAACACCTCTATACAACGAGAGGTTTAGTGATTTTTATAGCAATCTAGGCAAGAATTTTGGTACCGGGGATGTTGCTCGGATTACCAATGAAGAATCAATTTTTAGTTCACTTAGAAACATTGTACTAACCAGGAAAGGGGAAAGGCCATTCTTTCCAGAATTTGGTTGTAATATAACTTCCCTGCTTTTTGAAAATTACAACCAATTCACACAACGGGCTGTGGAGACGGAAGTTCGAACTGCGATAGAAAACTTTGAACCTAGGGTATCACTAATTCGTCTCTTAGTAAATGGACAGCCAGATGAAAACACCGTAGATGTGTCGCTTTATTTCACCATAATAAATAGACCAGAAACTTTTTCACTAAGCTTCCTTCTTTCAAGAATAAGGTAAAATGGCAAATTCTTCAATTAATCTAGTTGACTTAGATTTTAATGCTTTAAAGGCATCATTCAAAGATTATCTTGCTTCTCAGTCAAGATTCAAAGATTATAACTTTGAAGGGTCGAACATCAGCGTTCTTCTTGATGTACTTGCCTACAATACGTACCTCAATAGCTTTTATCTCAACATGGTTGCTAGTGAAATGTTTCTTGATAGTGCCCAACTAAGAGATAGTGTTGTCTCACATGCCAAGGAGTTGAATTATCTGCCTCGTTCATTCGTATCATCTGTTGCAAACGTCAATATATCTATTACACCTTCTACTGCTCAATCGTCTGTCACCATCCCTGCAAAAACATCTTTTACATCAAGGCTTGGTTCAAACACGTATACGTTCACCACAAAAGAATCCGTCGTGATTAACACAAGCAACAGTGGAGTTTTTTATGCAAACAGTGTATTGCTGTACGAGGGTGGGTATGTTACTGACAGCTTTGTAAGGAACACATCTGCTGATAACCAAAGATATATTTTAACAAACCCCAATGTTGATACTTCTAGTTTAGAAGTAACTGTTACTGAAGATGGGGGAAGTAGTGTGTACACATATACCCAGGCATTCTCTTTACTTGATATCATATCCACATCACAAGTTTTCTTTGTTCAGGCTTGTGAAAATGAGCAATATGAGATAATTTTTGGTAATGACTTTTCTGGGAGATCTCCAAGAAACGGAGCTGTGATTGATGTAACATATAGGGTGTCTAGTGGAGAGCTACCAAATGGTACCGATAATTTCATTAACAATTCAAGTATTGATGGACATTCGAATGTTTCAATAACAGTTAATCAGGATGCGTTTGGTGGGGCTGTTTCTGAATCAGTAAGCTCAATTAAATTCAATGCACCTAGAAGCTTTGCAACCCAGGAAAGAGCTATCACAGAAAACGACTATAGATCATTATTGTTGCGAAGGTTTCCAGAAATTCAGGCTATATCGGTATTTGGAGGTGAGAAAGAAGATCCTCCTCAGTACGGTAAAGTTTTCCTAGCCATAGACATAAAAGATTCTGACGGTATACCAGATACAAATAAATTTAATTACGTGGATTACCTTTCAGATAAAGTCCCGTTAGGAATAACACCAGTAATTGTATCCCCTGGTTTCGTATATTTGTCTGTAGAATCAACGGTAAAATACGACTATAACAGCACTACATTATCAAGTGGAGAGATTAAAACCACAGTGCTTAATGCAATCAATCAATTCAACGAGACGTATCTAAATGACTTCAACAAGACTTTTAGATTCAGTAATTTTGTTTCGGCAATAGATAGTAGTAATCTGTCAATCATCAACAACGACACTTTTGTTAGCCCATATTTTTTACTGTCTCCTACAATTAATACCGCAAGTAGTTTTTCAGGTTCGTTCAACACTGCTATTACAGTAGCAGTTCCCACTACTAAAACTCACTCAGATATTGATCCTGTGAAAGGAATATACTCGTCTCCTTTTGTTGTAAATGGACTGAGTTGCATTCTAGAGGATGATGGGGAAGGTAATATTCGTCTTGTGAAGGTTACCGATGATACTCACTTAGAAATATCCAAAGTAGGAACAATTGATTATTTAACAGGTACCTTTGCTATTTCCGATCTCAATGTTTCTAGTTATTCAGGTAACGGTATTAAACTCTTTGCGGATCCAGTTTCTCAAGATTTTAGTGTAACTCTCAAAGATATTTTAAAGATTAATATGTCTGACGTAATCGTCAACGTTGTTCAAGATAGAAGATGAAAGAGATAGAAGATAGCATAAGTGTTCTTGTACAGAACCATTTTCCAGAGTTTTACAAGGAAGAGGGTGATACGTTCGTGGCTTTTGTCAAAGCATATTACGAGTGGGCCCAGCAAACCAACAACCACGTATATTTTGCAAGAAATCTTTTAGAATATAGAGATATTGATAAAACTATTGATGATTTCCTTGTCCACTTTAAGGAAAAATATCTGGTAGAAGCTCCCGTATCATATGATACAACAAGACAAAATATTAAAAATTCTTTAGACTTTTATCGATCAAAAGGAACCAAAAGAGGCACTGAACTCTTTTTTAAAGAAGTTTTAAACTCATCGGAAGTAGATGTTTATTTTCCTGGAAAGGATGTTCTATACGCTTCTGATGGAGAGTGGTTTGTTCCTGTATATCTAGAGGTATCACTATCGGATAAAACTAAGACATTTGTTGGAAAGCAAATAACTGGATCATTCTCTGGTGCTACAGCTTTTGTTGAAAGCGTAGGGCGAAAAGCTGTTGGTGGTAAGTTTTTTGATGTGGTTTTTATTTCTAACGTGAGAGGTAGCTTTCAGTATGAAGAAGTTATAACATCAGATGGAGTTCTTGAAAACTGTCCAAAAGTCATCGGTTCTTTAACCAACATTACGATAAACGATTCTGGTAGAAATTTTAATGTTGGTGATGTTGTAAACATAGTTTCTTCACAGACAGGGAAACAGGGAAAGGCTAGAATTGATTCAATTGAATCTTCCACTGGAAAGGTATCATTTGATCTTCTTGACGGGGGAACTGGTTACAGAATAACGACTATTCCTCTCATTTCCGAAAAAACAATAAAAATAAACAGTGTTAGTTCTACGAATACGTATGTTACTTTCTTCACACCTGATGAGACAATATACCAGCCACTTGCTAACCTAGTATTTAATACGTCTAATGCTTATTTTGATGTAGGTAATTTAATCACCTTTTCCAACTCTACTGCAAATGTAGCAACAGGGAGATTGGTGGGGACTACTCAGGTAGAAATATCTGGTGTTGCAACAAGCAATTCGACTTCAAATCTTGTTATTGGAACTGGTACTTCCTTTTCCTCTGAACTTGATGCCAATGACTATATTAGATTCAGCTCGTGTACATCTGTATTTCAAATAAACTCTATATCTAATGATACCCATCTGTATTTAACTACTAATGGTACTAATGTGGTTTCTAATACACTCACTATGGCAAATGGTGTCATGCTGTTAGTACCTGTTTCTGGTAATTTTACCCTAGCTGATAGAATTGCAAATACAACAGCACTGGTGTCTTCCTACTCCAATGTAACAGCATCTGGAAAGTTTGTTGGTGGCAATACGACGTTTATTGGTCTTTATAATGTTAGTAATACTTTCACAGCTAATGGGTATAACTACATCTATGGAGCATCATCTAATGTTTATGCCAACGTCGAGATAGTGGGTACTGGATCTGGTGCTACCTTTAGTATTGGTAGTTTATCTGATACTGAAACAGTGTATTTAAATTTGGATATAATTAGTGAAAATAACGCTATTGTTACAACTCAGCTCACTGGAACAGTTACGTCCAACTCAACTAGCCCAGATGTTGTAGGGACAACAACTCTATTCTCAACAGAGCTTTATGATGGTGCTTATGTGAAGTTTTCTGGAAATACTCTAGTGTTCCAGGTAAACGCAATTACAAATAATACGTTTCTTTCTCTTAAAACCAACGGACCAGATGCAACATCAAACACCATCTCTATAACCAATGGGACGTATCTCTCCATCCCACTTAACTGTTTGAAGTATGGATTTCCAAAATCTCTTAACTCAAATTCCACTACAATCATCAACAATGCTTTAACAAAGAATAGTTATACTTTGGGAACTATTGCTTCTTTAGCACAAATCAACCCTGGTAATAATTACAGCATTTCTCCAGTAGTAAGAATTAGGGATGATGAAATAGTTGGATTTGATAGAAGAAATTTAAATCTTGTTATTTCTGGGACGAGTGGAGTGTTTGTTGTTGGGGAGGAGCTGACACAGGACTTTTCAGATCCAGGTTTTACTTTGGAGATAAGTGGATCCAATACTGCAATATCTGTTACCGAAACCATTACTCAGCAGATAAACAACACATCTAATGCATACGGAGAAGTATCTTCTTCTAATCTATCAGTGATTGTTGTTTCGACCAGCTCGAACTTTGTTAATTCTGCTTTGGGATCCAACCTGACAGGAACAATAACCTCAAACACAACAAGTCCTAGAGTTAATGGTTCTTCAACACTATTCTCGAGTGAAGTCACCGCTGGGGATTATATTAAATTTTCTGGAAATTCATTAATTTTCCAAGTTAACAATGTAGTTAGCGACACGGAGCTGTACCTAACAACAAATAGCTCATTATTAACTGCTGGAAACACATACGCTCTTGCTACAAATGTGGCAATAGGAATGACATCCAATACTAAATTTTTTGTAAATACAGCAATATCAAACAATATCCTTTCTATTTCCAGAGGTACAGTACTTTCAGTATCCAATACGTCACTGAATGTAAAAAGGAAGACATTTAATCAGTCATTCACACCAGGGGTTCTAATAACTGGAAGCACGTCTGGGGCATCTGCTAATGTTACATCAGTAACACAGATAGAAAATTCTGCAGTTATGGGTAATAATGCAGTAGTGAATAGTTACGCTGGAATTGTAGAGGGATCAATATCTGGCATTAATGTGATCGACTCTGGTTTTTCATATGAAAACGGTGAGTCAGTAAATATCGTTGGATCAAACACTTTATATATCGCTACTGGGTATGCTAATCTGATAAACCAAGGTGTCGGTGAAGGGTTCTTCAAATCCACAAAAGGATTTTTGAATAGTGATAAATACCTTCACGATGGGCATTTCTATCAGTTCTATTCATATCAGGTTAAGTCTCCACTCCCATTAAATGAATATTCTGAGACGCTCAAGAAATTCATGCACGTAGCAGGAATGATTTTATTTGGTAACGTATTCAAAACCAGTGTTGCCAATGTTACGATATCTTCTTTAGGTGTGACAATAGAAACATGAGTAAACTTATCACAAACAATCTAAGACTTTTTAATGTTGATCAGTTTATAGAGTCTTTTACTGAACCCGGGTTCAACATCTACTATTTTTTTGTAGGCAATCCCCTTCCTTTTGCTATTGACAATTCTCCACCTACTCTATATGACAATGCTCAGACAGTGTTGGTAGATTCATACGAAAATATGATTTACGGTAAGAGAGTGTCATCCAATGATGTTGTGATGATGGCACGTCGTATTGACTGGCAAACCAACACCGTATACCAAAAATATACACACGATAGCAATACTCTCTATTCGCAGGATTATTTTGTTGTTGTGGATGAAGGGTCTTCATATAATGTTTTTAAGTGCTTGGATAATAGTGGGGAGACTCCTTCTACAGATCCTCCTTCATTACTAGAGACAGCAGCTGACGATGATTTCTACTTCACTACTGATGGTTACCAGTGGAAGTATATGTATTCTATAACACCTACACAATTCTCCAAATTTTCTACAAGTGAGTATATTCCAGTTTATGTAAACTCAAATGTTGTTGGTAATGCTGTTAGTGGGTCAATTGATAACATAGAAGTTGTTGCTGGAGGTAACAATTACTCATCTTATGCAAATGGATCTTTTCAGGAAGTAAGAGTAGGGGGTAATCCATTAATTTTTGCAATTGATCCGTCAAATGCGTCCTCCAATACTAACTTCTATATTGGGAGTGCTATCAAGGTAGTTTCTGGAGCGGGTAGTGGTCAACAAAGAACTATTACTGGATATACTGTTTCAGGATCAACGAGACGAGTAATAATTGATACTCCATTTAGCACAGCACCAACAACGTCATCAACATACGAAATCACTCCCTTGGTATCTATATCAGGAGATGGGACTGGTGCAATAGCAAGAGCGATTGTTAATTCAGTTAGTAACACAATATACAAAATTGAAGTTGTGGATAGGGGATACGGCTACACTTACGCGTCCGCAGTGATTACAGGAAATACAGGTGTTATCAATGTGTCCACAGGAACTGCTATAACTGCAAACAGTGCAACAGCAAAAATTATCATCAGTCCTCGTGGAGGACATGGGTCAAATGCAGCTATGGAGTTAGGATCCAGGCATGTAGGTATCAGTGTTACTTTTGATAGCTCTCTTTCTGGTAATAAGGTTGTTGATGATAATGATTTCCGAAGCATAGGAATACTACGAGATCCACTTTTTTCGAACGCTGTTCTAGATGTTAGTAGTACTACAGGAACATTTACTGTTGGTGAATATGTTTACCAAACCCAAGGATCTCCAATAGCTGGTATTGTTATAACCAAACCTGGATCTGGGTACACTTCTAATGCAACAGTAACTATTTCTGGATCAAGTATTGCAGCTGCAGTTGCCAATGCTCAGTCAAATTCAACTGGCCGTATATCGCAAATAAATATATCAAACAACGGGCAAGGATACATTTCACCAACTGCAACAATTTCCGCACCATCTGCAATAACATTCAATGCAAACACACAAGTTTCAAATACAGACGATTTTATCGTAGTTTCTAACAATGTGTTTCAAAATAATGATATTGTGACATACTTGGTTGCTGCTGGTAACACTGCACTTACTAATTTATCAAATGGCTCTGCGTATTATGTTGTGAGTGCAAATGCTACTGGAGTCAAACTTTCTTCCACACTAAACGGAAGTGCTATTAACTTGACCGCTGGTGCAAGTGAAGCAGGCCACAGTCTGAAGGGTGAAACAGCCACAGTTTCAGTGGTCGTTGATTCTGGTAAAATCACTACTGCAACAGGTGTTGTGACAAGTGCAAATGATTCCGTAGTTAAGTTATCTAATGTGTTTGGTTTTTTTGTAACAGGTAACTCATCAGTTAACTTACTGCAGGGAAATACAAGTGGGTTTCAAGCGGCATGCGATACGGTAACACAACCAACTACATACTTTGATCAAACCTATAAAGTTGTTGGCTCACTACAGAGTGCAAATAACTTTGTTGAGGATGAGCTAGTTTTTCAGAGTGAGAATGCGAACGCCTACTTTTATTCATCAAACAACACAGTTGTAAGATTGATAAAAAAACGAGGAACAATAAACCAGAGCGACATAGATACGAGTTATTATATTGAAGGCGATACCTCATCAGCACAGTTTCTTGTTTCTGGAGTTGTGGAATCTGATGTTGTCAAGGGTTCTGGGCAGGTAATGTACCTTGAAAATTTCACACCTGTTACAAAAACAAACGGACAGACAGAAACAATTAAATTACTTTTAGAGTTTTAAAGAGGAATAAATGTCACTTGAAACTAATTTCAACATATCACCCTATTTTGATGATTATGACGAGACGAAGAATTTTCAAAGAATTCTTTTCAGACCAGCTGTGCCTGTACAGGCTAGAGAGCTAACACAGCTTCAGACAATACTTCAGAAGCAGGTTGAGAGATTTGGTGATAATATCTACAAGCAAGGGACAATTATCAAAGGATGTACTTTCACCTATGATTATAATTACGAATATATAAAAATTAAAGATTTGCAGGTGAACGGCTTAGCTGCAAATCCATCTAGTTATGCTAACCTATATGCAATAGAAACCACTTCCAATCTTTACTCTATCGTAGTTAATAGCGCCCAAGGATTAGAATCTCAAGATCCAGATACAAATATATTATATGTGAAGTATATTAATACTGGTACAGGAGAAAAAAAGAAATTTGCTAATAATGAGACTGTCACCCTCTACAATCAAGATTTTAGATTAGTATCTGTTTCCATCAATAGTGGTGGTACTCTTTACAGCAACACTGACTACATTACTTTCAGCGGTGGTGGTGGGTCTGGGGCGTCAGCAAACATCGTCACATATTCAAACGGAACGATTAGATCCATTATATTTTCCTCAACTGGAACAGGTTACGTTACTACTCCCTCAGCCAACATTGTAAACTCTACTGGTGGTTCGACAATAACAGGATCCGGAGCAAGTTTATCAGTAATCAACTATGTTGCACAGGTAGTAGTTGCTAATAGTTCTTTCACTGCTAACAGCACAACTCCAGTAGGTGTTGGTACAGCTGTAACTGTTAGTGATGGAATTATTTACCAGAAAGGCCATTTCCTAAGAGTAGAGCAACAAACAGTTATTGTTGATAAGTTTTCTAAAACACCTAACAATGTTGTGTTGGGCTTTTACACACAAGAATCCATTGTTAATAATAGCGTTGATACTTCTTTATTGGATAATGCTCAGGGATACTCGAACTATACAGCTCCGGGAGCAAATCGATTAAAACTTACTCCTATTCTTCAAGTGGTATCTGCAGCCAATGCTGCTTCAAATACCGAGTTCTTTAAACTTGTAGAATTTGAAAATGGGAGAGTTATTAAGAGAAAAACCGAGACAGAGTTTAACTCTATTGATAAAAAACTCTCGCAGAGAACCGCAGAGGAAAGTGGTGACTATGTTGTTAATCAGTTTCAGATCAGCACATCAGATATTTCGAGCAATACAACCCATCTTAATGTAGTCGTTGGTCCAGGTGTTGGTTATGTTGATGGAACTAGAATCGAAATTAATGATTCCGTTACTCTTAAAGCGCGTCAAGGTGTAGATACAAACACTGCGTCATCGCAATCAATTGCAACAAACTATGGTAACTACGTTCTTGTAAAGGAAATGCTAGGTACATTTGATTTTACAACAGGGGCTACAGTAAATCTAAAAAATGCTTTGAACACTGATGTGTCCGATAATTTTGGAGGTGCTCCTAGCTCTGCCGGATCAACAATCGGCACAGCTAAAATTAGATCCTTGGAATATGAATCTGGCACTATAGGTGCACCTTCAGCCGTTTACAGACTGTATCTTTTTGATATTACAATGTCAAAGGGGTATACTTTTAAAGACACACGTTCAGTACAAGCTACGGGTGTTGTGGCAGATGTAGTTCTAGAAGATGGAAATGCAGTATTGAAGGATACTGATTTTGACACTTTGGTATTTACGTCTGGATTTACTTCAGTCAACTCAATTGCTAATGTTGATTTAATTTATAGAACTGTTACAACAAACACTTTCAACACCAGTGGTAATACAACTATTGAAGTTACAGGTACGTACGATACATTCCCATACACTGCCGGTGGCACACTCAATTCAGTACAAGAACGAGAGTTTATAGTAATTCCTACCGCAAATGCGATCAGTTCATCAAATCTAACCGGAACTGTGTCTTCATCTGGAAATGTGATTACCGGTTCAACAACTAATTTTATAAACCAGCTTGACGTGGGAGACTATATTAAATTCCAGGGCAACACAGGGATTTATAGAGTTTCTACTATCGCTAGCGCCACTTCAATGACTATTGAAGGAACCGGTGATCCTACAGTTTCTGCTAACAGTTTCGTACTTGCTTATCCTGCAAATGTACCTATAAGATTGGATAGAACTGGTGCAAATGTTCAGATTGGTGCTTTGGGAACAACTGCAGCAATCAATATTGGTAATACAATTACCGGATCTACCGGAGTCAAAGTTGTACACAATGTAAAGGTATCACCTGGTTCTAATATTATTCATAAAGCAAAGAGTGTAGTTAAGAGAGTATTTGTAAAACTATCCACTGATAAATTAACTGAAACTACAAAAGGACCATGGTGTCTTGGTATACCGGACGTATTCCAGCTTAACGCTGTTTATGTAGGAACAAGTAATACGTACTCAAATACCACAACAAATTATGTCTCAAGTTTTCAGCTTGAGACTGGCCAGACAGATAACTTATACGGTTTATCTTATCTAAGATATAAACCTGGAAGTACTCTTTCTCTGACTTCCTCCAGTTGTCTTTTAGTGGAAGTAGATTTATTCACACATGGATCGGGGTACTACATCTCGTCTAGATCATATCCAGTCGATGATACTACAACCCCACTTCCTTCTAATAAAATTAGAACTGAGTCTATCCCTAATTTTACATCACCTAAGACTGGTAAAGTAGAGAGTTTAAGAAATGTAGTTGATTTTCGTCCAATTGCTGCTAACACTGCTAACGCGGCTGCAACAACAGTAGCTTCTGCAACTATAGATCCATCGTCCACAGAAACAATTACTGGCACTCTATATTTCCCAACACCCAATGAAGTGTTTGAGGCTGATGTTCAATACTACATGAGTAGAGCGGATAGAGTTATTCTTGATAGAAATGGTAACGTAACTATTAAGGAAGGTGTCTCAAGTACAACTCCAGTGCCACCGCAGGTACCAGATAAATCAATGTTGTTGGGTACTATTTTAGTGCCTCCTTATCCTTCTCTTTCTCCAAAAAAGGCAGCAGAAGTGAAACGTCAAGACTACGCTACGTATGTCAAGATGGACCAGGTTAAGCGCTACACTATGAAGGATATTAAACAGATTGAAGAAAGACTAAAGAATCTTGAATACTATTCACTTCTCAATACACTAGAGAAGAATGCAAAAGATCTTGTTATCCCAAGTGAATCCAATAATGCTATTAACAGATTCAAGAACGGCTTCTTCGTTGATCCGTTGAATTCGTACGATGTAGCTAATGTTGATGATCCAGAATTTAACATTTTAATTGATGATAAACAGTCTTACGCCCGTCCTCCAATAGATCAGAACACTATTGATTTAAAAATTAAATCTGCAAACTCGGTTAATGCGACTGTGAAGGGTGACGTTGCTCTACTGTCGTACACAGAGGATGTTGCTTTCAATCAACCTCTTGCAACAAGGTACAGAAACCTTGCCCAGCTTGCATGGGGTTTTGAGGGAGCAATAAGAATCTTCCCAGAGTATGACAATTACTATGATTCAACTAGAAAAGCAGTTAAATTTACTTTTGATCTTTCCACACCACTGAACGGTCTTATCAAAACCATTAATGATACAGTTGTGTTCAAAGCGGATTCGAAAAAAGTTACTGTTAAACAGTCAGACTGGGTTAATGTTGGTCCTACGTGGTGGCAGAATGGTCAAAACCAGCAGCAGGTTGCAACACAGACAACTACAACACAAACAACCACTGGAACAATTCAAGCTGGGTCTTCAGTACAGAGTAACCAAGAAATTGGTGACTTCCTCTCTGATTTTGATTTCAATCCTTTTATTCGTGGCCAAGAAATTTATTTTGTGGTTACTGGATTGAGACCTGGTGCTAGACACTACGCATTTTTTGATAAGCAGTCTGTGGAGTCAAGACCAGGAGAAATTGTAAATATTTCTAGTATTACAAGTTCGGCGTCTCTAGAAAATGATAATAATTTTAGATTTACTGGGGTCAAGAACGCTAATCTCGTTGCAAATAGCACTGGAGGTCTCGCAGGTGTATTATATGTTCCTGCTGGCACCTTTAATGTGGGCCAGAGAGAAATTTTAATTACCGATGTCAATGACGTCGATAGTCTTGATACATCTATATCAAAAGCTACGTGCTCTTTCAACGCTTACAATTTCACCAAGCAGATATCAAATCTGACTATGGTGACAAAGCAGCCGTCTACATACTCACCCGTCACCACAGTTAATACCATTGTAAACACAGTCCCTATTTCAAGAGTTAGAAGATGGGACCCACTTGCCCAGACATTTAATATCAACTTCAATGATGGTAGTGATGGGTGTTTCTTGACTAAGTTTGATTTATTCTTTAAACAAAAAAGTTCCACTCTTGGTTTAACAATACAAGTGAGGGAAACTGACAACGGATATCCATCGCCTACGGTGTTGACGCAAAAACAAATTGCAGCTTCTTCTGTGAATGTTAGTGATGATGGAACGTCTGCAACAACGATTGTTTTAGACACCCCAGTCTTTATAAGAAATAATAAAGATTATTGTATTACAGTAATGCCGGATCAAAATTCGCCAGATTATTTAATATGGACAGCTGTACCTGGACAGCCAGACGTAGCTACAAACAACGTTGACAATGGTGATTTTGGGATAGGAGTTCTGTTCCTCTCTTCTAACGATAAGGTTTGGACCCCGATTCAGAACGAAGATGTAAAAATTAAAGCATATTATGCTAAATTTACACCTACGTCTGGAACAGTCTTGCTTGAGAATGATAACTACGAGTTCCTTTCTATATCAAATACTGAGGGTTCTTTTGTTGGTGGAGAGCGAGTTGCACAGAAAGCAAATTCATACGTCACAGCAGCTACCTTCACCGGAAATACCACCAGTGGTGTAGCAAATACGTCAGCAAGTCTAACCTCTACTGTCAGTGCTGGTGATTATTTACTGATTGTTTATGGAGACAGTGTCACATCTGCAAAGACTGGAACTGTTTCAGTGTCGTCTGGAAACACAACGGTCACAGGATCAGGCACGAGCTTCAATACCGAATATACTGTTGGTGATTATTTACTAATCAGCAGTAATGTGAGAGAAGTTGTTGCTATAGCGAATTCAACCCAGATGACTATTGATGCTCCGCTAACAGCAGTCGCAGCTTCTGTTGCTCATTATGGAGTTACTGATACACTACAAATTAATAAAGTTCTTTCAGTCAATGCTACTTCTGTATCACTGAGAGACAACTTAATTAAAACAATCGACAATGCAACAGTATATGCTGGTGTACAGAAAGTTGTTACAGGTATTGTTGACAAGGTAGGAACTGATAACACAATTGTTATTAAAAATTCTACCGCTGCTAATAGCTCGTTTGTGTTTGCTTCTACGAAGTCCTTGGTTGGTGGCATTTCGCAAGCAAGAAGCACCATCAGTAGTGTGGATGATTTTACTGTTAATTATGTCGAACCACATATTTCTACAGTTGTTCCTAATCCTACAGGTGTGTCATTGACACAATCTATTGCTGGAACCTCAGCAGCAACTGCGAATCAATCAGTATCGTTTGGTGTTTCTAACAAAACTCTCTATGAAGCTGAAATTAGATCAAGAAGTAATGAAATTATTTTAGATTCAGGAAACAAATCTTTCAATCTATTTGTTTCTTTGACAAGACCATCAAATGTAAATAAAATAAGCCCTATCATCGATTTGAATCCTGCAAGTGTGGTTGTGTTGCAGAATAAAGTGAACAATTCAAGCAGTAATGAAAATACGAAGTATGGATCTGCAACTGTTAAATATATTTCCAAGCAGGTAGTTCTTGCTGATGGGCTCGATGCTGAAGATTTGAAGGTTTATCTCACAGCCTACAAGCCAGTGAGTACAGATGTGCTGGTCTATGGTAAATTCCTCAATAGTTCTGATACGGAATCGTTTAACGATAAAGATTGGACGCTTTTGGATCAAACTACGGAAACAAACTTGTACAGTGACCTTGCTGACGCCCAAGATTACTTGGAGTATGAGTATTCGGTACCAAGAAGTCCTTTATCAACCTCAGTTGCTGGAAAAGTAACTACAAACTCTAATACAACATTGACTGGTGTAGATACTACATTCACGTCAGCTCTTTCAAGTGGTGATGTGATTAAGATTGTTAGTCCATCTTCTCCTTCTGCGTTTGAGATAAATGTTGTGCAGTCGGTTTCTAATAATACAACTGTTGTGTTGTCAAACAGTAACGGACCTTACTCCAACACCAGTTCAAGTGGGTTTGATTTAGAGAAAGTAACATATCCAAAAACTGCATTTAAGTACTCAAATGATAATAACATAATTAGATATTACGATTCTAACCAATCTGGATACTCAACATATAAGATTTTTGCAATAAAAATTGTACTTCTTTCAGGGTCTACAGAAGTTGTTCCGGTTGTTAAGGATATTAGAGCTTTGGCGGTATCGGTATGAGTATAGTAAAAACCGATGTTTCTGATTTTGATAGGGATGTTGGTAATGGTGCGTTAATAAATAATAATGTTAACGCATTCACCCTCTATAAGCAAAGAAGACAGCAGCAGCAAGATGCAAATAGTCTTCAAACCCAGGTTGATAACTTGAAAACAGATATCAATGAAATCAAGAGTTTATTAATGGTCCTAATTCAAAGAGATAGCAATGGCACTTTCAACAGCTAATGTAAACACAAGCACGGATTCTTTCCAAAACTGGATTGATAAAACTAACATTCTTCTTGATGCTTATTCCACGACTATTGTAACCACCGCTGCAAATACCGGGGGTGGTACCACAGTCGGTAATGCTGTCATAAACGGCACTTTCCGAGCAAATACTTTAGTAGCTGGGGAAAATCTTAGAGGTGGTAACGTCACTACCAGTGGAGTCCTTTCAATATCCAGTAACGTATCGATAGGCAACTCTACTGTTAATACTGTTTTTAGCACTACTACTATTGATACAGACCTGGCTCTAACAGTTGGGGGAGCAGCGACTCTCTCAGGTACTCTTTTGGTTAGTGGGGTGGCTACTCTTGCAGGAAATACAATTCTTTCCGGAACATCCCACACAATTGCTGGTAATTCTAGTTTTGATTCTGGTGTTCTGTTTGTTGATGGTACAAATAATAGAGTTGGAGTAAATGATAATACTCCTTCCGTTGCCCTTGACGTAACAGGGGACATTAACGTAACAGCTACTGCAAATGTTCAAGGAAATGCTAACGTAGGTGGAACATTTGGTGTCACAGGAATTACTACACTAGCTGCTAACGTGAATATCGGCGGGGTTGCTACAGTATCCAACAACTTCAGTGTCACTGGAGATTCGAGACATAGTGGCGACAGATTCGTTGTTACTACTTCAGGAGTGAGCGTTAATAGTGTAGCAACATTCACTGCAAACGCAACATTCCAGCAGCAAGTAGTTTCTCAGTCTAACACCCTTACAATTAATGTTGCTACATTCATTACATCGTCAAATGGAGATCTAGGTTCAAATACAACATCCCCACTCTTGGTAATGAGTGTACCCAAGGCTACTTACAAAGGCGGCGAATTAATCGTAAGTATTACTAAATCCACAAAGTCCCAAATATCCAAACTTCTTTTTGTTCATGATAGTAGTGATGTTGAAATGACTGCGTATGGAACAATAATGACTCCAGCACTAGACCCTGATCTTGGTACAATTACTGCGGGTATAAATAATGCCAATGTAGAAATAAAAATACAACAATCAACAGGAAATACGGCCGTTAAAATGATGGCAACCTTATTCTAAACAGGTTATAAATGGCAAATACAAGATTCAAAACCCACCACGGTTTAAACTCCACAGCTAATAGTTATGTCCAGGGTGATTTGGAGGTTACAGGAAATGTGCAAATTGGAGGTGTATTAGCTTATAGCGGTGTTGCTGTTGGTAACTTTATTCCAGATTCTGACCAGCGTGATTTAGGAAATACGACAAATAGATGGGATCTTTTTGGTTTTACAGCTAATATTGCCAGTACATTAAGAGCTAATGGAGCAGCATCTCTCGGAAATACGTTAACAGTCACTGGTGCTGCTACATTTTCCAACACTATCACTATTGAAAATAATGCAAATTTAACGAGCACGTTATCAGTTAACGGAGCAGCCTCTTTTTCAAATAGTATTACGGTTGTTGGGGATGTTATATCTAATAACACATTAACGGCTAATGGTAATACGTCTTTTACCAACACCCTCTTTGTTCTCACTACTAACAGCACCTCAAATGTATTAACGATTGGTGCTGTCAATACCTCGGTAGATTCGGGTGTTCTTTTCGTTGATTCAGTGAATAACAGAGTCGGTGTTAATAATACTGCTCCTGGAGTCGCTTTGCGTGTCACTGGTGCAGTTGACATTTCTTCTACTGCAAATATTCAAGGTAGTGCCAATGTAAGTGGTACTTTTGGTGTTGGTGGCAATACAACACTCAGTGGGACTCTCCAGACAGTTGCTGGTAATGTAAACTTTGATTCTGGTGTTCTATTTGTTGATTCTGTAAATAATAGAGTTGGTGTAAATAACACGACACCAGATGCGTCCTTCGTAGTTACAGGTACAGCAAATATTAGTGGCAATACTGTTATTACTGGTACATCACACTCAATAACTGGTAATGTTAATATTGACTCTGGAGCGCTCTATGTTGATGGAGTAAGCAACAGAGTAGGTATCAATAATACAACACCAGATGCAGCGCTAACGCTGACAGGTTCTGCAAATATATCTGGACTGATCACAGGATCTTCTGGTGCATCTTTAACGGGTACTGTTAATGTTTCTAGTGGCATTAACATTGGTTCAACTTTAAGTGTAAACACGTCTTCACTTCTAGTTAATACTTTTGTTACTGTATCGGGACTGCTGTCGTCTAATACAACAAGCCCGCAAGTAAATGGATTCAGCACATTGTTTCTTTCAGAAGTATCTCCAGGAGATCAAATTCTTTTTTCAGGAAATACATCTTTATTCACTGTACAGTCCATAACAAATAATACAATATTAACACTAACAACTAATGCACCAACATCAAGTTCAAATACTGCTCAGCGTTTGGCAACAACAAGAATATCTGTTTCCGAAGTAACAACGAATGGTACCCTCTCTGCTCAGAGATCGGCTAATCTGTTTGGCAATGTTGCATTGACAAATCAACTTCTTTCTCTAACATCTAATAGTACTTCTAATGTTGTTACCTTTGGATCAGGGAATGTGAATTTTGATACCGGTACTTTATTTGTTGATGCGGTAAACAATCGTGTTGGTATAGGTAACACTGCACCAAATGTAACTTTACAAGTATCCGGTACTGTTAACACATCAACACTAACAACAACCACAATAACATCTGGTAATTCTACCAGCAATGTCGTAGCAAACAGTGTAGGTGTAACGGCACCAAATATTAACTCCGCTACTCTATTTGTTGGCAACACAACAAGCAATGTGTTTGCAAATAGTACAGGTATTTACACACCTCTTGTTAATGCAACGTCACTTAATGTGAGTTCTTTCACATCTGGAACCATTGCTGTTGGTAATTCAACTGTTAATGCTTCTATTAACAGCACCTCAATTGTAGTTGGTAACTCAACTTTCAATACGTTTATCGGATCTACATATCTTGATATAGATGGATATGTAAACATTGCTGGTGATTTTGCTGTGGATACCAATGTATTAAAGGTAGATGTAACAACAAACCGTGTCGCTGTGAACAAATCAGTACCAGCAGCAGCTTTAGATGTTGTGGGTGAAGCGCTTATTTCTACAAGTGTTAACTCTGCCTTGTATACCATTGGTAGTACATTCATTGCAAATACTACTGGGGTGTATCATACTGGTACTGTAAATGCAACTTCATTTACAACAACTAATTTTATTGCTAATACTAGCCAGATTGGTTTCACTAACCTAATTGCAAACTCTATTGGCATTTACCATACGGGCACTGTTAATGCAGCATCGCATACGATTGGATCAAGCTTAATTGCTAACTCTGCTGGTGTGTATCATACGGGTACAGTCAACGCTGCTTCTCATACTGTTGGTGGTAATTTTACTGCTAACTCCACTGGAGTATATGCTGGAGTAATTTCTGGAACTACAACAACCATTACTTCATTGGGTGTTGGAACAGCGCCAACAGGAACGACAGGTGAAATTGTTGCAACAAATGATGTTACAGCTTACTACTCTGATAAACGTCTCAAAAACATTTTAGGTAATATTGAAAATCCACTGGAAAAGATTAGCAGGATTAATGGTGTGTATTACAAGCAGAACGAGCTTGCTGAGCAGATGGGATATAGAAACTACGATACACAAGTTGGTCTAATTGCTCAAGAAGTGCAGAGTATTTTACCGGAAGTAATTAAAATAGCTCCTTTCGATATGGGTCCAGAAAAAGAAAGTAAGTCGGGTGAGAATTATCTCACTATCCAGTATGAAAAATTAGTGCCATTGCTCGTAGAAGCAATTAAAGAACTTAAACAACAATTAGACGAGTTAAAAAATGGCAACAAAGGCTAATATTGTTATTGATCAGGGTACTACGTTTTCTACGAGTATTTCTCTTACTGATGAAAATGGAGATGCTATAGATCTTACTGGATATACTGGTAGATCGCAGATGAGAAAACACTATACATCTTCCAACTCTCAGAGTTTTACAGTTGTCTTGAATACATCTGAAGGAACAGTTGCTCTATCATTAACACCAGTTCAAACTGCCAACCTTACCCCAGGTAGGTATGTTTACGATGTGGAGATAGTTAGTGCTGCAAATGTGGTATCAAGAATTGTAGAGGGAATAGTAACAGTCACTCCAGAAGTCACAAGATAAATGAGTGTTAATAACGCAAGAGTGAGGCTAGTAACAGGCTCAAACATAACCGCAAGAGTAGGAACTAGCAACGGTCAGATCCAGGCATCTGCGCCAGTTACTCTTACCACCAGACCAAACAGACTTGATTTGCTCGACGATGTTGAGGAGGGGGTTTCACCCGCAAATGGCGCTGTCCTCATGTACAGAGCTTCGGATGATAAATATGTTGTAGATCAGATTTCTTTTAGTAATTTAGGTAATCTTGATGGTGGCACATTCTAAAAAAGAACAAAAATAAGGTAGGGAAATGGCAAACTTAATCCAGATTAAGAGATCAACGGATACAGCAACACCACCAACGTTGGCTAATGGTGAATTGGCTTATACGTCTAACGGTAACATACTCTTCATCGGCGACGAGGGTAGTATTCTTGCAATTGCTGGTGAAAGGGTTCCAGGTACCCTGACAGCTAATCAGGCACTTGTTGCAAACTCAACCAGCGGCATCGACAAGGTTATTGTAGCTAACCTTGTTCCTACTTCTGTCTATGCTAATGGATCATCTGGCGCCAATGGAACAGTTTTAACATCAAATGGGTCTGCAGTTTATTGGGGACCTGGAACCGTTTCCGGATCAAACACTCAAGTACAGTTCAACGACTCTGGTTTTGCTAACGGATCTGCAAACTTCACGTTTGATAAAGTAAACGGAGATCTATCTGTCTCCAATAATGTTTTACTAAAGTATGTTGCTGGTACAAATGGCTCTAGAAACATAACAACCAACTACAATACAGAAAATGGTACTGTAGGAATCCAAGCTAATTTGTTTGTTGGAGTTGCAGGTGGTGGTAGTGTTTTAATTGGACAAACGTCTAACAACCAACTGGTTAACCTCTCCAACACCACCATGGAGGTGAGAGGTGGTTGGGAAGCAAACAACGGTGCGTTGAGTCTTTTTGGTGGTAGCTTCACTGATAGTAATTATGCAAAAATATTCTTGCAGGGTAATACCAGCACCGCAACAATTGAAGCTAACACCACTGTAGTTAAAACAATTGGTGGAACAACTCTTTCCACAACAAATAGTACAGCTCTAACAATTTCTTCAGGGCTGGTATTTAGCGGTAATGGTGCATCAGTCACTTCTGTAAATGCAGCCACGGTTGGTGGTAATTCTGCTTCGGATTTGAGAACATATACTGAGGATAAAGCAGCGAACGCTTACTCCAATGCAATGTCCGACACACTGTCGAGAAGTGGTAGCTACACAGGTAATAATACGTTTGGTGGAACAAACACCGTATTCAATTCTAATGTAAGTATTGCAGGAACAATTAATAGAGACCCTGTTATTACTCTTGCTGGTGATTTAACTGGCTCTGTAACTCTTACAAACTTAGCAAACGGTACGCTGACTGCAACAATTGCAGCAAATTCTATAGCACTTGGTGTCGATACAACTGGTGATTATGTTGCAAATGTAACAGCAGGCAACGGTCTTTCTGGAACAGCATCAGGTGAAGGATCAACACCAACACTAGCTGTTGTAGCTAACAACGGTCTTGCAAGCAACTCTACAGGAGTGTTTGTTGTAGCAAATAACGGACTTGCATCAAACTCTACAGGGGTATTTGTTGTTGCTGGTACAGGTGTCACCTCCAATGCAACTGGTGTTCATATTGGACAGGCTGTTGGAACAACTGATAGTGTAACATTCCAAGACTTAACTACCAATGGTAATACAGTTCTTGGTAGTGGTTCAATGGACGTTGTTTCATTTAATGCATCTGTTAATACTAACATACTACCTGCTGCCAACGCCACATACAATTTTGGTAATAATACACTAAGGTGGTATCAGGTTTTTGCTCAGAATGTTCATTCAGAATATGGATATTTTGACAAAGATGTTACTATCTCAGGTAACTTGACTGTTTCAGGTAATGTTACTACCATCAATGTATCAACCTTGTCTGTTACCGACTCACTAATTCAGCTTGCGTCAAATAATACTTTATCTGATTCGTTAGATATTGGTTTCTTTGGTAGCTATCAAACGGGTGGTGGAGATCATGAACATACTGGTCTTTTCAGAGACGCATCTGACGACAAATACAAACTGTTCAAAGGGTTGACCGTATCGCCAACAACAACAGTTGATACCTCTAACAACACATATCAGGTAGCAACTCTTGTTTCTTATCTTGAGTCCGGTGCGCTATCAACAAATTCGACCAGCATTACGCTAACAGCTAATGCAACAGTCAACGTATCTATAACAGCTAACTCGCTTACTCTCAGTTCACCTCTTGCTGGAACTAGTGGTGGTACAGGGTTAAGTTCGGTTACTGCAGAGGATATTCTTGTTGCTAACTCAACCAATGGATTCCGCACACTGGCATTAGGTACCGATGGGTATGTGCTTCAATCAAATGGAAGTGCTGTTGTTTATGCTACTCTTGATGGGGGAACATTTTAGTGGAAGCTGAATTTGTTAATGTTTATATTCAGAAACAAAAAGCATGGATTGAAGATCTTACAGCAAAGCAAATAATTCTAGAAACAAGACTTCAGCTAGCCGAAACACAGTGTGCAAAGCTAGCTGAAGAGTTATCCAAGCTAAATAGCAAGATAGAAAAAACAAAAAAGAAATCAGAACATTCTGATTTTTAGTGCTCTATATAGAGTCTGAAAGGCCCACATGGCTAATAAATTACAGATCAAACGTACGGCTGTTTCAGGACGTACTCCTAATACTACCAACTCTGGTAACACTCACTTCATAGATACTGGTGAGTTAGCATTGAATCTGGCCGATGGGAAACTCTTCTCGTCAAATGGATCGGCATATTTTGAAGTTGGTGCAAATATTTCAAGTCTTTCAGTCACCTCTATTGTTGCAAACGGCTCCACAGGAACAGCTGATCAGGTGTTGGCATCCAATGGTACTGGTGTCTATTGGGCCTCCTCTTCTGCCGAATCGGCAGCTATTGTTTATGCAATCGCTTTAGGATAAAAAATGGCAAGTACTTTTAAAAGATATTTTTATCAGAGTGTAGGAACTGCTAATACAACAGTTTATAACCCTACAACAACTGGAATTCAATCTACTATTATCGGATTTTCTTTATGTAATAAAACAAACAACACTATCGAAGCTAGTGCAACATTTTCTCAGGGTGCTAATTCTGCTAGTGCCGGTGCCAACACAGTTTACTTAATTAAAAGTGCTGTTATTCCTGCTGGTTCATCTCTTGTTGTTGTTGGTGGTGATCAGAAGCTAGTACTTGTTGCAAATAGTACATCAAGTGATGTCCTTGAAGTATCAAGTAATACTTCTTCTTCTGTTGACGTTATGTTATCTGTTCTTGAGGTAACCCCATAATGTCTTACATAGGAACCCCAGCTCAAAACTTTGAAGAGACCTACGAGACCAGAACTGATTTCTTTTCCGGTAATGGTAGCAATACACAATTCACTCTAACCTATCCTGTAACCAAAACAATTGATATTGAGGTACTTGTTAATAATGTACAACAAAATCCTCACTCTGGATCATACTCTGTAAATGGTACAACTCTGACATTTACATCTGCACCAAGTGCAGCGTCAAATAATGTATACGTTGTTTATAGGAGCTTCTTCAGAACAAGTCCAATATTAAACACCAGTGCAGTAATTTCCGATTATATTGCCCCACTAGCTGTTACGACATCCAAAATAGCAGCACAGGCAGTCACAACAGAAAAAGTTGCTAATACTATCACGCTTGGAAATGTAACACTTACAGGCCCAGCAACATCAGCTAATAATATTTCAATTAACACAAGAGCAACGTCTGCAAATCATGCAACACAAAAACAATATGTTGATGCATTGACGATTATCTTTGGAGCATAATAATGGCACGTAAATTTGTATCTAACTATTCATTCACTCCTGGTACTAGCACGGTTAAGGTTCAGGGGTTTGTTCCAAAAAATAAGTTTTTGATGATAACTCACATTCCTTCAGGGGCTGTTATTCATCAGTTTGCATCTCCAGAAAACGGGATTTCATCTCATAGCTTCAATGATTCATCTACAGATCTTGACTCGACTTCTGGTGTAACAACAATTGTTCTTGAAAATCCTTGCACTGGTATGAGTAGTAGTGATGAATTACAGATTGTTATTGAAGAAGATTTTATTAAAACAAGACCTTTTGATTTTGGCACTGATGCAATTGAAAGAGCAAGAGTATCAAATCCTCAGAGCTTGATTGATGCTGACTTTGAGTATGGACTACAAGGTACTAAATGGCAAACATACCAGTCGATTAATAATATTCCTGGTATCTACGAGTTTCCAGGACAGGATATTCCAATTTCTAATGTGACAACGAATAATACATCGCCATATTCAACAATCACTGTTACATCTACATCTGCCCACGGATTAGCGAATGGAAATGCGATAACCATTGTTGGACTAGAAAATGATCCACCTACATCTGCAAGAGCAGAGGGCTCATTCTTAATTACAACATCAAATACAACGGTGTTCACATATCTTGCAAAAGGGTATGTTGGACCTGCAAACAACACTTCTTTGTTTACTCAAGCAACTCTTGTGAGAAAAGCAGGCTTTTATACTGGTGCAGGCATTCCTTTTGATGCAATGACTTCCGATGGGGCCAGCCCTTCAGTTATTACTGCAAACACTGCTACTCCTCATGGACTGGTTCCAGGACATACAATCTCTATTACAACCACAACTACAGGCAATAACCACACTCTTATTAGAGGTAACTTTTTTGTAGAGCAGATTCCAACAGCCAACTCAATTAAATTTACTGCTTTGACTGGTGGTATTGTTGGTGCTGGGTTGTCAAACACAAATGTAACAATCTACTCGAGAACTGATGCGTTTAACATCCACAGACCATTTGATGGTGGTGTGCTGATTGGTCCAGATAGTTCTGCTCATGGAGCTCAAGTTCTTAGACAATCTAAAAAATATTTTAGATATCAGTCCGGTAAAGGCTTACTTTGGACATCTGGTACCCTATATCAGCCAAATTATGACGTAGAAGTAGTCAATGCATCGAGTACTTCAATTGGTGCATCCATTACAATCAAGACAGAGCAAAACCACGGTCTTCAGTCTGGTGCGACAGTAAAATTAACAGGAACAGAAACCTCGGGATATGCAAATACCTACACAGTAGGTACTATTGTATCAGACCAAGAATTTACTGTAACAGCTGTTACTGCCTTAGGAGCCACTACCTGTGTTCTGAGTTCACAGCCAAGAATTGTTGTTACTGGATGGCATGGGTCATCTATTAGAGCTGGTATTTTTGATGATCAAAATGGTTTGTTCTGGGAGAGTGATGGACAAAAAGTATATGTTGTAAAACGAAGTTCGACATTTCAGCTAGCTGGAACACTAACCATATCAAATAATAGTACATCTATTACTGGATCTTCTACCAGATTTGCAGAGCAAATTAGAGCTGGAGATAGGATTGTTGTTAGAGGTCAGTCAAGACTAGTAACGCAGGTTTCAAACAATACGCTAATGTATGTTTCTCCTCCTGTTCGTATATCAGGAGCGACATCTGTTGCTGGTGTCAAAGGAACACTTACTATTGACAATAAAACTCCTCAGGAAGATTTTAATCGCGATAGAATTGATGGTACCGGTGATTCGGGATACAACTTTAACTTTAATAAAATGCAAATGACTGGTGTTCAGTATTCCTGGTACGGTGCTGGGTTTGCTGATTTTATCATCAGAGGATTAAATGGTGATTTTGTATATGCTCATAGAATCAAGAACAACAACGTAAATGATGAAGCATATATGCGTTCTGGTAACCTACCAGCAAGATATGAAATTATCAACGATGGTGCTAAATCATATCTTACAGAAGCAGCTAATGCAACCCAAACTTTTCTGAAACTTGCCAACACATACGCCTTTCCATCATCTGGAACACTGTATGTTGACAACGAGATGATCTCTTATACAGCAAAGACAACTAATAATACTGGTCAGTTTATTACTAGCTGTACAAGAGCAGCAAACCTTACTCAGTATGCTGGTGGATCAAGTAGAACATTCTCCGCTGGTGTAGCAGCAACACATGCAAATAATGTAGGGGTTCAGATTTTTAGTGTTACTTGTTCACCAACACTTTCTCACTGGGGATCTTCTGTAATTATGGATGGTGGGTTTGATTCTGACAGAGGATATTTCTTTAATTATGCAAGAACTAACTATTCTGTTGGTAGTGGTGCAACCGGTACAGCATTCATAATCAGACTTGCTCCAACGGTGAGTAATAGCTTGCCAGGTGATATGGGAATTAGAGAATTAATTAACAGATCCCAGATTGTTTTGGAAAAGATTGAAATTATTTCTACACAGAATGTATTGGTAACTGGTATTCTGAATCCTGCTAATACATCATCTATTACGTGGAGTAACTTAAATACGTCTGCTCTTGGTTCACAGCCCTCATTTACTCAATTCTCACAAACATTTACTGGGGTTGCTGCTCCTGGAGAGCAAATTCTTTCCACGATTGTTTCTTCAGCTGGCGGTTTAACTACGGTTGATCTTACTTCTCTGAAAGAGCTTGGTAATGCTGTAAACGGTGGAAACCAACAATTCCCTGATGGTCCAGACGTACTAGCTATCAATGTGAGAAACTTGAGCGGTCTTACAGCGGCAAACGTACAGATCAATCTATTCTGGTCGGAGACACAGGCATAATGGCATACATTGGAATAGAACCTGGAAGTAGGTCGGTAAGAACAGTAACAAAGCATACTGCTACTGCTAATCAAAGTGTTTTTAATGTTAGTGGTGGATATGTCAAAGGGTTTGTTGATGTTTTCAAGCAAGGTTTGAAACTTACAGAAGGCACAGACTATACTGCTAACGACAATCTAACAATCACACTGACAGCCAATGCTTCGTTAAATGACAAGGTAGATGTGGTTGCTTTCAGTCCATTAGCTATTTACAGCGTTGTATCAAAAGCAGGTGATGCAATGACTGGAAGCCTTACAGTTCCGGATATATCTTCTACTGCTAATGTGATAGGGGCCAATGGATATTTTACACATTTGAAGGTAGATAGTAACACCGTTGTTAACAGCTCACTTTTTGTCACCGGCAACACTATTCAGACAGGTGATTATAATCTTACCGGTAACATTAATCTTACAGGTAGTTTAACCATCACTGGTGCTGCAACATCTGTATCTACACAATCTTTGAATGTTCAAGATTCCATTATTATTATGGCGTCCAACAACAGTGTTGATACCCTTGATATTGGTTTTGCGGGTAGATACAATAACGGTTCTGCGAACGTCTATACCGGTATGGTGAGAAATGCTACCGATAAAGAATTCTATGTGTTTGAAGAATACGACACCGTACCAGGTAATGATATTGATATCAATGATGCGTCATTTAAACTTGCTAATCTTCATGCGAACTTTAACGGTAATCTAATATCAAATAGTGTCACAGTTGTTGCTCTCAATGCTACCAACGGTAACTTCACCTCTTCAATCACACTGACTGGTGATGCATCTGGTTACAGACAAGATACAACTACAATATACGGAGGTGATGCGGGAGTTGGGTTTGGAAGACTAGAATATCACAATAACCAGTGGATTCTTAACGCCGGATCTGATAGCTCTAATGTAGTGGCTTTCCAGCGAGGAAACCTAATCAAGTCGCACATTGATAACAATGGTGCCTATAATGGTCCTCTTGTTATTTCTGGTACTGTAACAGCGAACGGAGGAGTGGGTACTTCTGGACAGGTTTTAACTTCAAACAGTACTGGAGTCTACTGGTCCACTGTAACAGCTGGAGCAACTCCTGGTGGAACAAATACAACTATTCAGTTTAATGATAGTACTAATCTTGGTGGTAGTGTTGGGTTCACATTTGATAAAACAACAAATAATGTAGTAATTGCTAACACATTAACTGTTGGAACAGCGACAGTAAACTCCACGTTCTTCTCACAAACAGCTAACAATACTAACAATCTTGGCGGGGTAGCTGCTGCAAATTATGTACAAAATACTGACTCTAGAACTCTTTCTGGCAATCTAGTAATTTCAGGTACTTATTTTAATCCTGATTCTAATACAGTTCTTCTTGGAAACAGTACTCAACGTTGGGTATTGTCTGCTAATACGGGATCCTTTTCTGGAGCAGTGTCAGGTATTACCACACTAGCAGCTGGAAACACAACTATTACTGGTTTTGCGAATGCTTCTGTTAGTGTCAACTCTGCTTTATTAACTGTTGGCACTAGTTTCATTGCTAACACTACAGGTGCTTACCACACTGGTACTATAAACGCTGCAAGTTATACAACATCTGGTATTATTGCAAACACATCCGGCGTATATCCAACATCCAACACAGTTGGTACTGCCTTGGGTAGTACAACCAACAGATGGAATATTACTGCTAACGCTGGCTTTTTCACCGGCCAAGTTGAAATTGATCATACATGGAATACAGCAACAGGTGCAGGTGCACTGTACCTTGATGCTTTAACAGGTAATAGAATTGATTGGAATACTACCGGCATTGCAGCTCCTGCAGTAACAACAAGAAGCGTTGGTACAAAACTGGTTCTTTATCCTGGAGTATCGGCCACATCTGTTGACTATGGTATTGGTGTTGAATCAAATCATTTATGGTTGAGTGCTGCTGATGCAGGTAGTGGTATTAAGCTGTACGCAAACACTACTCAACTTGCTGTTGCAAATATATCAGGCATAACAGTCAATTCGGGTGGCATCTTTCCAACTTCGAATACATCTGCAACTTCACTAGGATCATCAACTCAAAGATGGGTGCTGAATGCTAATACTGGTTCCTTTGCTGGTGCTGTTTCAGGCATTACTACCTTGGCAGCAGGCAACACAACTATTACAGGATTTGTAAATGCCACGTCAACAATTCAAGGTGGTTCAAGTTTAACCATTGCTGGTGCTGCATCAGGTATTACCACACTAGCGGCCGGCAACACCACTATTACAGGGTTTGCAAATGCTTCTGTGAGTGTTAACTCAGCACTACTAACAGTTGGTACCAATTTTATTGCTAATACCACAGGAGCATATCATACCGGTACAGTAAATGCTGCATCGCTTACAATTGGTACCACCTTTATTGCTAATACAACCCAGGTTACTTTAACTGGTATTCCACTTTCTGCAAACGGGTCTGTAGGAACAGCGGGACACACTCTACACTCAAACGGAACCACGGGATCTCCGTACTGGGCAGCAGATGATCAGGGAGTTACATCAGTTGCATCCGGTGATGGTCTTACAGGTGGTCCAATAACATCCACTGGTACATTATCTGTTAGTGCTCAGAGTGGTTTACTTGCTAACTCAACTGGTCTTTACGTCAATGCAACGTCAATTGCACTAGGCACTGTTCCAACAGCAAGACTGGGATCTGGTACTGCAAACTCAACTACATATCTTGCTGGTGACCAGAGCTGGAAAACAATTACTGGAGGATCTGGCACTGTAACATCTATTGCAAACGGTGCTGGGTTAACAGGTGGAACAATTACCACTTCTGGTACTTTAGCAGTAAGTACAACCCAAGATCAAAGATTAACTTTTAACGCTGGTCAGTCTAGCGGATCACTGCTCAATGCTACCGGTAGCTTGGGTGGTATAGAACTGAACTGTGTCAGTGGTGCAAATGCAGCTTTTCTGGCATTTCATCGTCCAGGTTTATATGCTGCTTATTTTGGACTAGACACTGACAACCAATTTGCAGTGGGTGGTTGGTCAGCAGGGGCGGCTCTTGCAAACATGAAAGTTGGGTCGTTTGGTGTCGGCACTACAGCATCTGGTACCGCTGGCGAAATACGAGCAACAAACAATATTACTGCATACTTCTCTGATAAACGACTCAAAAAAGATATAGAACTGATACCAGACGCCTTGGATAAAATTAAATCCATATCTGGTGTTTATTATAAATCCAATGATGTTGCAAAGAAGTATGGTTATACTGATGAGTCTCAACAGGTTGGTGTGTTAGCTCAGGAAATAGAGAAAGTACTTCCACATGCTGTAAAGATGGCTCCTTTTGATAGTAAATATGATTCTGAAGGAAATATGTATTCTGAATCTGGAGAGAACTATCTCACTGTTCAATATGAGAAATTAATCCCTGTATTAATTCAGGCAATCAAAGAACAGCAGCAGCTTATAGAGAATTTGGAAGAAAAAGTCAGGAATTTGAGTTAGTATTTTTATTCATAAATACCATAAACCGTAGAATAAATAAAAGATGTACAACACGCAAATTTTTTTAATTACTTTAAAGATTTAATGGAGTAGGAAGATGCCTTTAAATCCCAGTGGTCAGATAAGCATTGGTGGGTCTACAGTCGGACAATCTATTAACTTGGAATTAGGTAGAGCCGCAACTGCAACATCAAGTTTAAATGAATCAGCATTACGCACGCTAGCAGGTGTACCTAGTGGTGCAATATCTTTGTCTAATTTTTATGGTAAATCTAACCAGTTTTCTTTCAGTATTGCTGCAAGCACGAATAATCTTGATCTAAGAACTGCTGCAGTTAATGCAGGTTGGAATCAGTCGACTAAAGTTGTTGCCACAATTAATGGCGGGGTAACTATTAGTTCTACCTCTACTGGATCTGCTGCAATGACTATTTCTGGATCTTTCCCAGGTGGTGTTGAGCTAATAAACAACGGTACAATTATTGGTCGCGGCGGTAATGGTGGAAGAGGTGGTGGATTTGCTCCAAGTCCGCCTACAGGTGGTACTGCCGCGGGTACAGGTCTTTCTGTTTCGACTGCTGTATCAATAACTAATAATGGAACTGTTGCTGGCGGTGGCGGTGGCGGCGGTGGTGGTGGTAATAGAGTTGGACCACGTGGTATAGCGTTTGGTGGCGGTGGTGGCGGTGGTGGTAGAGGAGGTTCGACAGGCGGTCCAGCAGCTATACAATCATCTTACTACGGACAAGCTGGTCAGCCAGGAACTACTGCTGCAGCGGGAAATGGTGGAGCGGGTGCGGGTCCTAACCCGGCAAGCTTACCTGGAGTTGCTGGGGGTCCAGGTGGCGCTGGTGGATCTGCAGGAACCAAGGGAACCAATGGAAACACAGCTACCCCACTTGGATTTGGTGGTGCAGGTGGTGCCGCGGGCTCAGCAACGTCAGGCGGGGGTAACATCACATGGTTAGTAAATGGAACAAGACTTGGTCCATTGAATTAAGGAAACATAAATGGATATTAAACACGAAATATTAGATTTTGAACCTTCTATTGGTGGAATATTGGTCAGGTATTATACTGACAATTTCCCTTCTGGGTTTACATACAATATAGACCTTCCAGTTGTTGATGGGAAGTACCCAACCGAAGAAGAAATCCAAGAAATAATTAAGCATTATGAGCCTAGAGGGCAGATAGAAAGAGCTCTTGCAATAGAGTCTACTTCTGTCCCAGCAAGCCTATTAAACCTAGTCAAACACACTGGACAAAATCCAGAAACAAAAGCTGTGAATGTAAGATTAGAAAGAGACGAGTTACTTAAGGATTCAGATTTCTCTCAGCTGCCTGATGTTCCATTTTCAGAAATTGAAAAACAAGCATGGGCTTCATATCGCCAGCAATTGAGAGATATAACAGAGCAGGAAGGATTTCCAGAAAACGTAATATTTCCTAAGCGGCCTGATGAAGAACCAAGATAATTTAATATATTATGGCGGCGGAGATCTGTTTACAGCAAATAATTCCTAAAGATCAACACTTAACTTTTTTAGAAGTGGGTGTACTAAGAGCAACAAATCTTGTTGCTCTTGCAGAAGTTTACCCACATATCATCTTCACCGGTGTTGATTCATATGATGTATACTATGATTATTTACATGGGTATTATGTAACAAAAGAAACTAGTACCCTCAATAAATATCTCGCAGAACAGAATATATCAAAATCACGCCACAGAGATAGAATTAATCTTATTATCAAAGATTCATCAGACTATAATAAAAGTGTTGATGATACTTCGTTAGATATTGTTTTTTTGGACAAAAGTTTAACTGAAAAAGAGATGATTCAAGATGTATTGGATTGGTTTCCCAAGGTAAAGTATGGTGGAATTCTTTGCGGACATGACGCATACACAAGAGGAGTAATGGAGGGAGCTTTCAAGGGTCTGAGGTATTTTCTAAGAGACGACCAACTTAATGATGTAAAAATTATTGATGAGGAAGTGTGGTATGTTGTCAAGACTGAGTAGATTGATTTGAATTTTTTAAGGATTGATTATGTTATATGAAGTTCCACCAAGATACAATCATGAACAAAATTATGGTGCTTACTGGGAAGGATTTCTTACAGAAGAAGACATTAATCTTATTCTTGCCCAACCAGAATGGCTTGATCTGAGTCTAGGGGAAGTAGCTGATGAGAAATTGAACTCTGAGTTGCAGGTTCGCCGGTCAAAAATTAACTGGCTGAATAAAAAACCCGAACTAGATGACGTGTGGGAAAAGATTGTTGGTGCTGTTGCTGATGTTAACAGTAGATTTTTTCATTTTGATTTGAGAGGTCTTTATGAGCCAGCTCAGCTCACTGTATATTCCGGTCAAACCCAGGATACATATGAGTGGCACGTAGATTGCGTTCCTAACACGTCCATAAAAAGACCTCCTCGAAAGCTATCATTATCGTTACTGCTTTCCGATCCGGCTGATTATGAAGGTGGCGACTTGATGATTAAATCTATTTCTGATGAACCCATGGTATTAGAACAAAGAAGAGGCAGAGCTTGGTTTTTTCCTTCTTTTACCCTCCACAGAGTTAGTCCAGTAACTAAAGGTATTAGAAGATCTTTGGTTTTGTGGATTGGTGGGCCTCCTTTCAAATAACCGATTATTCTGTAATAATAAATACTCCAAAAATAAGGAGTTATAATGGCCGTCCCAACAACAAGATCTGAATTCAAAGAGTTTTGCCTAAGAAAACTAGGTAAACCTGTCATTGAAATTAATGTTGATGATGATCAAGTGGAGGATAGAATTGACGAGTCGTTAAAGTATTATTATGACTATCATTTTGATGGCACGGAAAAATTATATTATAAACACCAAGTAACAGCAAACACAGTTTCTGACAAGTATATTACCATGCCAGAAAATATTATTGGTGCTGTGAAAGTGTTTCCTATCAGCAATTCTCTCATATCCACAAACATATTTGATATCAGATATCAGATTGCGTTAAATGATCTTTACACTCTGACGTCGGTTTCTATGGTGCCATATTACATGGCATTCCAGCACATTCAGTTGATTGAGCAGCTGTTAGTTGGACAGCAGCCAATAAGATATAACAGACACACAAATAAACTCTTCATTGATATGAATTGGGACAAGGTAAAGGTTGGTGACTTTTTGTTAGTAGAAGCTTATGAGGTTATTGATCCTGCGACATACTCAGATGCATGGGGTGATAGATGGCTCCAGGAATACTGTACAGAAAAAATCAAGTATCAGTGGGGAACAAATCTCAGTAAGTTTAATGGGATGCAGTTACCAGGTGGTGTAACTTTCAACGGACAGGCTATTAAAGAAGAAGCAAAGGAAGCTATTGAAGCTCTTGAAAAAGAGATGATTTCTAGCTATTCGCTACCGGTCATAGACATGATTGGCTAGGAGATAAAAAATAGCTACCTCGTTCTATTTCAATAATTTTGGAGCAAGTCAAGAACAGCTCCTCATAGAAAATCTTGTTGTTGAATCCATTAAAATTTATGGACACGATGCCTATTATCTGCCAAGAACAAGAGTCAATGATGATTTGATATACGGTGAAGAATCGTACTCCAAATTTGATTCTCAATACTTTGTTGAAATGTATATCAAGAATGTTGAGGGGTTTGGAGGGCAGGGTGACTTTCTTTCCAAGTTTAACCTCGAGATTCGTGATCAGGTAACTCTAACAATTGCAAGAAGAACATTCTTTGATGAGGTAGGCACATATACTTCATTCTCTCGCCCAAGAGAGGGTGATCTCGTGTATTTCCCACTGAACAAAAAACTCTTCGAGATCAAGTTTGTAGAACATGAAGCTATTTTTTATCAACTAGGATCTTTACAGACATTTGATCTTACCTGTGAGTTGTTTGAATACAGTAATGAAATATTGAATACTGGTATTCAGGAGATTGATGAAAAGCAAAAAGATATCACCTTCAATATGTCTGATTTTGCTATCAAACTGGAATCCGGACTTGCTCTTGCAGATGAAGAAGGATACGATTTGATTCTTGAGGCATACAGTTTAGATACGCAGGATCCAATATCCGATAACACAGATATTCAGACAGAGTCTGATGGAATTTTGGACTTCACAGAAATAGATCCATTCAGTGAAGGAGAAAATTACTAATGTTTGGTCAGGTATTCTATCACGACACTATTCGTAAGTATGTAATCTTATTTGGCACTCTTTTTAATGATATCTACATTAAAAAGGGAGATGGTACCGACATCACACAGACGATGAAGATACCAATTTCTTACGCTCCCAAGCAGAAGTTCTTGGTAAGATTAACTCAAGATCCAAATCTTAACAAACCAGTTGCCATTCAACTCCCGAGAATGGGGTTTGAAATGACTAAAATAAGTTATGCAGGTGAGCGAAAGCTTCCAACAATGAACAAAATAGCTGTTCAGGATCCTACTAATTCTAACAGACTTGCATATCAGTACTCACCAGTACCATATGATCTCGAATTCAGTCTGTACATCTTTGTAAAACAAGCGAGAGATGGAACAAGAATACTTGAACAGATTTTGCCTTACTTTACTCCTGACTGGACTGCAACTTTAAATCTCGACAATACAATGCAGCATAAGTATGACATACCAGTGATACTAGATTCAGTATCAAGTGAGGATTCATACGAAGGTAGTTTCACTGAGCGAAGAGCTATTATTTGGACGCTAAACTTTACTCTCAAAGGGTATATCTTTGGTCCCACAAGAAAGGCCAAACCAATTAAAACCAGCTTTATTAATCTTTACAGTATTGGTGCAGATCAGCCAATGAGTAACGCAGTAGGTAATACACAAATTTACGACACAATAACGACTATCCCTACTGTTACAGGTAAGACTTTGAGTCAAGTAGAAGCAGATGATGACTACACAATCACCCAAACAATTGACCAATTCTACGAGTAGTGATCCGATAGCGGATGCACTAGAGCTGACTCCTATTCAGGAAATCCTTCCTAAGGAAGTATCTACTACTGAAGCAGTCGACTCGGATTATGAATTTGCAAGATCCAATCTCATTAATGTCATAGGCAAGGGAAGTGAAGCACTTGATGATATGCTGGGTGTTGCTCAGATGTCACAGCAACCAAGAGCGTACGAGGTGATAGCAACTCTAATAAAGACACTTTCTGATTCTAACAAAGATCTTCTTGAGTTATCAAAGAAAGCAAAGGAACTCAAGAAGGATGAGGATCAGGGTCCGAAGACAATCAATAACAATCTTTTTGTGGGGTCAACTGCAGAACTGCAGAAGCTTTTGAAAAATAATGAGTAAAAATGATAGTTATTTGGGTAATAAAAACCTAAAAAAGGTTGATGTTCCTATAGAATTCACCAAACAACAAATTCAAGAATATGTAAAGTGTGCAAGAGACTGCACATACTTTATTGAGAATTATGTTAAAATTATTAATGTTGATAGAGGTTTAATTCAGTTTAAACCTTATGAGTACCAAAAAGATATTGTAAAACTGTTTGAGAAAGAGCGTTTTGTAATATGCAAGATGCCTCGCCAGGTTGGAAAAACAACCATAGTTGTTGGGATTATTCTTCATCATGCTCTATTCAATGAGAATTATAGAATAGCAATTCTTGCTAACAAAGAGAAGCAAGCACATGAGATTCTTGGGAGAATCCAGCTGGCCTATGAGCATCTACCAAGATGGCTTCAGCAAGGAATCAAAGAATGGAATAAAGGTAGTATTGAACTTGAAAATGGATCAATGATTCAGGCAGAAGCAACAGGATCATCTGCTATTCGTGGTACTTCTCAGAATCTAGTTTACCTTGATGAGTTTGCTTTTGTCCCAAACAATATTCAAGAAAGTTTCTTTTCTTCTGTCTACCCAACAATCTCTTCTGGTGAGACAACAAAAGTATTAATCACTTCAACACCCAATGGTTTAAATCTATTTTACAAACTATGGGTTGATAGTGAGAATGAACGTAACTCGTATAAGAGAGTAGATGTTCACTGGTCGGATGTACCAGGTAGAGATGATAAATGGAAAGAAGAGACTATAAGGAACACTTCTAAAGAACAGTTCCGTCAGGAGTTCGAATGTGAGTTTATTGGTTCTTCTAACACACTGATCTCCCCAGAAGTACTAAGAAGGCTTGTTTTTGAAACCCCTATACACTCAAATGATTTTCTAAAAGTATACTCAGAACCATCACAAGATAGATTGTACATGATGATTGTTGATGTGTCAAGAGGGTTGGGTGGCGACTATTCAGCCTTCATTATATGGGATATCACATCTGCACCGTATTCAGTTGCTGCGACGTATAGAAATAATAACATATCAACGCTAGTATTTCCAGAAGTAATTTACACAAGTTGTAGAAAGTTTAACCACTGTTATGTATTGATAGAGACCAACGACTTGGGTCAACAGGTTGCAGATATACTTCATGAAGATCTTGAATATGAAAACATCATATACACTCAGAAGAATCCTAAAGGACTGACAGAAGTTTCACAGGGTTTCAGGCAGAATTCTGTAAAGGGTGTAAGAACAACAAAGACGACGAAGAAGATTGGGTGTAACAACTTCAAAGCTCTTGTTGAAAATGATAAGGTCGTTCTTAAAGACATGGATCTTATTTCTGAACTTTATAGATTTGTGAGTGATGGACAGAACTATTCTGCAGAAGAAGGCAATGACGATCTTGCCATGTGTGGAGTTTTGTTTGGATGGGTAATGACCCAGAATTTCATCAGGGAAATAACTAACCTTGATATTAGACAAAGAATATTAGTAGAGCAGCAGAGAGTCCTTGATGATGAGATGCTGCCGTTTGGTTTTGTGGAGGATGGGCAACCAGAACCTGAAGAGCTTCCACTAACGAAAGACATACTTCAGGAGCTCATGTTTCCTTCAGAAGATAAGCAAGAACTTCATGAAAAATATGCTACTTTTGTTGAAAATAAACAATATTATAAATAGAAAGAAAACTCTTGTCCTTAGGAGAACAAAATGGCATTTCAAGTTAGTCCAGGCGTAAATGTATCCGAAGTTGACCTAACTACCGTTATCCCAGCTGTTTCAACATCCGTTGGAGCTGTTGCTGGTGTATTTAGATGGGGTCCTGTTGGAAAAAGAACTTTAGTGAGTTCTGAAATCGATTTAGTATCCAGATTCGGAAAACCTACCAATTATAATTCAGAAACATTCTTCACAGCTGCAAACTTCTTATCGTATGGTAACGCTCTTTACGTCGTAAGAGCTGCTAATACAACTGACTACTCCAATGGAGTGATTTCAGCTGTTGCTAATACAGGATCCGTTACAAACGCTCAAGTATTTGTTGTAAAAAACGATGACGTATATGAGTCTGTTAATACCGCAGTAGATACTGATGTTTTGTATATCGCAAGATATCCAGGTGAACTAGGAAACTCGTTGAAAATATCGGTTTGTGATAGCATCAACGCCTACAGCAAATCCGTTGACATTCAAAATGGTAACGCCAACCTCGAGTTTGGTTTTATTGAAGCTGTTGTCGGAAGCAATACAATTACGTTTGGTGTTGCTAATAGTGCTACGGGAACTTTAGCAGAAGCAAACACTAGAATGGTTGCTGTGTTGGCAGAATTAACTGTTGGTGATGTCGTTGAGGTTGGAAATAATTCTATAGGTAAGCAGTATTTGAAAATTACCTCACTACCAGCTTCAATAGGAACCAACTCCTCTTTTGCTAATTCGACATATAGATACTTCACTGCAAATGTTGATTCAGTTTATCAGCTTTCTACAGACTATGATAGCAATACATTCTCTAGATATTGGGAATACTTCAACAATGTAGATGGAGCTCCTGGCGTGTCTACTTTCCAATCTTCTCAGGGTAATTCTGCTGCTGTGGATGAGATTCACGTTGTTGTTGCTGATGAAGATGGAAAAATCACAGGTGTATCTGGTACGGTACTTGAAGTTTATGCAGGTCTTTCTAGATCAACCGATGCTAAAACTTCTGACGGTTCCACCAATTACTACAAGACTGTAGTAAACGATAATAGTAAGTATGTGTGGTGGGCCAATGACAGATCAACAGCTCCTTCCAACACAGCACTAAATGTTGCTAGTGTTGACACTAAACCTATCACAATCTCTTTCCAACTAGGTCAAGATGGTGATGGTGAAGATGTGGTAGCTATTGGTACAATCTTAGCGGGATATGATTCGTTTACTTCTGCTGAAGAGGTTGATATTTCTTTAGTAATGACTGGAAAATCAAGAGGGGGAGCTAATAGTGCCCAGATTGCTAATTACCTAGTAGACAATATTGCTGAGGTAAGAAAAGACTGTGTAGTGTTTGCTTCGCCAGACAAATCAGACGTTGTTAACAACAGCGCAGCAGATGAGGCTCAGGATATCGTTGATTTTAGAAACGGAGCTCGTGCTTCTTCGTATCTTGTGATTGACTCTGGTTACAAATATCAGTACGACAAGTATAATGATATTTTCCGTTGGGTTCCTTTAAACGGAGATATTGCTGGTTTGTGTGTTAGAACAGATTCAACAAGAGATCCTTGGTTCTCTCCAGCAGGATTTAATCGCGGGCAGATTAAGAATCTCGTGAAGCTAGCGTTCAATCCTGACAAGGCAGAAAGAGATCTTCTATACAAAAACGATGTTAATCCTGTTGTAACATTCCCTGGTCAAGGTACGGTTCTGTTTGGAGATAAAACAGCACTAGGCAAGCCAAGTGCTTTCGATAGAATTAACGTACGTAGACTATTCATTACCCTTGAAAAAGCTATTTCCACTGCAGCAAGATCCTCGCTATTTGAATTCAATGATGAATTCACAAGAGCTCAGTTTGTTGCTCTTGTAGAACCATTCTTACGCGATGTACAAGGTCGCAGAGGTATTTTGGATTATAGGGTTGTTTGCGATGAAACAAACAATACTGGCGATGTAATTGATAGGAATGAATTTGTCGGAGATATATACGTGAAGCCAGCAAAAGCTATCAACTTTATTCAACTCAACTTTGTTGCTGTTAGAACGGGTGTTGCGTTTGAAGAAGTTGTTGGTAGATTTTAATCAAGGAGAAACATAAATGGCTTTCAATATTAATGCATTTAAATCGGTAGTTAGTACTACCGATTTTGCAAGACCATCGTTATTTCAGGTATTCATTTCTACTCCACCAGGAGTTACTCCGCTAATTCCTTTCAGCCCATTTTTGGTTCGTTCAGCAAGCTTGCCAGCCTCTACAGTAGGACAGATTGCTATTCCATACGGTGGAAGAACAATCAAAATTGCAGGTGAAAGAACATATGGAGACTGGTCGACTACCGTTATGAATGATGAGGGATTTATCATCAGAAACGCAGTTGAACAATGGATTGATATTATCAACCAAAGAACAACTAACTTTAGAGCATTTCCTAGCGAGTACAAAGTTGATCTTACTGTATCACAATACTCTAAAAAAGGTCCTCCACTAAAGCTAATCAAACTTGTTGGATGTTTCCCAACAGCGGTTAGTGAAATTGGACTTGATTGGGGTACACCTGACGCGATTGAAGAATTTAGTATTACTTGGTCTTACGACTACTGGGAATGAAATGAGAGGGGCTCTGCCCCTCTTCTAACAAGAGGATAATATGGCCAGTTTGTTTGGGTACGAGTTTAGAAAGCAGGTACCAGAAGAGGAACCAGTTTCTTTTGCACCACCGTCTAATGATGACGGTGCTGTTGTTGTGGCTGCTGGTGGTGCTTATGGTACTTTTGTAGACTTAGAAGGTACTGCAAGAACAGAAGCAGAATTAGTAACAAGATATAGGGATATGTCTCTTGTCGCTGATGTGGAGCGTGCAGTAGATGAGATTGTAAATGAATCTATTGTTACGGACGTACGACATGATACAGTTAAGATAAATCTTGATAAATTAAACTATCCAGAAAACATTACAACTATTATAACTCAAGAGTTTGATAATATCAAAATGCTCTTGGATTTTGAAAATCAGGCATATGAAATTTTCAAAAAGTGGTATGTGGATGGAAGGTTGTACTACCATGCAATCATTGACGACGCTAATCCTCGTCTTGGTATTCGCGAACTAAGAAACATCGATCCTAGAAAGATCAGAAAAGTAAGAGAACAGAAAAAGAAAAGAGATCCTAAATCTCAAACTGTTCTCACACAAAATCAACGTGAGTATTTTATATACAATGAAAAAGGTTACAACGCGCAAGGAATTGGTAGTGGTGCAGTAGCTGCATCTACTACAGGAGTCAAAATTGCAAAGGACTCTATTGTTCACTGTGTGTCAGGTTTGATGGACAACAATGGCTCAATGGTGCTCTCTTATTTGCACAAAGCCATTAAACCTTTGAACCAGCTAAGAGTACTTGAAGATGCAACAGTAATTTACAGACTTTCAAGAGCTCCAGAAAGAAGAATATTTTATATTGACGTTGGCAATCTACCGAAGATGAAAGCCGAGCAATATCTTCGAGATATGATGATCCGTCATAAGAATCGGCTAGTATATGACGCATCTACTGGTGAGGTGAGAGACGACAGAAAATTCATGACAATGCTGGAAGACTATTGGCTTCCTCGTCGTGAAGGTGGTAGAGGTACCGAGATTACAACTCTTCCAGGAGGAGAGAATCTAGGTAAGATTGAAGATGTGGAGTACTTCCAACAAAAACTATACCAATCTCTCAGCGTTCCAGTAACAAGACTTCAGTCTGAGCAAGTTTATTCTATTGGACGTGCAACAGAGATCACAAGAGACGAAGTTAAATTTAGTAAGTTTATTAAAAGACTCAGATCTCGCTTTTCAATGCTTTTTCTTAAGTGCCTTGAAAAACAATTAGTATTAAAAGGAGTGGTGACAACTGACGACTGGAAATTAATGTCTCAGTTTATTGAGTTTGACTTTGCAAGCGACGACTATTACGAAGAACTAAAAGAAACAGAAGTACTAACTACAAGAGTACAGGTTGCAAGCCAAATGGCTCCGTACATTGGAAAGTATTATTCGCACGACTGGGTTAGAAAACAGATCTTCAAACAGAATGATGAAGAGATGTCAGAGCAGGATTCTAGGATAAAAGATGAGTTAAAAAACAATCTTTTATATCCTCCTCCACCAGAAGAGATTCAACAATAAATAGGAGATATGATGGAAGTCGAAACACAACAATATGAATTAAGTGATCTTGTGAAGCTTGCCTATGAGGATCAACCAGCTCAAATGCAGGATGTTTTTAATGAGCTGATGGGAAGTAGAGTTCAAAACTCTATCGGACAAAGAAAATACGAGATTGCACAGAATTTTTTTAATTCTGCACAAGAAGTAGATGCAGATTACGAAGAACAAGAAGAAGAGGATTTAGTAGATGGCCAAAACTCTTAAACAAATGCTGGAGGTATACGCTCCTAAGTCGAAAGACGAGAAGCGTTTTAAAGACAAGCACGTTGTCGCTAAGTACAAGCTGGATGAGCCTTCAAAGGACGATAAAGTTTTCACTGGAAGTAATGTGAAAGAAGTTGACAGAGAAAACACTCGTCATGGGTATAAGACCGGTAATGATGAAAAAGTCTATGAGCAACACGATTACACAGATGGTAAGATTGGTACTGTAGAAGTTATCCATCCAAAAGCCATTGTCGTAAGCCATGCAGGAAAAGGCAAGTACAAAGTTCACAAGGTTGGCAAAGAGTTTAGTGACGGTATCAAAGTTGGAGAGCATCTGACTGACTCTGAACTCGATGATGCTACAGAAATGGGTGCTAAGATCTATAACAGAAATACTCAGACCAAAACAAAAATCAAAGAAGAAGCTCTTGACGAGAAGAAACTTACTCCAGCTGAAATGAAGAAGCGTGAGCAAGTAGCAAAAGCTCTCAAGCGTGAAAATCCTAATATGCCAATGGCCAAGAAAATGGCAATCGCTACTGCTACAGCAAAACGTGTTGCTGAAGAAGATCTTCACGAGAGCGAAGACTCACATAAGGCGTTTCAGGATCATCATAATAAAGCTGCAAAGACAATCAAAGATATCACAAAGACACTTTCAGATCACTACAATACTGTAACAAATAAGAACCAGTATAATAAAGGTGAAGCTCAGTGGCATCATGTTAGTGCAATTAAAAACATCAACAGACAACTAGAAGATTTGCAGCAGGTGGTTGCTCAGGAAGTTGATTATAGCAAACCACCAAAGCCACTTAAAGAAGGTATTCAACTTGACGACGAAGGTCTTGAACTACTGAACATTGTGTACGACAGTCTCACAGACGAGAACAAAGTAGTGCTAGAAGATATTATCGAAAACAATCCAGACCAATTGGTTGAGTTCCTTGATCAGCTGGAGGTGGATAATGGCTAGAGTTCTTTCTAATCAGCTAGGTGGTAAATATGTTGTGCAGTGTACTGCCAACGATACAATTCAAGTTGCCTCTGCAAACGCTACTGCAAGTGAAACAGTAACTGGTCTAACTATCAATCAAGTGTGGTTCGGATTAGATTCTGGGTACTGGAAGATCAGCAGGGGAGCAAACACTCTCGTCATTTCAGACACAACTGGATACCTGGACTTTTCAGGTGCTGGTCAAGCACTGACTCTCGATTCAGCTGCAAATGTAGTTGTTAACTGCACAACTGCCAACTGCACACTAATCATAGATTTCACCAAGCAATCCTCATTCACTAGCGAGTACTAAGATGAAGTTAATTAGCGAAGTATATGAAAAGGTAAATTTCCTTATAGAAGAAAAGGAAGGTAAGAAGAACTTCTTCATCGAAGGTATCTTCATGGTTTCTGAAAAAGGCAATAAGAATAATAGAGTCTACAGAAAACATATTTTGGATAGAGAAGTTGAGAGATACAATAGAGAATATATTAAAGAAAACAGAGCATTTGGAGAATTAGGCCATCCACAAGGTCCTAACATCAATCTCGAGAGAACAGCTATTCTTATCAAGTCTTTAGTTAGCGAGGGAAATAACTTTATTGGCAAGGCCAAGGTTATGGAAACTCCTTATGGAAATATTGTAAAAAATATTATTATGGAAGGAGGAACTGTTGGTGTTTCTTCAAGAGGCATGGGTTCACTAAAGATGAATGACAGCGGCTTAAACGAAGTTCAAGACGACTTCTATCTTGCAACAGCAGCAGATGTTGTTGCCGATCCTTCTGCTCCAGGCGCATTCGTGCGAGGAATCATGGAAGGTGTTGAGTGGGTATGGGATAACGGAGTTCTTAAACCTCAGCAAGTAGAAGAAATGAAACAAACAATTCAGAAGGCATCAAGTAGAAACCTAGAAGAGGCCCAGCTTAAAGTCTTCAAGCAATTCATCAATTCACTGTAAATCTCAATTATATAAATAATAAAGATACTTTAAGGAGTAAACAAATGGCAACAAAACAACAACTAGATGAATTACAAGTGGGTGGTGGTGCTACTGGTGTCTCAATGGTTCCAGATGCTGGCACTAAGAAAACCACTTTGCCTAATTCTAAAAGTCAAGGTGACATGGCATCTCAGAAACTTGCTGGTGATCAAGAAGAAACAGATCCAGCAAATAACACAAAGCCAACTGGTGATATGTCTGCTCAAAATGCAGCTACTATCGCAACTAAACCTAGCGCAGCAGGTGCAAGCATGAAAGAACACATCGACGCAATGTTTAATGGTGAAGATCTCTCAGAAGACTTCAGACAAAAAGCATCAACAATCTTCGAAGCAGCTGTCCAGGCTCGCATTGCTGAAGAGTTGGTCTCTATTGAAGAGCAGTACGAACAAAAACTAGAAGAAGCTGTTTCTGAAATCGCTTCTGAGCTAACTGCTAAACTAGATGACTATCTAGATTACTGTGTTGAGCAGTGGATGGCAGAAAATGAAGTTGCTATCGAAGCTTCGCTAAGATCAGAAATCACAGAAGAGTTCATGGACGGTCTAAAGAACCTCTTTGCTGAAAACTATATTGAGATCCCAGAAGACAAGCTAGATGTTCTAGAGCAATTGACTGCTAAAGTCGAAGAGCTAGAGAACAAACTCAACAGCTCGATCTCTGAGAATATCGAACTCAACAAAACAATCGACGAATACACAAAGCAAGAAATCTTCGACAACGTTGCTGAGGGTCTAGCTCTTACCCAGGTAGAGAAGCTACGCCAGCTAGCAGAGGGTATTGATTTTGATGGTATGCAATCGTATCAGAAGAAGTTGGTCCTCGTCAAGGAAAACTATTTCCCAAGCCAGTCTCCTAAAGCTGCTGCAGCTAAAGAAGAAGATGATGCTATCGGAAACAATGATCTAGCAGAAGACACCCAGATCACTTTCCAGGATCAGTCAGTTAAGCGCTATTTCTCGGCTATTTCGCGCACAACAAAAGTATAAATAAGAAGAATTATTATCAACCCCGTAAGGAGAAGTAAAAATGATGTTAGCTGAAGAACTACAATCCAAATGGGATCCAATTCTGTCTCATCCAGATTTGGCTCCTATCAAGGATGCACATCGTCGTGGTGTTACCGCTGTTGTTCTAGAGAACACAGAGAAAGCACTTCGCGAAGCCAATCAGTATGTCCCACAAACACTTACTGAAGCCCCTACTAACGTAACCGGTGCTGACATTGACACTTTCGACCCAGTTTTGATTAGCTTGGTTCGTCGTGCAATGCCTAACCTAATCGCTTATGATATCTGCGGTGTCCAGCCAATGACTGGTCCTACAGGTCTTATTTTCGCAATGCGTTCGAAGTACAGCAATGCTACAAACAGCGCTGTTGAAACATTCTACAATGAAGTTAATACTTCGTTCTCGACTCAAGTTTCTGGTGCCAACACACTAGGTCAGAAGAATGTTGGTGGATATCCAGGTAACACAACTACCGGTACTGCTAACCTTGCTGAAACTGGTATCTACAACTTTGGCTCCGGCATGGCTACTGCTAACGCAGAAAGCAACAATGCATTTGCTGAAATGGCTTTCTCGATCGAGAAAGTTACTGTCACAGCTAAGTCGCGTGCTCTAAAAGCTGAGTACTCGATGGAACTCGCACAAGACTTGAAAGCAATTCATGGTCTTGACGCTGAGACAGAATTGTCGAACATCCTATCGGCTGAAATCCTTGCTGAAATCAACCGTGAAGTCGTTCGTACAATCAACGTAACAGCTACCCGTGGTGCTACTGAGAACACCACAACCACTGGACGTTTTGACCTCGACACCGACTCGAACGGTCGTTGGAGCGTTGAGAAGTTCAAGGGTCTAATGTTCCAAGTTGAGCGTGAAGCTAACCAAATTGCCAAAGCTACTCGTAGAGGCAAAGGTAACATGATCATCTGCTCGTCTGATGTTGCTTCGGCACTCCAGATGGCTGGTGTTCTTGATTACGCTCCTGCTCTAAACAGCAACAATCTAAACGTCGATGACACAGGCAATACTTTTGCTGGTGTTCTCAATGGACGTATCCGTGTCTACATCGATCCATATGCAACTGGTAACTACCTAACTGTTGGTTACAAAGGTTCGTCGGCATTCGATGCTGGTCTCTTCTACTGCCCATATGTTCCACTACAGATGGTCCGTGCTGTTGACCCAGACACCTTCCAGCCTAAGATTGGTTTCAAGACACGTTATGGTATGGTTGCTAACCCATTTGCAGAGGGTGCAACAGTTGGACTTGGCGCATTGACCAAGGACAGCAACGTCTACTATCGTCGTGTTCTAGTTGACAATCTAATGTAATAGTAGTTAGAATAATAATTATATAATCATGCTTTAAGGGGGCTCACAAGGCCCCCTTTTTTTGTTTGGATAAATAGAAAGAAAAAGGATCAACCATGAGTGCTGTAGATAATACACCCACAAATAGAAACTTTCTTTCTCCTTTAAACTTCAAAATGGTGCTTCAAAGAGCACCAATGATCTCGTTCTTTCTTCAGTCGTTCTCACTACCAGGATTGACATTTGAAGGTCCAATGACGATGCCTACACCTTTCGTCAAGATACCTTTACCTGGAGATCACCTCAACTTTGCTCCGCTAACAGTATCTTTTGCTGTTGATGAGGATATGAAAAACTACTTGGAGATATTCAATTGGATTTCAAGTATCGCAGGTCCTGCTTCTTTAACGCCTGGCGAAGTAAACACACTTTACGGTCTTGACAATTCAATTGGAACCGATCCCCTTAGTACCATCAGGTCTGATATTAAAATACTAATTCTATCAAGTTCAAAGAACCCAAATATTGAGATTACTTTTAAAGATGCTTTTCCATCTGCATTGGGAGAAATGTCTTTCGCAACAACCTCATCATCTGTCAACTATCTTGAGTCTACAGTGACATTTGAATACATTAAGTACGAGATTGTCAAGTTATAGTTGACCTTTTAATAAAAATACATTATACTCTCCTGCAGAATAGGAGAACTTTATGAAAACAGAAGAGCTGATTCAAGAGTGGGAAAGAGACAGCATAATAGACAGTACAGAACTTGGAAAAGAGTCGCTTCGAATTCCTCAACTCCACTCAAAATATCTTAAAGAGTTTTATATGGCAAAGACTCTTCTTGCAAAACTTACTCAAGAATACAAATCGCTATATAAATTGAGATATCAATACTATCAGGGAATTCTACCTAAAGAAGATCTTGATCAACATGGGTGGGACCCACAGCCGCTCAAGATATTAAAGTCAGACATACCAATCTACATTGAGTCGGATGATCTGCTACAGATCCAGCAACAAAAGATTAAACTAATAGAAGATAAAATAGAATTTCTTGAAAATATTATCAGAACACTCAACAACAGGGGATACCTTTTGAAAAATTGCATTGAGTGGGAAAAATTCAAAATGGGATTATGATAAAGATTGAAAAGTTCAATGAGACTTACATCAAGGTACATTGTGAGGATGATATTGCCCAGCAACTGGGTGATTACTTCACTTTTGAAGTACCTGGTGCTAAGTTTATCCCAGCAGTCAGAAATAAAAAATGGGATGGTAAGATAAGACTTTTCAACTCTGGTACGCACCACATATATGCTGGACTAATTGATTACGTAACCGATTTTGCTGCACAAAATGAATATGACGTTGAATTATTGTCTGACTTTTCAGACAATAAAGAAAAAATAGATCTCGAGAAATTTGTTGAAGATATCGGTGCAGCGAAGACACCAAGAGACTATCAATTTGCTGCTCTTGATCATGCTATCAGAAAACAAAGAGCACTGCTTCTTTCTCCCACTGCATCAGGTAAGTCGTTAATCATTTACCTTCTATGTAGATTCTACAATCAAAAAACTCTTATTATTGTTCCTACAACAAGTCTTGTTCATCAGATGTACTCTGATTTTGAAGAGTACGGGTTTGATTCAAAGAGTAACTGCCATATGATATTTTCAGGGCAGGAGAAAGAAACAGATAAACAAATTTATATTTCTACGTGGCAGTCAATTTATAACATGCCACGTAAATGGTTTCAACAGTTCAATGTTGTGATTGGTGATGAGGCTCATTTATTCAAGGCTAAATCACTTACAACAATCATGCAGAATCTAAGCAGCTGTAAGTATAGGTTTGGATTCACGGGCACCCTTGATGGTTCACAAACCCACAAACTTGTTCTTGAAGGGTTGTTTGGTACAGTAAAAAAAGTAACAACAACTGCTAGTCTGATCGAACAAAAGCATCTCTCTAACTTCAAAGTTAAAGCTGTTGTTCTTAAGTACGACGATTACTATAAGAACCTAATGAAGAATGCTTCTTACAGAGACGAGATAGCGTTTCTTGTTAACCACATACCAAGAAATGAGTTCATATGCAATATAGCAGCCAATCTAAAAGGCAACACACTTATACTGTATCAATATGTTGATGCGCATGGAAAAGCACTTTACGACATTTTAAAAAACGATGTTAAATATGATAAACCACTTTTTTTCGTTTCTGGTCAGGTATCTGGTGAGGATAGAAATTCTATTAGAAGAACTTTGGAGCTGGAAGCTGATTCGATTACTGTCGCTTCTTATGGCACTTTTTCTACTGGCGTCAATATTACGAACTTGCACAATATCATTTTCGCTTCACCTTCAAAATCAAGAATCAAGGTCTTACAGTCCATCGGACGCGGACTACGAAGAGGATCAAAAAAAGACACAGCCTGCTTATACGACATAGCAGATGATTTGCAGTGGAAACATCGTCCTAATTACACACTGAAACATTTCGTAGAACGAGTAAGGATATATAGTGAAGAAAGGTTCGAATACAAAACGTACTCTATCGACCTCAAAGGATAAAGATGGTAAAAATTGTCAAGCTCCAAAATAATGTAGAGATTATAGGCAATATTGACTTGGTTGATGGTGAAAAGGTAGTTGTAGAAAACCCATTTAGCATTAATTATATGATTTCTCCAAGAAGTGAAAGACCAATTGTAGGACTACTAAGGTATATGCCGTTTGCAGAAAATCGAGAAATAGAATTTAAGATGAGTGATGTTTTGCATGTAGTAGATGCAAGGCAGTCAATGTCAAACTACTATTCAGCTGTACTGGCAAATCACATTGGTGAAATAGATGATACGATTGATCGCGAATTGGAGCAAGTTGCTGAGATAGAGTCCAGTACACACAATACTGAAGAACCCACAGACTTACTATCAGCAATGCTTGAAAGAATAAATTCAAACAATAACCTACATTGACTATGGCAGAACATTATATTGATAATAAGACTTTCTACGAAGCTATAAAGAAATACAAAGAAAGTGTCCTACTTGCTGAGAAAGAAGGTAAAACAAAACCTAGGGTTCCTAACTACATTGGAGAGTGTATTTTACTGATAGCGAACCGACTTGCAACCAAACCAAACTTCATCAACTACTCATACAAAGATGAAATGGTTGCAGATGGAATTGAAAATTGTATGATGTATATTGATAACTTTGATCCAGAAAAGTCAACCAATCCTTTTGCATACTTCACACAAATTATATACTTTGCTTTTTTAAGAAGAATACAAAAAGAAAAAAAGCACTTGTATATCAAACACCAAGTCCTCAAAAACTCTCTCATTTCAGACGAACTTTTTAATATGCAGGATGGGGACGATTTCGATGGTTCCACAGTAGAGAACATTGTAGATAACGATAAGATGAATGATTTTATCAAGTCTTTTGAGGAAGGACTCGAGAAGAAACGAAAGTCTTCACAAAAGGTTGGACTAGAAAAATACTTCGACGAATAATATGAAAATAGCTTTAATTACAGATACGCATTTCGGAGCAAGAGGGGACAATGGAGCATTCGATAGACACTTCAAGAAGTTTTATGAAGAGACATTTTTTCCAACACTTGAACGAGAATCCATACACAGGGTGGTTCACCTTGGCGACATGTTCGATCGCCGTAAGTATATTAATTATCTTACTCTCAACAATTGTCGCGAGTATTTTTTCGATAATCTGGTTCGTATCGGGGCTACTCTGGATGTTATCGTGGGTAATCACGACGTGTTCTATAAAAACACAAACAAAATAAATTCACCAGAGTTGCTACTGAAAGAGTACGACAACATCACCGCGTGGAAAGATCCATCAGAAGTTGTTATAGGCGATATTGAACTGTTGTTTCTTCCATGGATCACTTCAGATAATTATGAACAGTCTATGAAGATGATAAAGAAGACTAGTGCAGAAGTTTGTTTTGGTCATCTCGAGATTGCTGGGTTTCAAATGTATAAAGGACATAAAAATGACCATGGATTCGACGCCTCAATATTTAATAGATTTGATGCTGTTTTTTCTGGGCACTTTCATCACCGTTCCACTAGTGGTAATATCACTTATCTTGGAAACCCTTATGAACTCACTTGGGCTGACTACCAAGACCCAAGAGGCTTCCACATCTTCGACACAAGCACACGAGAGCTGCAATTTATAAAAAACCCAGTAAATGTATTTCACAAGATATTCTTCAACGATTCATACACTATACAGAACTATGATCATCTCAAAGATTGTTTTGTTAAGATCATAAACCAGAGTAAAGAAAGTGTACTTCTTGATATGCTTGTTGATAAGTTAGAGAAAGCAGACGTAGCAGATCTACAAGTTGTAGAAGATCACCACCATTTAGATCTACAAGATGAACAAGAAATAATTGAGGATGCAGAAGACACTCTTTCCATTCTCACAAAGTTCTGTGATCAAATAGACACCGATGTAGACAAGACAAGACTTAACTCGCTGATGAGAAATTTATACAGTGAAGCACTAGATTTAGAATCCAATTAACGTCTATGGGTGAATGCTAGTATGTGTTATCCACCCGGAAAGCTGCCAGACTTTCACAGGACCTAGCATTCGCCCACCCTTTTTGCTTTATGATCTTATTTAAAAATATCAAATGGAAAAACATTCTATCCACAGGTGATGCGTGGACAGAAATAAGTTTTACCAGATCAAAATCTACACTGATTGTTGGAGAGAATGGTGCTGGTAAGAGTACTATTCTTGACGCTCTTTGCTTTGCCCTTTTTGGCAAACCATTTAGAAAAGTCAATAAGTCTCAACTAGTCAATTCAATAAACAAAAAAGGACTCTTAGTTGAGGTAGAATTTTCTGTAGGTAGAAAGAACTACACCATAAAAAGAGGGATCAAGCCTAACTTTTTCGAAATATATTCCGATGGTGAAATGGTAAACCAATCATCTGAAACAAAGGAGTATCAAGAGTATCTAGAAAGGAATATCCTCAAACTAAACTTCAAGTCGTTCTCACAAATAGTTATTCTTGGCAGCGCTTCGTTTGTTCCATTTATGCAGCTGACTGCTGCTAATCGTAGAGAGATTATTGAAGATCTGTTAGACATTCAGATCTTCTCGACGATGAATTCTTTACTCAAAGAAAAGGTGTCTCAGAACAAAACAGATCTTCAGGAAATAACATACGAAATGAAACTTGTTGGTGAGAAGATTGAGATGAATAAGAAGTTAATCCAGTCTCTCAAAGAAAACAACAAAGGGGAGGAAGAGAAAAAGATTCAGAAGGGGATTGAGGTATCTGGTAATTTACAGCTTGCTTTGTCAGAACTTAAAGCCAATCAAGATTCAGTTGAGCAACTAAGAAAAACAATATCTGATCAGGAACAAGTAGACGAGAAACGGTCGAAACTAATATCTCTCAGACAGGACCTGCAGCAAAAGATCAATCATATCAATGCGGATGTAGATTTCTTCGATAAGCATGACAACTGTCCTACCTGCAAACAGTCTATTGATACAAACTTCAAACATACAACCGTTACTGAAAAACAGACACTTCTCACTGAGTGTACATCATCAATTGAAAAGATCAATGCTAAGTTATCTATTATAGAACAGCGTAACAAAGAGATTGCAGATGTTCTTTCTATCATAGATGAAAACAACTCAGCTGCTAGGGATATTCAAACCCAGATTAAAATTTATGAAGCAACACTAACTCAGTTACGCCAAGAAGTAAAAGACTTAAGAAGTAAAAACAAGCAGATTGAAGTAGATAACACAGAGCTAGACACTCTCAAAGAAGATTTAAAACAATCAATTACAACAAAAGAACAACTTCTTGCTGATAAATCCATACTTGATGTTGCATCGGTACTTTTAAAAGACTCAGGAGTAAAAACTAGGATTATCAAGCAGTATGTTCCCGTAATAAATAAACTCGTAAACAAGTATCTTGCTGCAATGGACTTTTTTGTTAACTTTGAGTTAAATGAGAACTTTGAGGAGACTATAAAGTCAAGACATAGAGATGAGTTCAGCTATGAATCATTCTCTGAGGGTGAGAAGATGCGTATTGATCTTGCTCTACTCTTTACATGGAGAGCAATCAGTAAAATGAGGAACTCTGCATCTACAAACTTACTAATTATGGATGAAGTATTCGATAGCTCTCTTGATAATAATGGTACAGAAGAGTTCCTAAAAATTATCAGTACATTAACTTCCGACACAAACCTATTTGTTATATCTCACAAAGGGGATCAACTTTTTGATAAGTTCCACTCTGTGATCAAATTCCAAAAGCATAAAAACTTTAGCACGATGGTGAAATAATGATATATGATCTTGTACCTCCTGACCATCCTCTATTGAGGACCAAACTTGAGAGGTTTAATTTTACTGATCCCCCCATCAATCCTCATGAGTTGGCTAACAATCTTATTGAAACGATGGTGCACTATCAAGGGATCGGTCTCTCAGCTAATCAGTGTGGTCTTCCTTATCGAGTTTTTGTTTTGTGGTCTAACCCAACAAAAGTCATGTTCAATCCTACCGTGGCAGATGTATCAACCGAAGATATTTTGCTTGAAGAAGGATGCTTGACTTATCCCAATCTTTTTATTAAAATCAAGAGACCTAAATTAGTCAGAGTCCGTTACATGGATTCTTTTGGTGAAGCACATACAGACAAATTTACTGGGATGTCCGCTCGTTGCGTTCTTCATGAGGTGGATCATCTGAACGGTGTTAACTTCACTCTCAAAGCCAATAAGTTTCATTATGATCAAGCGATGAGGCAGAGGAGCAAGAGAATGAAATCATATAAGGTGCCTACATATGAGCAAAATTAAAGTAGCAGAATTATTTTATAGTCTTCAGGGTGAAGGAAAATACGTTGGGGTACCTAGTGTGTTTCTTCGCACTTTCGGTTGTAACTTCACGTGTAGTGGATTTGGAATGCCATCAGGTCAACTTTCTACGGAACGCGAAGCAATTGTAAAGAACATTGACCAGTATAAATCGTATAATGATCTGCCTCTTGTTCATACAGGCTGTGATTCATATGCAAGTTGGGATCCAAGATTCAAGCACCTGTCTCCGCTGTTTACTACAGACGAGATTGTTGATAAGATTATGACACTTCTTCCAGAACAGAAGTGGAACAATGAACATTTAATTATTACTGGTGGTGAGCCTTTGCTTGGGTGGCAACGGTCTTATGAGGATTTGTTGAATCATGAAAAGATGGAAGGTCTTTCATCACTTACTTTTGAAACAAACGGAACACAGAAGCTAACAGAAGATTTTAAAAAGTATCTATACAAATATTCTAGGTTACACAAAGGAAGCACAGAGATTGTTTTCTCTGTCAGTGCTAAGTTAAGTCCGTCAGGTGAGAAGTGGGAGGAGGCAATTCTTCCGGATGTTGTAAAAGAATATGATTGGTATGGTGAAGTGTATTTGAAGTTCGTTGTCGATAAAGAGACAGATATATACGAAATCGATAGAGCAGTTGCTGCTTATCGTGATGTCGGTATTCGTGGTGATGTTTATTTAATGCCAGTTGGTGGTACTGACCAACTTTACTTTAACAACTACCGAGCAGTTGCAGAGATGGCAATGAAGCGTGGCTGGAGATACAGTCCAAGACTACAGGTAGATATATGGAGAAACGCATGGGGAACATGATTTATGGACATTACAACGGATGATTTCTTCAAAGCAGTGGCTTGTCTTCATCAGCAAATCAGAAACTCTGAGGATACGTTTGACAGCGTTGTTGGGATCTCTCGTGGGGGCCTTATTAGTGGCGTTATTCTCTCTCACCGTCTTGAGATTCCTTTTCGACCTATTGAATGGTCATTAAGAGATTCTCATAGAAAATATATTCCACCCGATATCATTGTTGATGCGTGGGAAGGTAAGAAGATACTTCTTGTTGATGATATTGTTGATAGTGGGGAAACAATAGTAACAATTAAGAATCGTTTTGGAGATTCTTCTAAAAATGTTAAAGTGGCCTGCCTTGTCTACAACAAAGAACAACAGTTAGTTATACCAGATTTTTGGTATGAATCTATTGACAGGAATGAGGATAAGGATTGGGTCAATTTCTGGTGGGAATCTAAATAAATTCTCATAGCGGCCTTTCTGGACTTCATCCCGCTTTATAAATTCTGCAGGCCTATATCTCATATAGGAGAATTTAATGTCTCAAACTATGTTTCCATCAAAAACATACAAATATGTTTCAACAAAAGAATACCATGATGCATTTCCTTGCGCTTATAGGCAATGGCGTGCAGATTCGCATTGTAATCTGATTCATGGTTATTCCTTTTCAATGAAGTTTTATTTTGGTACAGATGATCTTGATGTTCGTAACTGGGCGGCTGATTATGGTGGTCTGAAAGAGCTCAAGGGTGTTCTCGAGAGTCAGTTTGATCATACCTTGCTTGTTGCGGAGGATGATCCTGAATTGGATTTGTACATGGAGATGCAGCGTAGAAACATTGCCAAGCTAACCATTCTTCCAAAGTTGGGGTGTGAAGGTCTAGCAGACCAACTTTACAAATACGTAAATGGTGTATATATTCCTGACTACTGGGGTCCTGGTGAAGCCGATCGCCTTTGGTGCTATCGTGTAGAAGTTCGTGAGACACAAAGCAACATGGCTTTCCGTGAAGGTCATCGTGAATGGAATGAGGACTTGTTTGCGTGATAAAAAGATCCCAAGTATGGTTTTCTGGTGGTAGAGTCAGGAATACTCCTTTCGATACCTCTAAGAGACATATTAGAAAACAGTTTCCCTGGGTACCAGATGGCGTATATGATCACTCTGGTTTTCAAATACGGTATGAAATTCAACAAGGTTTTATACTCACCTGTATATCAAAAATGTGGATTGACAACGGTGGGCCAGACGATGCAGACGTGGCGTTGAGACTACCATGGGGAACATACTTAGATATTCCACCTAAACCCTAAGATGTATTAAAGTAAAAAATAATTATCATGAAAAGGGAAAACTGGTTCGCTACTCCCGTTTGGTATGATGATACTGATGTGCCAGATGCAGTAGTCGAGCAAATAGCTAGCAAGTGGATATCTTTGTCACGAGATGTGCAATCAGCAAGTGTATCTAATGTTGGTGGATGGCAAAGCCATAGTCTGACATATGATGAATGTGATTCTTTTGAGAGAGAGTTATTTCATCATGTAGACCTCGCTGCTGACTTTATACACGAAGACTATAAGATAAAGAATAAAATAGTTCTCGGCAATTGGTGGGTTAACATTAACGGGTATGGTAACTACAACAGGCTCCACATACACGGAGGAGTTTTGTCTGGAGTTTTTTATGTGAAAACTGCTAAAGCTGACTCAGGATCCTTAATTTTCCACAGACCTTCTTACATGTACGAGGTTGCATCCTTTACTACCACCGATTTAGATTCTACAGCTTTGGAAGTTAGTTATGAGCCTTTGGATAAGAGATTGATATTGTTTCCTGCGTGGATACCCCATAGCGTAAATGCTAATTTTTCTGACCAAAAGCGAGTATCTATTGGGTTCAACTACGTCGTGGCACAGGGGTTATAGGATGTTACATAAATGTTAACTATTACTATTTTAGTAACTGTTGACCTATGATGAACTTATCTATATGATAAGGGTTCCTCACCGAAAGGTGGTTTTGTAATGGAGAACATCATGGCGAAAAAATCAAAAGTAGATCCAGACACGGGTTACACCCCAGAAGAGCAGCAAGAGAAGTTCAAGGAGATCTTCTCTGCAAAAAAGCAGTCAAAGCAGAAGCCACAGACCAAGCGAAAAGTACATCGCAATCCAATGGTGGAAGCAAAAAGCGAAGCGGATCTAAAGGCAAAAGCAGTGGCTCTGTATGAAGGTGGTAAGGGTCCAAAAGAGGTTTCCAAAGAACTCAGTATCAGCTATGCTAGCGCATATTACTACAAGCGCTTTGCTGGTTCTTCTGTTAAGAAAGAGCGTTTGAAAAAGTCGATGGAACGCGTGTGAGGTGATTAGTGGGGTGCGACACTTCAACGCACTTAGGGCCGGAAGCTTAATTGGTATAAGCGTCCGACTCATAATCGGAGGACAGTGAGTTCGAGTCTCACCCGGCCCACCACCTGATGGAGATAATATGGAAAAGAAGTGGACATTGCCAGTACTAGAAAATCAAAACGGTGAGCTCTATATTGAACTCAATGATGAGATTCTCGAAGGGTCTGGTTTGAATATTGGTGATACGTTGAACTGGAAAGACAACAAAGATGGATCTTACAGTCTCACAAAAGCTGAGGGTGATCTCTTCGTTGTAGATTCCATTAGCGTGTTTCACATCAGGCATGTTGTGAGAGCAAAGAATGCAGAGCACGCGATGGACGAGGTCGTGTGTGATAACGGTAATCTAAGAGAGTTTAGCCAGAAGCATGTCGATTGTAATATTATTGATGCACGAAAGATCACTGCAGAGGAGTATCTGAATATGTTTGATAAGGATAACTCATACCTATCCAGCTGGTCTGAAGATAAAAAGTTGGAGTTCATTAATACCATTGACTACGAGAAGCACTACAAATCATGAAAGTTATTGAGAAGTGGTACGAGAGGCTGCTAGGATATGACTGGCACTATCGACTAAGATCACGGTTTACTTTTCTTGAATGGCTGTTCCTAGCAGCAGCTATTGTGTTCATTGTTTGGTGGCTCTATGACTGGTTAATTTTAGGAATACTATGATGGATACTAATTTACGGCGTGGTTTTTTAAAGAATCTTGGATTCCTTGGTGCATTTGCTTCCGGTGCTGCATCAGCAAAGATCGTTATTGAAGAAAAGCTACCAGAAGTTAAGCCAGAACCAAAAGAAGATATATCTCATCTGGCACCAGAGTTTGGTGATCAGTTCGTATTACAAGGTAATCGAAAGTACAAAGACTATTCAAATTTAACTGTAGATGGTATTTCTACCTATGGTATTCAAAGTTGGGAGTATGCAAATAGAGTGCAGCTTGGTGTAGGCAAAGATAATCGTCTTTGGCTACAGATTGGTGATAGCTGGCACAGGGTAGCACTGGAGTCCAGATGAAAGTAAACATAGGATGCTACAAGAACTGGATTGGTCCGTACCAAATAGCTGAGAAGTTGATGTTCTGGGCTGATAAGTACGAAGACGATCGAGTACATAGACTTGGTGATCTTCTGGATAAAATTCCAGGACTCACCAAGTTTTGTTTGTGGGTTGATAAACACAGACAGCGCAATGTTGAGGTACGCATTGACAAGTGGGACACGTGGTCAATGGATCACACACTCGCTCTTATCATTTTACCAATGCTGAAACAGTTACAAGAAACAAAACATGGATCACAGTTTGTTGATGATGAGGATGTACCTGAAGAACTAAAATCCACATCTGCTCCCCCTAAGGAAAATGAGTGGGATACTGATGACAACATTCACAAAAGATGGGACTGGGTTCTTAAAGAAATGATATTTGCTTTTGAATGTAAGCTGAATGATAACTGGGATGATGAGTTTTGGACCGGAGAATGGGGGGAATCCACGTTCGTTGAGACAGGTGAAGAGCACTTTAATTCGTTGACCAACAAATCTGAAAAGTTGTATACTATGCATAACACAGGTAATCGTACTTGTGACTGGGAAGCGCGTCAAAAGGTTCAAAACCGTATTACTAATGGTTTCAGACTTTTTGGCAAATATTATGAAGGACTTTGGGATTAATCTATATCATGAAAACTTTATACGTTGTACTGCTAGCAGCTGCAATTACAGGTTGTTCGAGTCAGAAGATGGTAAAGATTCCGGATTCAAAAGGAACTGTGCCAGAGTGGTTTGCTGCTGAGCCAGAAAAGCAAGGTAGTGATATCATTGTCACTGCAACAGATACTTCTCGTGATATGCAGTTTGCGATTGACAAAGCAATGCTACAGGGCCGTGTAGAGCTTGCTAATCGTATTGGTGTTCGTGTTGATTCTCTTGTTCGTGAAAGCGTCAAAGAAGATTCCGGTGCCAAGATGAAAGATGTTGATCGCGAAGTTGATCGTGTATCCAAGCAGGTAACAAATCAGATGTTATCAATGTATACGCGTGAGAAGCTAACAGTGATGAAAGAAGATGGTGGGTTCCGTGCTTTCGTCATGTTGAAAATTTCTGAAGATCAGAGTAGGAAACTTTTTGAGTTGAATCGCCGCAATCCAAAGAATCGTGACGAACAGTTCAGAGAGCTGGAAGTACTTACTCGATGATCAACGAAAGATATATAGTAAATTAGAACCCGAGTTATACTCGGGTTTTTTATTGTTAAATTAAAATGCCAAATTCTTTTTTTATTAGCGACACTCATTTTGGTCACACAGGTGTATGTAAGTTTCTCAGAGATGATGGAACAAAACTTCGTCCGTGGGATGATCCAGATGAGATGGATCAGGCTATGATCGAGAATTGGAACAAGACTGTCCGACCGAATGATAAGGTGTACCATCTTGGTGATGTGGTGATCAATCGAAAATCATTGAAGACACTTGCTCTTCTCAATGGTGATAAGGTTCTGATCAAAGGTAATCATGATATATTTAAACTTAATGAGTATACAGAGTTCTTTCGCGATATAAGAGGGTATCATGTTTTAAATGGCATGATCCTTAGTCATATTCCGATCCACGAAGAAAGCATTGCAAGATTTGGTGTTAACATTCACGGACATTTGCACTACAACCGTGTAAAGAAGAATGGTGAGATTGATCCTCGCTATTTCAACGTGAGTGTAGAGCAGATTAACTATACCCCCATTTCAATTGACGAACTGAGACAGAGAGTGATTGAACAGGGTGGACAAGTGAATTTCAGGAGCTAATTATGTCAGGCAAAGGAAGCAAACCAAGACCTTATAGTGTTGACCAAGAAACTTTTGACAAAAATTGGGATGAGATATTCACTAAAGAAAAGAAAATGACACGTGAAGAAGCCCTGCAAGAAATGGTTAGAATCAGTGAAGAAATGGGATTATATATAGATGATCCTATCGATAATCCGTTAATCAAGAAATAATCCCGGTGTAGTGTAGTGGCAACACGTTGATCTCCAAAATCAAAATTCGCGGTTCGATTCCGTGCACCAGGGCCATTGACATACATATAAATATAATGTATAATCTTTTTGCCGGAGGAAAAATAAATGCAGAAGTTCTCTAGTTACCTTCTGAACGAGGAAGAGAGAGTTAATGACACTCGTAAGACCCAGGTTGCAACAACTGGTGGTACCTATGAGAAAACAGGTAAGTTCCTCCATCCACTTCTACAACCAAAATCCAAGATCATTAGCATTGGAGCAGGGTTGGAACACACCAAGGTAGCTTTACAAAGAGGTCTTGGTGGTGAGAAGAGTACTCATACAATCCACGATATGGAACCTAATCCCGAAGGGAGAAAGGTAAAACCAGAGTACACCAAAGCCGAGGATATCCCTCATAATCATTATCATGCAGCAGTGTCACATAATGTATTGAATGTTGTTGAACCTCATGTACGTGAGCACGTTATGCATTCCATCTTCAATTCAATGAAGGAAGGTGGTCATGCAGTGATTGGCACACGTAAATGGAAGGGTGATATTGATAAGACAAAAAATGCAGAACCTGGAGACGAACCCAAGTCATTGTGGGTTAAGAAGAAGGGTGGGGCATCTTATCAAAAAGGTTTTGATGGTAACGAACTAAAAGAATATGTTCATGATTACGCTTCGCGTCACGGGCATGAAGTTAAGGTTACGAACTTGAAAGGCATCGCAGCAACTGGCGTCCATGTTCATTTGCTGAAGAAAGCAAAACCGTAATAAAGGTGGACATCAAATGGGGCAATGTTTGTAATTATTTTTGTTTTACTTCTACTATTTTATATACATAATAGCTTTTGAAGCGCTATGAATATTTTTTTATATGATGATCTCATCGATAGTAATACGGTAGATGAGACAGAGCAGCTTCTATGCGGTATCTACTTTCCATGGTATTTTCAAAACTCTACCGTGCTACCTCCTGAAGTTTTTGGTATTAGTGGAGGTCCTCTATACGATTTTCAATTCATTCACACATTTATTAGGAATGGAGAATTAAACTCTGGTAGTGTGAATCTTCCAATGAAAATTTTTGATATTGTTGCTGAAAGATTGAAACTCAACATACGGCACGTCACCAGAATAAAGGCTAATCTTCTCACCACGGGGTTCCCTTCAAGTCAAGATTTAGATCAACAATATCACACCGATCACACGGAAGAAAGCACATATAGTATGATTTATTATGTTAATGATTCGGACGGTGATACTGTATTTAAAGACATCAACAACAACGAACAGAGAAGAATAAGTCCGAAAAAAGGAAGAATTGCTTTGTTTAGATCTAATATTATGCACAGAGCAACCAACCCTACTCACCATAAGCGCAGAGTTGTCATTAATTACATTTTTCAAGTATAATAACCAATCATTTTTGAGAGTCCTTAAGCGAGGAGCCTAACCAGCGACCTGACTGCCGAGGGAAAACAATACCTCTTTCAATTGCATCTGGAAACCAGATATGTACGTGGTGCGTACGCAAGACAATGAGGGGCCAACAAAATTCTGGCTTAAAAGGACATGGCAGTACTCTCAAAAATGTTGACCGGTAGCTCAGTCGGTAGAGCAGGTGACTGTTAATCACCCTGTCGCTGGTTCGATCCCAGCCCGGTCAGCCATCTTAGATGTGGTGTTATGGAAAATCCCTGTGTACCAGGGCAGTGCACTGTCAATGGGTCCTCTGTCTAGCTAGCACGGCCAATACAGTTGATATAAACAAAAACACAGGGACGCCTATACAAATAAGTTTATTCGTTAAAAGCAAACAGTAGTAGGTATTACTACTCATAACATGGCATCACACCTAAGATGGATATATACTCTTTTAAATATCACAAAGGAAAAAATGAAGCATCTGTTTTTTACCTTTGCATTACTATTCTCGGGAAGTAGTTTTGCAGGATCACAATTCGTACTCAACGTATCAAAAAATGAGGTTGTACTAGACTCAAGAGCAGAGGTTGTAAGACCAATTGCAAGTGTTACAAAATTAATGACAGCACTTGTTGTTATTGATAGTAATCTTGATATGCAGGAAAAGATTCCATATAGAGGATCAAAATCTGTTCCAGGCAAACCAAGAACGAGAGAAGAACTCTTATCACTAATGTTAATTAAGAGTGATAATAATGCAGCAGAGTCTCTTGCAAAAAGTCATCCGCTAGGACGATCTGGATTCATCTATTTGATGAACAAGAAAGCGCAAGACATAGGAATGCAGTTTACTTCATACGAAGACCCTTCTGGTATAGGTATTAACAACCAGAGTACAGCCAAAGACTTGTCGTTGTTGTTGAAACATACTTCCAACTATTCTAAGATTACAGAGGTTGCATCCTCAACAAATTACACCCTTGTTGAACCTGTTAGCAGCAGAAAGAAAAAGAAGAAGTCGAAGGGGTATAGAGTGATTAGTGTTAATAACACCAACTTTAGACTTCTTAATGAATATGAAGAAATAAAGATTTCTAAAACTGGTTTTACTAACCCTGCTGGTAAATGTCTTGCAATGTTCATTAACAAGCACGGTGATAACTTTGCCGTTGTAATCCTTGGTGAGAGGGACATGAGAGCAGTAGAGAAAGTATCAAGAAACATCATTAATAGTTTATAGCCCACTTAGCACAATTGGTAGTGCAACTGATTTGTAATCAGTAGGTTGGGAGTTCGAGTCTCTCAGTGGGCACCATCTCGGTATAGCACAGCCTGGTAGTGCGCCTGGTTTGGGACCAGGAGGTCGGGAGTTCGATCCTCTCTACCGAGACCAGTAATAGGCGTCTGTGGCGTAATTGGTAGCCGCGCTGGATTTAGGTTCCAGTCTTTCGGGGTGGGGGTTCGAGTCCCTCCAGACGCACCAAGCCCAAGTGGTGAAACGGTAGACACAGGAGACTTAAAATCTCCCACCCATTGGGTGTGCCGGTTCGATTCCGGCCTTGGGTACCACGTATAAACTAACGTATAGACATGCTAGAAGACATAGCAACAGAGTTGAAGAATAAACAAATATTCTACAGACCAAATATCTTAAGCAATATATTTTCTTGGCAAGAATTAGAGAAACTAATAAATCTTAGACCGTTCATTAATTCTCAAAGAGTTCATATTATATCTGATCAAGAAGATGATTGGAAATGGCCGTATCAAAATTGGTTGACAGATGTTAATACATACCCTCCAACACTTTTTGAGAATTTGATTCGCAAGTACACTGTTTTTCTTTCTGACTGTTCTAGAGTAAATGAGAAAATTAATTCCATATGTGGTGAAATAGAAAATATCACTGGATGTTCCTCCGATGCTCATTTATACTTTAATTTAGTAGGAAATAATTCGGAAAGTTTTGGGATACATTGTGATATATCAAATGTCCTTGTTTTGCAGGTAGAAGGGACTACTAGGTTTAAAATATGGTCAAAGTTCAACAAAAACAGAATGGTTGATAACTTGGGTCACATAGACCAACCACCTGTTGTGGATGTGGAAATGAAACCAGGGGACGTTGTATACATTCCAAAATATTACTATCACCAGGGCATATCCACAACAAAACGGCTGTCAATAAGTTTTCCTCACTTCGAAAGTGAGGATCTGCATCAAGATAGAAAATGGATAGAATTATAAGGTGATATGATATGAGTATAGAGTTAAAAAGAGAGCAGATTGAGAAGCTGATTGACATTTACAACCACTTCCACGAAATTCAATCATTCACAATTGCTCTGGAAGAAGATTCTGATATGATAACAGTGAGCTTTAATATTAATGATGTTAAACCAGAGCACACTACAGAAGATCGATTTGATAAACCATTTAAGAAACAGGTATTCAAATGAAAATAGACATCAGTGATGAAACAGTATACAATCTCGTGGTTGATGTACTGATGAATGATTACAAGTATCTGTGTAGTGACATTGAACGATACCAAGATAAGACAATTCTTTCTGATATTGAACAAGAAGATTTAAGTAACTGGATCAGTCACCGAGATGCTCTGGAAATAACAATTAACTACTATGCAGGATATAACAGCTGGAAATAATATGAGTGATTATAGAGACACATACTACCTTGATGTTGGATTTACATGCTCCTGCTTTGACTTGTTTCATGCTGGTCATGTGTTGATGTTACAAGAAGCACGCTCACAGTGTGACTATCTGATAGTGGGATTGCAGACCGATCCAACAATTAATCGACCAGAGAAGAACAAACCAGTCCAGTCAATCTTCGAACGATACGTTCAACTTAAAGCATGTAAGTATGTCGATGAGATTGTGATATATGAAACAGAAAATGATCTGTTGAATATTTTGAGATCTTATCGTATAGATAAAAGGTTTGTTGGTGAAGAATATCAAGACAGAATGTTTACTGGATCTGATATCTCAACCATTGAGATAATTTATAACTCGAGAAGACACAACTTCTCAACAACAGAATTACGAAAGCGTGTTGCTGACTGCAACGCAATTGATAGTTTAGTTAAGTAGTATCCTATCTGACCGTAGACGAGAATCTGGCTATAGTTAAATGGATATAACAAGGGTCTTCTAAACCTTAATTCCTGGTTCGATTCCAGGTAGCCGGACCAAAAAATCAGGCCATATTTTTATTTCATATGATTTTAGTAAAAACGTATATTGATAAAAGCGACATTCATGGTGTAGGGGTGTTTGCTGCTGAGTTCATATCTAAGGGAACCAAAATTTGGGAAATTAATAGACAGCTAGATTTAGAGTGGGCAATCGAAGAGTTTATTGAGTTACCTCGTGAGGCTCAGCTCTATATTCAGCACTGGGGATATAGAGATCCTGAAACATTAATGTATAGACTAAGTTTTGATAATGATAGATTTATGAATTGGAGTAGTGATCCTAACGTAATTGGTAATTCTAAAGAAACATTTGCAGCAAGAGATATAGACAAATATCAAGAGCTGACTTATCCTTTCAGTGAAGATCTGTTTTCTCAGTTTACTTCAAGTTAATGCGGGTGTAACTCAGTGGTAGAGTGTCAGCCTTCCAAGCTGTTCGTCGCAGGTTCGATCCCTGTCACCCGCTCCATTATTACAACAAAATGCAAAATCTAATTTTAACTTTAGATAGTAGTGGAATACCAAACAACTGGACAACGTGGCAAGAAGCAGTACTATTAAAATGTAAGGGATTGATTGCATGGGAGTTTGGTGATAGAGAGTTCATGTTCAGAGGTGGTATATCAAGAATAACCGGAGAGCAGTCGGTAATTGAAGTGTCCTCTATTATTGCATTGAAGACTAAATTCAAATACAAGGGACGCACCCCCACATTCTCTAACAGAAATCTTTTTAGACGCGATTTACATACGTGTGCATATTGTGGTAAGAGCTCTGGGGATCATGAACTAACGAAGGATCATATCATTCCGATATCTAAAAAAGGTCCTACGTCTTGGATGAATTGTGTTACTTCCTGTAAGAAGTGTAATGGTAAGAAAGGGAACAGAACCCCAGAAGAGTCTGGTATGCATCTTCTTTATGTGCCATATATACCAGATAAGGCAGAATCGTTGATCCTGCAAAACAGAAACATTCTTGCAGACCAAATGCAGTTTTTGTTGAATTTCATTCCCAAACACAGTAGAGTGTGGAACACTGTTGATTAACAGATTGAATTCTTTACTATGAGGTAACACACAATGCTTCAGCAGACAAATAAGTTAATGAAAAGTAGCATCATATCAAAGCAGTTTAATTATGTTGAATTTGACCCTAACAACAAAAAACATAGAATAGCTTTCTTTCAGTTTAAAGTCTCTGGTAAGTGGCCAGATAATATGAGATTTAATCTTGATCCGTTGTATGGAAATGTTCCGTCAATGATTAATCAGAAACTTCTTGATTTTTATTTTGCAAGAGATAGAGCTATCCCTAAAGATCTCAAAGAGAAATATAGTGAGAAGAAACTAGTATACCCTATAAGTGACATGACTGAAATGACAGGAGAAGAAATTGAGTGACAATGATCCCAAAGTTGATGTTTCGAATCTAATTAAGCAGCGATTGAAAGCTGCGAATGCACAATACAAAGCATGTGACAATATCTCTTCATACATTAACGAAGAAGAGATACCCCTTCTCATAGATGAGGTCAAGTATAAGTTTCAGCAGGTACTTGACTCTCTCATTATCGATACAGAAAACGATCCTAACTCCAAAGACACAGCAAAGCGTCTTGCAAAGATGTATGTGTATGAGTTGATGTCTGGTCGTTATGAACCAAAACCAGATGTCACTTCATTTCCTAACGAAGGTGAAAACAGATTCGAAGGAATGCTGGTTGTTCGAGCAGAGATTCGTTCTATGTGCTCGCATCACCACCAGCCAGTGAAGGGTGTTTGTTATATTGGTATTGTTCCTACTGGTCGAGTAATTGGATTGTCGAAGTATGTTCGTATTGCACAATGGTGTGCACGTCGTGGACAATTACAAGAAGAATTAGTTAATCAAATTGCAGGGGAAATTATGAAAGCAACAGAGACAGAAAATGTTGCTGTGTATATTGAGGCCACACATGGATGTATGGATAACAGAGGAGTAATGGCACACTCATCAATGACTCAGACATCTGCTGTGCATGGATTGTTCCACAACAATAGTGTCAAGCAAGAATTCTTTGACAACATTAAATTACAGTCGATGAGATGTTGACACTGAGTATAACTTTTTATAAGGTAGTTAACTGAGAGATTTATCAGTATTTGCTCAAGAAGTATGGGCTGCAGAAAGTCTTGAAGCTAAACGTAGTGCAATGCTATGTTTATTAGGGGAGCTTCAACACAGGCAAAAGTTGCAACAGTTCATCAAGGAGGTAGAAACAACTACATCTTTGAAACGTCTCGACTTCTTGGCTGCTAATCTCGTGTTAAGAGACGGTGACCCTGTAATTAAATAATTTTTTAACATGTAATAAGGAGAAATCTTATGACTCAATATGAAAAAATCATCAACTTCCTAGACTCTGGTAAAGAGTTGACCGCATCGCAAGCAGCATCGCGCTTTGGTATTACTAATTTATCGGCACGTGTTCATGAACTACGTGAAGATGGTTACAAGATTGCAACCGTAAAGACTAAGTCTGGTAAGTCGGCTTATGTCAAGGCTACTGGTAAGAAAGTTGCTCGTGCAACAGCACGTGCTTAATTAATAGCACTTCTACCAACCCTCTCTGCAAAACAGAGAGGGTTTTTTCGTATGCAAAGACTGACAACCAAATGGACTGACACTCTCGAGGAAGCTTTTGGTCCTCAAGTAAAGAGAGCAAGAGATGCTGAAATCATGGTAATGGATGCATTTACTAAATGGGGGTATGAAGTAATAGATCATGAGTCAGATAGGGATTTACAGACTCAAGGGCTTGATTTTTCTATACGAAAGAATACGTGGAGAAACTTTTACTCAATCGATGTGAAGGCCAACCTCGACAGCTACGGTTCTTATTACGTTGATCTAAAACCAGATGGGTGGTTGTTTAACCCTAAAAAGACAAGTGATAGAATCTGTCATGCCTGCGTTGAGACAGGGTGGTTCCTCTGGTACGGTAGAGACGACATGAAGAACTATATTCATAAAATGAATTTTGATATTTCCGAAGAAACAGTATTCAAGATAACTCCAAAAATTAAACTTGATTTTGTGACACGCCGGAATGCTAACAAGGAGAGAGAATGATAAAAACGTCAATATGGGTCACATTCCAAAAAGAAGGAATACACAAATATCCCCAAGCAGCAACAGACCCCAAGCTAGTCCACGTAGCATTCCTTGCAAATCCCCATCGTCACATCTTCCACTTCAGAGTCGAATTAGAAGTTTTTCATGATGACCGTGACATAGAATTTATTTTACTGAAGCGTGAGTTGGAGGAGCTATATAATACAGGAACTCTCATGCTGAATAATATGTCATGTGAAATGATAGCAAGAGAGTTGCTGGCGTACATATCAGAATACTACCCTGGTCGCGACTGCACCATCAGTGTTAGTGAAGATAATGAAAATGGATGCACACTTCATTATGTGAAGGAAAGTCCTAAATCTGATTGGAAATAAATTATGGCTACATTCTGTCACATCGCTCCCATCCCACACCTAGATATCATCAAAGGATCAAAGGCTCATCTTGCGCTTGCACATCTTATCGAGCAAAGCGAAGAGTACACTTCCTTTTATGCCAAGGAAAGACAAAATGGCAGTATGGTAATTCTAGATAATTCTGCTTTTGAAATGTACAAGCAAGGGAAGCCAATGTATGAAATACCCAAGCTGATTGAGATGGCAGATCGACTGAAAGCAGATTATGTTGTAATGTCGGATTATCCAAACGACTACAGCAAAACAACAATCAGTGCTGCAAAAGAAATTGCACCTGTTTTGAAGGACAAAGGATACGGTACTTTCTTTTGTCCACAGTCTAAGATTGGAGACAAGGGTGATTTGTTTAATTGTTTTGAATGGGCCGCTGATTCTGATCTCGTTGACTATATCGGTGTATCAATTCTTGCAATTCCAAATGCTTATGGTGTGGAAAAAAAGAACAAACTCCAGCGTTTTGTTAGCCGGTATATGTTTATGCAGGAGTTGAGAGATAGTGGTGTACTTGATCATGCAAAGTCCAAAGGTAAAAAGATCCACATGCTCGGTATGTTAGATGGTCCTGGTGAGATTAGATTGATGGAATCATTTAAAGACTATATCGATACGTGGGACAGTAGTGCTGCGATGTGGTTAGGTCTTCATGCCGGTAAAACATTCGACAGTTCCCCAACAGGACTGATAAACGGTAAGTATGAGGAAGAAGTAGACTTTGATTATCAAAATGATAAAGGTAAGTTGAATGCAATTATCAACATGAGTATAATCAACAACTATATTCAAATGTACCTAACACCGGAGAGCGATGATGAGTAATTACAGATACAATGAAGATGTGTATCTTGGTAACATAATGAAATACCTTAAAGGAACATATGGAGAACATTATGTTGCTAAAGATATCCAGGTAATTGATATATGGGAGTCTCTAGACTCTCTTGAGTCTACAGCAAGAGACACAGCTATTAAATATCTATGTCGGTATGGAAAAAAGGATGGCAAGAATCGAAAAGATTTAATGAAGGCGATTCATTACATCATTCTTATGATGTACGCAAGTGATAGGCAGGATCAACAAGAAAAGATCGATGCTTCCAAATACGAGGCTGTAAAAAACAATCAGCCAGAAATTCAAGATGCTTATGATAAGGTGAATAATTATGATACATATCTCAGGACATCATAGTAAATCAACTCTTACAAATGTAAGAGAAAATGATAATCAACCCAATGCTGTTGACCTTCGGTTAGATAAAGTTTTCGTCATTGCTAAAAACAATTTTGTGATTAGTGAAGATGAAAAACAGCACAGAGGTACTATCGAGTGGATACCAGATGAGGATGGGTGGTTTACCCTTTCTGAAGGCACGTACGAAGTTGTAATGGAAAACATTATTCATGTTGGTCCAGATGAAGCAGGATGGGTAATTACAAGATCCACACTAAACCGTAATGGGGTTTTTATAACTTCTGGTCTGTATGATTCTGGATATCATGGTGTTATGGCAGGTGCTCTTCATGTAAGGGGAGGACCTTTAAAGATTAAAAGAGGAACACGAGTTGCTCAGTTCCTTCTTTTCAAAGCCGAGGCTCTCTCAGAATATAATGGATCTTATGGTTTGAAAAGTGAACACGATAAAAAATACGTATAAGGAGATAGACTATGGCAGAGCCTTTTAAATTGCAGGTAAGTGTGGAAGAATTACAGAAACGTAAATTGTTTCTCGCAGTTCCAATGTATGGTGGTCAGTGTGCAGGTATGTTTACAAGATCAGTAGCAGATCTTTCAGCACTATGTACCAAATATCAAATACCTCTTCAAATGTTTTTCTTGTTTAATGAGTCGCTTATTACTCGAGCAAGAAACTACTGCGTTGATGAGTTCATGCGTTCAGGTGCAACTCACTTGATGTTTATCGATAGTGATATTGGATTCAACCCTCAAGATGTTATTGCCCTGCTTGCAATGCAGGATGACGCAAGCCCCTATGATGTTATTGGCGGTCCATATCCTAAGAAATGTATTTCATGGGAAAAGATCAAACAAGCTGTTGATAAAGGAATGGCTGATGAAGATCCGCAACGACTAGAGAAGTATGTCGGTGACTATGTTTTCAATCCAAAAACAACATCCCGTGAGATTCCAATCAACCAGCCTGTAGAAGTTCTTGAGATTGGTACTGGCTTTATGATGGTTCGTCGTAAGACATTTGAAGACTATCAAAAAGCATTTCCTCATCTCTGGTACAAACCAGATCACGTTCGCACAGAAGCATTTGATGGTTCTCGTGAGATCATGGCATACTTTGATTGTATTATTGATCGTGGGTATGGTTATGAATATCTACATCAACTGTTACGTGACGTGGCTGATGGTAAAGAGGGCATACAAGAAGTAGCTAAGAAAATGGTTGAAGGTGAGGCTCATTCATCGAAGCGATATCTGTCCGAAGACTATATGTTTTGCTACAATGTTCAACGGATGGGTGCTAAAGTCTGGTTCTGTCCTTGGATGCAGCTACAACACGTTGGTAGTTATGTATTCGGTGGTTCTCTTGCTGATCTTGCATCCATTGGTGCTTCTGCAACAGCAGATTCAGGACAGCTAAAAAAAGCCAAGAAGAAGTAATTTTTTAGGAATCTATATTATGAAGTTTAGTGCACGTACAATTCAAATCCTGAAGAACTTTAATCAGATCAATCAGAGTATTATCTTTGCACCAGGAAACACTATTAAGACAGTATCTCCAATGATGACTGTCATGGCTAAAGCTACGATCGACGAAACTATCCCTCGTAGCTTTGCCATCTTCGATCTGTCACGTTTCCTTGGTGTTCTATCTCTCTTTGATGATCCAGAGATTGATTTTAGTGAAAAGTTCCTAGAAATTAAAAGTGGCAAACAAAAACTTAGCTACCAGTATGCGGATCCTAGCCATATCAAAGCTCCACCAGAGAAAGAGATAGAGATTCCTGCAGACAATGTTGAGAAGATTCTCACTGCTGCGACAATGCAATCAGTAATGAAAGCAGTTGCAGTTCTTCAACTACCAGACATTGCTTTTACTGGAAAAGATGGTAATATGTTTATTGAGGCAATCGATACATCACCAAAATCAAAAGCGGTTGGTGTATCGAGTGACACATTCGCTATTAACATTGGTGAGACCACCAAACAGTTCAAAGTAATTGTTAAGCCGGATAATATTAAACTACTTCATGGTGATTACACTCTCAAGATCTCATCCAAGAAAGTTCTCTACCTACAAGGTCCAGACGTCCAGTATTGGATTGCCTGCGAGGAGAGCTCTGTCTATAATGGATGAATTTGAGGTGACTAAATGCATGATGATTTCTTGTGGGTTGAACGATTTAGACCAAAGTCAGTATCGGAAACAGTTCTTCCAGCATCACTGAAGCAGACGTTTCAGCAGTTCGTAGATCAGAAGAACATTCCTAATCTACTACTATCTGGTCGTGCAGGGGTTGGTAAGACAACAATTGCTCGAGCAATGTTGGAAGAACTGGGAAATGATTACCTCGTCATCAATGGATCGATGAATGGTAACATTGACACTCTTCGTAACGACATCAGACAGTTTGCATCGTCGGTATCTTTTTATGGCGGACGTAAGTACGTCATACTTGATGAGGCTGACTATCTGAATCCAAATAGTACACAACCAGCTCTTCGTAACTTCATGGAAGAGTTTTCAAAGAATTGTGGGTTCATTCTTACTTGCAATTACGTTAATCGTATTATCGAACCACTGCATAGTCGTTGTTCGGTAGTTGAGTTCAAGATAGACAAAGAAGAAAAGCCAAAGATGGCTGGTGCTTTCTTCAAGCGTGTTTGTCATATACTTGAACAAGAAGGTGTTGAATATGATCAGAAAGCTGTTATCGAGGTTATCAAGAAGTTCTTCCCAGATTGGAGAAGAGTACTAAACGAACTTCAACGATATTCTGCTACTGGTAAAATTGATTCCGGTATCCTTGTTAATTTCTCTGATGATAATCTCAAGCACATTGTTGAGTTAATCAAGCAGAAAAACTTTACAGAAATTCGAAAGTGGGTTGGAGAAAATTCTGATATTGACACAACAACATTCTTTCGCAAGTTGTACGATACTGCTTCTGAATACTTAAAGCCATCATCCATCCCTCAGTTAGTATTGATCCTTGCTCAATACCAATATAAGGCAGCTTTCGTTGCAGACCATGAAATAAATATTCTGGCTTGTCTAACAGAAATAATGGTCGAAGGAGAATTTAAATGAGTGTACTGCTGAGTGAGTTTGAGCAAGGTCAGATAAACACAAGAGTGTTTAGACTTAATGACGGTAATTATCAAGTACTCGTTTTCAATGCAACAACAGGGAAAGAAGTAGCTGAGTTCTTTAAAAATTATGAGCAAGCCTGTAATTTTGCTGAAAATAAAGTGCTTCTAAATGAATGATGCTGTTAGAGGAGTTTTTGACTGGATTAGGACTGACTATAATTCAAACCGTTTTCGTTTCTGTGTTGAGTTATTGGCTTGGGCTATTTCTATTTGTTGTGCTCTTACTATGGCTCTCACTGTGCCTGACCCACCTCTTCGAATACTCTACCCGATTTGGATTCTTGGGTGTTCTATGTATGCTTGGGCTGCTTGGACTCGTAGGTCTTTCGGTATGCTCGCAAACTATATGCTGTTAGTCACTATTGATATGGTAGGTCTCATTAGAATGATTGGGTAGGGTATGAGAAAAAAATGTCTAACAACAAGCACAGGTGATGATATACTGATCTTTGATGATGTGTTTGAGGTAAGTCTGATAGGTAGATTTCAAGAATTTGCAGAACAGTCTTTTTATACGCTGACGTGTGCAGCTCTACCTTTTCTTCACAAAAGGGATGAGACGAGTATGCGATGTATGTTCACACCCGATGATTTACAGCGGTTTGGTATATTAGACACATTTGCGTTCCAGGAGATCAGTAAATATATCGTAAACAAGAATGCTCCAATTAAAAATTGGATTGTTCTTTCAGACCAGTCATCTAACTATAGTTTTCATTCTGATGTGTTTAAACACCCAGGTGTATCAAAAAAAGAAGCAGGTCAAACTCTGCTTTATTTTATAAACACAGAGTGGGACAAAAACTGGGGAAGTGAAATTCTGTTTTGTAATGATGTAGGAGAACTGGAGGTTGCGGTATCATGTACACCAAATAGGATTGTTCTTTTTGATAGTGTAATTCCGCATAGATCAACTTTAATCTCACCTAAAGCACCCTCTTACAATCTAATATTTGTATCCCAATTTTTACTATGACTCCTTTTGATTTTGTCAATGCAATAAACAAGACTAAAGAAGATCTACTAAAAGACCCTACCAACGAGAAGCTTTATCAGCCATTTATGGTCAATAAAGCATTGTCATATTTCTCTGATACTGCATTATATGCAAATGAGATGAATCTGTATCGTGATCTTGACCATAAACTGCAATTTCATTTTTTTCTAAATAGTATAAGACCTGCCAAGCGGTTTGCAAAGTGGGTGAAGAGGCAAGAAGATAATGATCTTTCAGCAGTAATGGAATATTATGGTTATAGCACCGAAAAAGCTCAAAAAGCATTATCTGTCCTTTCTTCTGATCAAATTACAATAATAAAACAAAAATTAGAAAAAGGTGGTTAGCTATGAGTATTATCGATAGTCTTGTAGAGGTTGCACTTTCAGCAGAAGATGATTTTCTAAAAGTGAAAGAAACACTCACACGTATTGGGGTTGCATCAAGAAAAGACCGCAAATTGTTTCAGTCATGTCATATTCTCCATAAGCAGGGTAGGTATTATATTGTTCATTTTAAAGAGTTGTTTGCTCTTGATGGCAAACCTTCTAACTTTTCCGATGATGATAGAGCACGAAGAAACACGATCATTAATCTACTTGCAGAGTGGGGGTTAATCAAGCTACTAAATCCTCAAAAGTCTAGTTCCCCTGTTGCACCATTCTCTCAGGTCAAAGTTATTACTCACAAAGAGAAAAACGACTGGGAGCTTGTTGCCAAATATAATATCGGCTCCAAACGTGGATAATCAGAAGATATGGGACTATAGGTTTCTTGAGCTGGCAGAAACCGTGGCACAGTGGTCCAAAGACCCATCAACGAAAGTTGGTAGTGTGATTGTTGATAACAATCGAAGAGTTATTGGGCTTGGTTATAACGGGTTTCCAAGAGGGATAGAAGACCACTCGGAGCGATATTCAGACCGCGATGTAAAATACCTGTTTGTTTGCCATGCAGAGCGAAATGCTCTTGATAATGCGCCGGGAAACGTGGAAGGGTCCACTCTCTATGTAACCCTGTTTCCATGCAACGAATGTTGTAAAAGTATTATCCAAAGAGGTGTTAAAAAAGTAGTAACTTTTGTTCCTTCCGCGGGGAAACGACTGTTGCACAACCATGACATTTCGTATATAATGTTAAAAGAGGCTGGTGTGGAACTGCACCAGTTAGCTCGGACATATTATGAGGAGTGGAAAAATGGAATTAGTATCAGTGGAAAAGATGAAGGAAGATCTGAGATCAAACAAGTGCAAAGTGACGTTCACCAAACAAGATGGGACGGTCCGAGATATGTTATGCACACTGATGGAAGCCTTTATTATACCTCAGGAGAAAAAGACAGAACGTGTAAAGACACCTTCTGAGAATACTTTGGCAGTATGGGATCTTGAAAAAAATGCATGGAGATCTTTCAGAACTGACTCGGTTTCAGCCTTTCAGGTATTATAAATAATGTAAAGTACAACTAGGACAACTGCATGCATCGTAAAAAAGAAGTAAAGCAGTCGTAGGGAAAAGGGCACATAGCTGAGAGGCGTGTGCCCTTTTTTGTTTTATAACCATAACAAGAAGGACAGCCATGAAACACAAAGCAAGAATTGCTGAAGCCTCAATCCACAATTTCCCAGACCAACCAAAAAGAAAACTCAAATTAAGAATAGATGATTTATCAGTTTTTGATCCTCTCACCAGAAACCAATCACTGTTTTTCGAAACATACAAGCAAGGAGCCAAAGCAATGATGCTGCATGGTGCAGCAGGTACAGGAAAAACCTTCATAGCCATGTATAAGGCGTTGGAAGAGGTTATGGATAAGGGTAATCCCTATCAGAAGGTGGTTCTTGTACGGTCTGTTGTTCCTTCACGTGAGATCGGTCATCTTCCAGGTGATGAAAAAGAAAAGACCGATGTATACCTTGCACCGTATAAAGCAACGTGTCAACAACTCTTTAACATAGATCAGGCATATGAAAGACTTGTTGAACAGAAAAACATTGAGTTCATGATTACATCTTTTGTTCGTGGCATTACAATCGATAACGCAGTTATAATTGTCGATGAATGTCAAAACATGAACTTCCAGGAACTTAGTTCAATCATGACAAGGGTTGGTGAAAACACAAAGATCATTTTCTGCGGGGACTTCAAGCAGACAGATCTCTGCAAGAAAAATGATCAATCTGGCTTGCGGGACTTTGTAGAAATTATAAAGCACATGCCATCGTTCAGATCCATTGAGTTTGGGATTGAGGATATTGTTCGCAGTGATCTAGTTCGTGAATTTATCGTGGCAAACCTACACATTCAAACAATAAAAAGTTGAAATAGTTTAGTAACTTTAGTATAAATATGGGGTGCGTTGCCAATCGGGACGCACCTTTTTAATTTAATAAACCTTGCTTAATAGGAGGTCGTAATGACTAATGATGAGCTGACAAAGAACATTCCTAACTATCCTCCATACAACATCAAAAAAGTTGATGAAAACAAATATACAATCGAGCTTGCAGTGGCTGGTTTTGCAAAGCAAGATGTTGAAATCACTTTCGAAGATAACAAACTAATCATCTCAGGCAAAGCTTCTGACGATTCCGATGGTGAAAACTTCATCTGGAAGGGTATTGCTAATCGTGCCTTCACTCGTACTTTTGTTCTCGATGATCAGGTTGAGATTGAAAACGCGGAGATGTTGAATGGAATGTTGAAGATCTTTCTTGAGCGCATCATTCCAGAGCACAAGAAGCCAAAGAAGATTGATATCAACGAGAAGCCTTCAAAAAGTGATAAGCAGCTACTGACGGAGGAATAATGAGTAATCCAGTTGAAGACTTTCTCAGAGTAACGAGAGAGTTTTTGTTTGGTGACAACTCTCATTTTTCCAAAACAGAACTCACTTATTTGAATCAATCTGTTGATGCGGTAGATCTTGAATACCGTATGAAGCAGCTTGAAAGAAATCGTAATTATCTTCGTTACTAAAACATAGGGGACGATTGTCCCCTATCTCAAAGGAAATATATTATGACCATCAAAGTTATTCGACTTGTCAATGGTGAAGAATTGATCGGCAAGTATTCAGAAGCACCTACTCATGTTACTCTAGATAAGGTCGGAGTAGTTCAAATGATCCCAACCCAAAAAGGTGTAAATATTGGATTGTTCCCTTTTGCACCATATGCTGAAGAAGACTCGTTTAAATTTAGTCATGAACATATCGTGACAACCTTTACTCCCGCAACTGATCTACTTAACAACTACAACCAAATGTTTGGATCTGGGATACAAATTGCTGGTGCGGGTTCATTGAAGTAATCTCCAAGAGGTAATATGCGTTTCTACACCAATGTTCATGTGAACAGTAGTTCTGCTTTTGTACGTGGGTACGAGGATGGAAAGAGGTTTCAGTATCGACAGGACTTCTCCCCATACCTCTTTGCTCCATCACAAATCCCAACGGGGTATAGAACCCTTGATGGTAAGTATGTAAAACCTCTGCATTTTACTGATGTGAGAGAAGCAAGAGATTTTCTGAAGAGGTATGAGGAAGTCTCAAACTTTGCTCTCTACGGTTCTAATATGTTTACGTATCAATGCATATACGACACATTCAAAGGCGAGATTGAATATAACGTCGATGACATTAGTGTCGTATCTCTTGATATAGAAACATCAACGAAGAATGGTTTTCCAAATATTGCCCTTGCGGATAAAGAAGTAATCACTCTTTCTATGCGAAAGAATGGAAAGTGTGCAGTTATTGGTACGAGACCGTATACACCAAAGTCTGATGATATTGTTTATTATCAGTGTAAGAATGAGTCTGATCTTCTCACTACATTTCTTAATCTTTGGAATTCTGAAGAATGGAAACCAGATGTTGTGACTGGCTGGAACGTCGAGGTATTTGATATTCCCTATCTGTACGTTCGGATATCAAACATACTTGGTGAGAAGGAGGCAAAGAGAATGTCTCCATGGAAACTTGTTAACTCGAGGTCCATTAGTGCAGAGAATCAAGGTCCGTTTGTTTATGATCTGATTGGTATTTCAACTCTAGACTATCTTGCCTTATACAAAAAGTTCTCATACACACCTCAAGAGTCATATAAGCTCGATCACATTGCTGAATACGAGCTTGGTGAAAATAAACTAGACTACTCTGAATATGAATCGATGCATGAGTTTTATGTTCAGAATTACGAAAAGTTTATTGACTATAACATCCACGACGTTGTTCTTGTTGATAAGCTGGAAGAGAAGTTGAAGTTTATCGAGCAGGTATTTGCTATCGCATATGATGCGAAGGTCAACTACGTTGACACATTCACAACTGTTCGTATCTGGGATATTATTATTACCAATTATCTCCTCGACAAGAAGATCGTTGTTCCTCATCACAAGTCCGAGGTATTAGAGAAACGAATCGAGTACGATAGACAAAAAGGTCCGATCGTTGGTGCATATGTGAAAGATCCTCAAGTTGGGTTACATAAATGGGTTTGTTCTTTCGATTTGAACTCTCTCTATCCTCACTTGATCATGCAGTACAACATCTCACCTGAAACATATAAAGGATTGGAGAGTGATATAACAATCGAGAATCTTCTCGAAAGTGAAAAGAGTAATGATCTGATTAAGAGACTTGATGATACCAATCAAACAATGACTCCCAATGGTGCTCTGTTTGATAAAGACTTTAAAGGATTCTTACCAACGCTGATGGAGAACATGTACAACGATCGTTCTGAGTGGAAGAAGCGAATGATCGAAGCAAAGAAGGCATATGAAAAGAATCCATCTCGTAAAATAAGTAATGAGATTGCTCGATGCCATAACATGCAAATGGCAAAGAAGATTCAATTGAACTCCTGCTACGGTGCTCTTGGTAACACCTACTTCAGATGGTATCAACGTAATCTTGCAGAAGCAATTACAATGTCTGGCCAACTTTCTATTCGCTGGATGGAAAAGAACATCAACAAGTATCTAAACAAGTTGTTCAAGACTGATAATGAAGACTATGTGATTGCTTGTGATACCGACTCGATGTACATTCGACTTGATCGCCTAGTGCAAACGATGTTCGAGGATGATTCTGATAAAGCGAAGATCGTGAAATTTCTTGATGATGTTTGTGAAAAGAAGATCCAACCCTTTATTGATAAGACGTATGAAGATCTTGGCAATTACATGCAAGTGATGGATCAGAAGATGGTAATGAAGCGTGAAGCGATTGCAGATAAAGGAATTTGGACAGGGAAGAAGCATTACATTCTCAATGTGTACAATAACGAAGGTGTACAGTATGCAGAACCAAAGTTGAAGATGCAGGGTATTGAAGCTGTTCGTTCTTCAACCCCCTCAGCTTGTAGAAAGAACATTGAGAAAGCTCTTAAGATTATCATGAACAAAAATGAGAGTGATATGATTGAGTTCATTCGCAACTTCAAAGAAGAATTCGTATCACTTCCTTTTGAAGAGATTGCTTTTCCAAGAGGCGTTAAAGATCTGAAAAAGTATGCTGATAGTTCTTCGATCTACAGAAAATCAACTCCTATCCACGTTAAAGGATCGCTGATCTACAACAACCTTCTGAGGGAGTATAAGATGCAGGATAAATATCCTTTCATCGGCGATGGAGATAAGGTCAAGTTTTCTTATCTTGTGAAGCCAAATCCTGCAAGAGATTCCGTTATTTCTTGCCCAGGTGAATTGCCTAAACAACTCGGTCTAGAAAAATACATCGACTACGATACCCAGTTTGATAAATCATTTCTGGAACCGATTCGCTCTATCACAGATGCCATTGGTTGGAAGACAGAAGTCAAACAACAAAGAGCAACATTGGAAGATCTTTTTGCATAGGAAATAAAATGAGCAAACCTATTTTTGATCTTGATGATGTAGAGGACTTTGGGTTCTCTGCAGTCAGTGAAGACGAGCTCAAATCACTTGAAAGAGAGCTAAAACAGCAGGTTGAACAGAAAGAGCAAGAGCTATCGTTGACTTCGAAGGAGTACAAGGATAAACTAGAAGCTCTTTATAAACTAATTATGCCTTTGCTCTTGAATTTGCAAAAAGATCCAGAAAAAGAATATATCCTTTGGCCAGATAGGTCAAAGAAAATGACAGCGTTTATTGCAAGGGTAAACAAGATAGTTCAGGATTAAAATGATTGTACAGACATTTGGTAATGGAGTGCCAATTGTAATCCTTAAAAACATTATAAAAGACAAATATATCTTAGTAATGTTGAAAGAAATTGAACAGATTATCGTCAACAATCTGTTAGAAGATGCTTCATCGTCAACCTCTGCTATCAGCGATCTTAAAAGGATTAAAAATAACAGAGGACTGTTTATCGATGACTATTATAATGAGAGACGCGATGAAAGTGATATACTTAACGTACATCAGATCGTCAATACAATACTCCTTGACGAATTAGAAAACAAACACCAGCTGTTCAGATATTTTTCGGCAACTAACTCCCATAACACGCTACTGAGTGTTTATACAAACAGCAACAGTTACTTCGAGCATTTTGATAGATCCGTTATAACAGCCATAACGTATTTGTGGAATCAACCAAAGAAGTTCACTGGCGGTAACCTATTATTCAATGAGTATGATATACAGTATGAACCAGAGCTGGGGGATGTTGTTGTTTTTCCAGGTTTTGTTAGACATGAGGTTTCGGAAGTTCAAATGAACAACGATGATCCACTTCACGGAAGATATGCTATTTCACAATTCTTTCACATTAGATGATTAATTATATCGCACTTCTGGTAGCAATTTGCTTGTCTGCGGTTGCAGCTTACTTTTCAATACTAGGCCTTGCAGCAATCTTTGCAGCATCGTTCTGGCCGATTGTTATTATGGGGTCTGCTCTTGAAGCAGCCAAGGTTGTTGCTGCTTCATGGGCATTTAGGAATTGGCACACAGCTCCTGCTTTCATAAAGTACTATCTTGCATCTGCTGTTGTTGTATTAATGTTCATTACATCAATGGGCACGTTTGGATATCTTTCAAAAGCTCACATTGAACAGACAGCATCGATTAGCGATGTGTCAGCTCAAGTTGATGTTTATGATGAAAGGATTAAATCACTAAATGAAACAATCGAAGCCAACCGTAAACTTCTTAAACAGTACGACGAGGCAGTTGACCAAGTCATGGCACGCTCGACAGATTCAAAGGGGGCGGAACGTGCGCTCCAAATTAGAAAGACCCAACAGAAAGATCGTGGCAGGATTATGGAAGAAATCAGTTCTCTCCAGAAAGAAGTTTCAAAGGTCACTGCAGAGAGGGCTCCTCTTATCTCTCAAGTTAAGAAAGTTGAAAGGGAAGTGGGTCCTATTAAGTACATTGCCGAACTCTTTATCGATAAAGCTGATGATACGTTTTTGGAGAAGACAGTTCGGTGGGTAATTATTATGATTGTTGCGGTATTTGATCCTCTTGCTGTTTTGCTATTGATCGCTGCTAATCAAGGTATCCTCAGAGCCAAGCGATATCAGAAAGCAATGAACACAAGAATCAAGAATAAATGGCAGCCAGAAAAAGATGAAGCAGCTGAGAAGAGGTATCAAAAATTGGTTTCGTTGATTGGAAAGGGATCAAAGAAGAAGATCTCGATTGACAAAGATAAAATAAGGAAGATGACATGAGCTTTTTGAAAAATTTGATTAAGGAGATTGGTGATGAGGATACTCACCTGGCCAGTGACGGCGATGGTAGTGCTGAGTTTTCTGGTTGTATTGATACTGGCAGCTATATTCTCAACGCTCTTCTCTCTGGTAGCCTCTATGGCGGCGTACCTGATAACAAAATTACTGCTTTTGCAGGAGAGTCCGCTACTGGTAAAACTTTCTTCGTACTTGGTATCGTTAGAGCCTTCCTTGACAAGAACCCAACAGGAGCAGTCGTCTACTACGATACAGAAGCAGCGGTTACCAGAGCAATGATGGAGTCCCGTGGGGTTGACACCACACGTGTTATTATTGCAGAGCCAGATACTATTCAGAAATTCAAGACACACGCATTAAAGATGATCGATGCTTATGAAAAGCAGCAAGATCGTCCACCAATGATGTTTGTGTTAGATAGTCTTGGTCTTTTGTCTACTAATAAAGAGATGGAAGACTCGCTAGATGGAAAAGATGTTCGCGACATGACAAAAGCTCAGGTTATCAAAGCAGCTTTTCGTGTACTTACTTTAAAGCTGGCAAAGGTGAAAGTACCAATGCTTGTTACAAACCACGTCTATGAGGTAGTCGGATCATATGTACCAACAAAAGAACTCGGTGGAGGAACAGGCCTCAAGTACGCAGCTAGCACTATTGCTATGCTCTCCAAAAAGAAAGAAAAGGATTCTGATGGAGACGTCATCGGGAGCCAGATCAAGATCAAAACATACAAATCAAGACTCTCAAAAGAAAACCAAGACGCAACTGTGTTACTTACTTTCGACAAGGGATTAGATAGGTACTTTGGACTTCTTGAGCTTGCGGAAGAAGCTGGTTTGTTTAAAAAAGTTGGTAATAGATACGAACTACCAGATGGTCGTAAAGTATATGGTAAGGAAATAATTACCAAACCAGAATCCTTCTTTGATGACACCTATATGCAACAACTTGAAGAGTATGCAAAAAGGAAATTTAGCTATGGATCAGCAATCGCAGAAGTACAAGGTGACGTACAAGAACCAGCATGACGAAATTGGCTTTAAGTATTTTTTTCGTGATAGAGATATACTAGACTTTCTCTCAAAAAGACCAAATGGTGCCCTTGTAGTTAAACTGGAGCAATATGATAGAGAAACTAATTCTTTCCAATCTATTAAACAATGAGGAGTATGGCCGCAAGGCCATTCCTTTTTTAAAGGTTGAATATTTTCAAGATAGGGTTCACAAAGCAGTATTTGATTGCGTGCATGCATTCACAAACAAATACAATAAGTTCCCATCAAAAGAAGCACTTGTTGTTGAGTTAGACAACGATAAAAATATATCTTCTTACTTTAATGAGGTAGAAGAGTTTGTAAATGCGCTTGAAGACACTCCTTCACAGAACATTCACTGGTTACTAGACCACACAGAGAAGTTCTGTCAAGATAAAGCAATTTACAATGCCATCATGAAATCAATAACGATTCTTGATGATGGCAAAGGAAACGAAAGTAAAGGGTCGATACCTCAGATCCTTTCTGATGCATTAGCAGTTTCTTTCGATTCACATATAGGACATGATTTTCTAGAAGACTACGATGCTCGATACGATTACTACCATAAAAAAGAAAAGAGAGTACCGTTCGATTTGGAACTACTTAACAAGATTTCCAAGGGTGGGCTACCAAACAAGACTCTCAATGTTATACTTGCTGGCACTGGTGTTGGTAAGTCTCTCTTTATGTGTCATTGTGCAGCAGCTAACCTTTCCAAAGGTAATAATGTCCTTTACATAACAATGGAGATGGCAGAAGAGCGTATTGCAGAACGTATTGATGCCAATCTACTCAATGTCACAGTCGATGAGTTGAGTATTCTACCAAAGGACGCATATGAGAAAAAGATTGCTCGTGTAAGAGAGAAGACAAGTGGAAAGTTGATAATTAAAGAGTATCCGACAGCATCTGCTGGTGCTGGTCACATGAGACATCTTCTCAATGAGCTGAAAATCAAACGAAACTTTGCTCCAGACATCATCTATATTGATTACCTCAATATTTGTACATCATCGAGACTCAAGTATGGTGCAAATGTAAACTCATATACATACATTAAGGCGATTGCAGAGGAGTTGCGAGGACTTGCTGTCGAGTTTGATGTGCCTATTGTAACTGCTACTCAAACAACGAGAAGTGGTTACACATCGAGTGATCTTGGACTTGAAGATACTAGTGAATCGTTTGGTCTTCCTGCAACAGCAGATTTCATGATTGCGCTAATTAGTTCTGATGAACTTCAAGATCTGAATCAGTTCATGGTAAAGCAGTTAAAGAACAGATATAGTGATCCTAACATCAACAGACGTTTTGTTATTGGTGTCGATAGACCAAAGATGCGTTTGTATGATGTCGAACAGAGTGCTCAAGAGGATGTGGTTGACGACACTCCCGTATTCGATAAATCCGATACTGGTGCAAGATTGAAACAAGAGAAGGGAAAATTCAAAGATGCTTTTAAGACGTTTGTTTAGTTTTATTACCGTAATATTCCTTTTCTCGTGGATATTTGCTCTTTCCGCTGTTATAATTACGATTCAAACAATCTTCTACTACATCATGAGAATGTTTGATCTTCCAGCTGATGTTATTCATGCCATGATTGAGACCAATAAACTACATGATAGTAAAAACGAGAAAGTTTAATAATAGATACCTTGCAAAAGTTATTCGTGAGGCAACAAGGTTCTATCTCGGCAGACTCCTTCCCGAAACTAAATTCAAGAAGCTCAACATAATTGTCAAACAAACAGATAGTGATTATGCCGATGGTTCATGCTACTACAAGAGCAAGTATGAATACGAAATTGAGCTCGGTGCTCATGTATCTGTTAATCACAAATTATTAACACTTGCACACGAGTGTGTTCACGTCAAGCAATATACAACAAGACAATTGAAGACGTTTTATGTTGGTCATTACCCAGTTGATATGTGGGAAGGAAAAAGATACAGGAATCTTAAGTACGACGATCAACCGTGGGAAAGAGAAGCACTGGAATCAGAAGAAGAACTACTTTACAGCTTTATCTCAGAATGTTATGCGTTAGGTAATCTGGATCTTGAAAAACTTAAAAGCTAAGTTATTACTACTTTTGTGCTTGTACTCCCCATCGGTTTTTGCTATGTGGGATATAAACTCACTGCTCAATGACGCCAGAGTGCTGATGAATTATGATGGATATCTATCAACACCTACTCTGGTTCCAAGATCAAGACAAGAACTAGAGGAAGTGTTTTGCCATAGTTCTGGCTGTACTGTCTCTGCGATATATACCAAAGGAGTCGTTTACTATGACTATACCTTGGATCCTAATAACATTATCGACAGATCGATAATGGTTCATGAAATGATTCATCATATTCAACGAGCTCAGTGGGGAGATACATACACTTGCAGTAGATGGTTAAAAAAAGAAAGACAGGCTTACAGACTTCAGTCTTTATACCTTTATAGAAGAGGTGTAAAGCTACCATATATTGAAACTGTAATCTCAAACTTGAAGTGTCCAATATAGGAAAATTATGAACGATATTCCAAACGCATCAACAGTGCAGGATCAAATAGATTGGAATCTGTACAGAAGTGGTACTTTCTATCTGACTGGAGATATTGACGAAGTTAGCTGCGGAGAGGTTATTCGTTGGATACTTTCAGAAAATATTACAGGTCAGCACAAGGAACTGAGACTATTCATTAATAGTTGTGGTGGTGAACTGTATAGTGCCTTTGCTCTGATCGATATCATGAAAGCAAGTCGTATTCCTGTTTATACAGTTGGAACAGGAAGCCTGATGAGCGCTGCATTCTTGATCTTTATCTCTGGTGCGAGAGGCCACAGATCAATTACAAAGAATACTAGCGTCATGTCTCATCAGTTTTCTACCTTTTATGAAGGTAAAGAACATGACATCAAAGCATCAGAAAAAGAGACAAGATATGTCAAACAAAGGATGCTAGATATAATGAAGGAACAATGCCCGATGGATGAAAAAACAATAAAAAGAAAGCTACTGCCTCCTTCGGATGTATGGCTATCTGCGCAGGAGTGTATAGATCTAGGAGTTGCAGATGGAATCTTCGAATAACGGTTTAAATGATTTAGTACTGTTTAAGCATCACAATATCGACGGTATAGAAAAATGGATGTGGCCAAAATCAGATACTGGTCTTTGGGAAGGTCCTCTCTACGACTGGCCAAAACTAAAAGAAGGATTTTTAAGCCACGTAAAAAAATTTGATGTTGTCGTTCAGGCAGGTGGTGCTTGTGGAATGTATCCAAAACTTTTAAGAAACCATTTTAACTATGTCTATACATTTGAACCGGACCCACTTAATTTTTATTGCCTTTCTCATAATTGTGACGATCCAAACATAATTAAAATTAATGCAGCGCTTGGTGATCGTAATGAGATGATGGCAATATTGAACCATAACAAAGAAAATGTAGGAACTCATCGAGTAACAACTGATGGTGAGAGATACATTCCTATGTTCACTATTGATCAGCTAAATTTAACCGCATGTGATTATATTCAACTTGATTGTGAGACATTTGAAGAAAATGTTATTAGAGGAGCAATCAATACAATTCAAAAGTTTAAACCTGTAATAACCTTAGAAACATGCAGTCCGGGAATAGAGCAAATGCTTTTACCGCTAGGATACTCTTTCCGAGGTAGGTTCGGGCATATAGATCAGCTCCTTTCTGTAGATTAACCCACTTCGGTGGGTTTTTTTACGAGCTAAATAATTATAAATACAAACAATGTGCAGTTAAACGGCCTAGGTAAACCTGCGGAAAAATATGAAAAAGACAAAAAAGAAACCACAAGACGTGGCACTCATCACTGGTAACCCTGCTGACAAGGTTGTTATCAGTCCAGAAGACCCACCTAAAAAATTCCAGACGGAAGCTATCAAGCTGCTCAAAACAAAGCTGAATGCTCCGGAATTCAAATACTTGGCACCAACTGATCGTGTTGAAATCGATAATCAGAATGTCGATAAGCAGGTAAAGCATATTCGTAAAGTCGTGACAAAGATCAGCACTCAGCCTGTCACAGAGCAAGAACTCAATGATATTTTCAGTGCAGTGAATGAAGCGGGGAGAATTGGATCAATACTTTCATCTCCAGTTCGTGCTGCAGGACTTGCTGGAAAAGCACTTACTGGTCTAGGAACAGCAGCAACATTCTTATCAACACCCCAGTCCGCAGCATTGTCGACCGCACTTGCTACCAAAGTTGTTTCTCAGAAAATGTCTGAGTTTGGTAAGTACCAGAAGAAAGCACCAACAACTACTACATCTAAACCTGCTCAGAAAGCTTCTCCACCAAAGCAGGCAGTAAAAACTAAACCAGAGCTGGAATACGAACCACTGCCACCTAAGTTCCCTATTAAGGATGAGCCTAAGGTACAAGTTCCACAGGCAACTGCCGCAGTGTCGCAGAAACCTAGGGAAACCACAGTGATGGGTAAAAAGTATATCGAACCTCAGGCACCGGCTCCTGCAGCCCCTTCAAGACCACAGGGTGGAGGCAAGCAAAAAGGTCAACTGAGTCAGACTCCTGGTGCAGTAAAGAAAAGACAACAAAGAGCTCAGGCAAAAGGAACAGTTGTATCTCACAGAGAATGGGACTACGACACATACATCATTGAAAAGCTCGAGCAATCGCTTTTCAGGAAATCAGAAAGAAGTGGTGTTGATGCTGAGATTCTAAGTGATGTATTTGAAAGAGGGATGAATTCCTGGAATGAAGAGTCCACAATTTCACAACAACAATTTGCAATGCAGCGTGTTAACTCTTTCATTGCAAAGGGAAAAACCTATTACAACGAAGATGCTGATCTACAAGAAAAGTCTGTTGTGATTGGTGGTAGAAGGCATCAGCAAGCTGGTGAAGGTCCAAGAGATATTGTAAAGAGAAAGCTATCAAAGCTGTTTGGTAAACATACTCTCATTAAGAAACCTCTCACACCAACTCAGAGAGTCAAAATTGCTTTGCAAAGACTAAAGAGAAAGTATGCTCAGAGCGCAGCAGCTGTCAAGTTCAAAAAAGGACTTGGGGAGTCCATATCTAAAATCCAACAATCAATAGATGAAAGTTTCGTAGTAGATCGTGCTGCTGGTTATAGCACTACTTACACTGCTGCAGATCTTGGAATCAAGATTCAAGGTGGGTTTGCATTACATCCTTCTGTAGCAGAAGAGGGTGGAGCAGGCGACATTGGTACTACAAAACTGGTCAATAAATATAAGAAAGACACTCCAGGCGAAGCAGTGGAGCAATTGCAGCGAATGATTCGTGCAAAAAGAAAGGCGAACACTCAATGCTAGGTGCCAACATTCATACTAAAGAACTTCATAGAGTTCTCAAGAAAGAAGGATGGCAGCTAACAAGAACATCAGGAGATCATGATGTATATACTCACCCTGAGGCAAAACATCATCTCTCCATTCCAAGACACAAGCAGCTTAAAGCTCCTTTAGTAGTGAAAGTGTTGAAGGCAATGAAAGTAAACGAAACCAAACTTCTTTCTTTTTCGCAATTTATTGCTGAAGCAGAATACCAAGGTCGTGATGTTCAATTGAACAAACCTATGGCAGGGGACGTCAAAAAGTCTAAGGTGTTTGTAAGAAATGCAGAAGGTAATGTCGTAAAAGTAAACTTTGGTGATAAAAACATGACGATCAAGAAAAACATTCCGGCTCGTCGTAGAAGTTTCAGAGCAAGACATAATTGTGATGATCCAGGACCAAAGACAAAAGCAAGGTATTGGAGCTGCAAAGCATGGTAAAAAGATATATTACATTTTTAACTGAGGCAACTAACTCCTGTCCTCGTGCAACATACGACCTTGCCATGAATCTGGAAAACAGACAAAAGGCAATTGATGAGTATGGGTATGGCCCTTTGAATCCTCTTGAGCCTTCATCGGACTTTTGGAATGAGAAGGCAGATATGTGGAATGTATCTGTTAAGGATGCAAAGACAGCAAGATGTGGCAATTGTGCTGCGTTTGTTATTACAGACGATATGAGACAGTGTATCGTCAGTGGAAGAAAAGATGAAGATGATGAAAATGAGAACGATCACTTTGATGTGACTGTAGAGAAGGCAGATCTTGGGTACTGTAACATCTTACACTTTAAGTGTGCAGGAGAGAGAACTTGTGATGCATGGATCGCTGGTGGTCCAATAGATAATAAGGATGTGTAATGGAATCGTTAATTGAAGAAATGAAGGTAGTTCTTGCTGATACGTTTGCAATGTATTTGAAAGCACATAACTATCACTGGAATGTGGAGGGAAGTAACTTCCCTCAGTACCATGATTTTCTTGGCAACCTATATGAAGAGCTTCATGGTGCAGTAGATCCTATTGCAGAGCATATCAGAGCGCTAGACGCATATGCTCCTGGATCGTTAACAAGATTTAGAGAACTATCTTCTATCAGAGACAGCATGACCCCTCCTCCAACAATGGGAATGATATCAGAGCTATATGGAGATAACGAGATTGTTATGGCATCGCTAGTGAGAACATATAAATTAGCAGAGCAGGCGAATGAAATTGGTCTGTCTAACTTTATTCAAGATAGATATGATATCCACAAGAAGCATGCATGGATGCTACGTTCTATACTTAAGAGAGCAGAATGAAAACAATAAGAAGACTTTTTGAGACCAGAAAGCAAGGGAAGAGGTATAGAACTGTTGAGAATCTCATCAGAGATGTTCTTCGCGGTAAGATCTTTGAGCAAAGAGAAAAGATCGAGAAAGATCAAAGCGATCAGATTGTTGCTGGCACATACAAAACAAAGAACTTTGAGATGTGCCCTAGAGCACAAAAATTATTCACCCAGCTACCAAAAGGTACGAGTCCTAATGACGCAGAGCATGCTGCTATTCATCACGATGAGTTGTTTGCATTGGAAAAGCAGGCTGTGGCAAAGGAAAGAAGTACCAAGGCGGATGTTGAAGAAGCCAAACATCTTGTTGCAATGATTCGTCAGTTAGGTAAGACGATGAAGATCGAAGGTAAGATGGATTATCTTGACGATCACGTTGCAAAAATAGCTTCGTATATGCAAGATGAAAAAGAAACATATGATAACCCATCACCGGAAATGATGAAGAAGAGATTCACATCTCCTCCAATGTCAAGAACAAAAGAGCCTGATGATAGAGACATTGATAACTCAAAGTTTCTAGTTTCCAGAAACATTAAGGCACAAAGAAAACTTAAAATTATCGACGCAGACTAAAATGAAGAATCTCTACGAATCAATCAAACAAGTTATCTCTGAGAAAACTCTTACACCTTTTCAGCAAGAGTTTGCAAAGCAGATGAAGGAGAAGGGTGCTGGTAAGACCTTTACATGGCAAGATCCTAAGACAGGAAAGAGCACAGAAATCCTTTTGAAGTATAAAGAGGAACCAAAGCCTCAGGCTGCAGTTAAGCCAGAAGCAAAAAAAGAACCACCTAAGGTAGAGCCAGCAAAACCAGAAGTCAAAAAGCCAGAGCCAGAGGCTGGTGTTGATAAGAAGAAAAGCGATGAGCTGTTTGCCGACATCAGAAAAGATGCGCAAGGTAAGTCACCAGAAGAGGTTCGTGCTGCTGCTCAGAAGGCATTAAAAGACACAGAAGCTGATCTTGCCAAGAAGGAAGGTCCAAAGCCAGCCGAACCAATTAAGACAGAACCACAGTCTGCAGAGATGGAAATCAAAACTGTAGACATGATTAAAGACAAAGAAAAGAATTCTAAAAAAACTAACGAGGAAATTAAAATGTCAATAAACAAGAAATTTAATGTTTCTGACGCTCTTTACAGCTCTGTCATGGAAGTTATGGCAAAGTCTTCTGGGGGCACAGTCCCAAAGAACGAAAAACAGAAGCAACTTGCTGCAAAGCATGGAGATCCAAATGTCATTACTCACGGTGATGTGTTGAAAGCACGTGGCGTAAAGATGAAGGAAGAGACTGAACAAGTTGATGAACTGAGCACAAAGACTCTTTCTTCTTACGTCAAAAAACGTGGTGCCCAATTAAGAGGTGGGTATGAGGACTCGGAGAAAGTTAAAGGTATTAATGCTGCTCTTAGAAAGATTAAACAAAATTCAGTTAAAGAAGATATCGAGCAGGTTGATGAACTCTCGCGTGGCAAGTTAGTTGGATACATTGAGAAAGCATCAAAGACCAAGGGTTCAGAAGCAATTGCACGGGTTGCTGGTATCAAGAAAGCAGCTCAGAAGTTGAAAGACATCAAGAAGCAGTCGATGCAGTCTGAGGATGTTGAGCAGGTCGATGAGATTAGTAAAGGTACTCTAGGATCATACATTTCTAAATCTGCAGACAAGGCTCGTGAACATGGTTTTTATGGTGGTGTTGCCTTCACTAAAGGAAAGCTGGGTCAAAGCGATTATCATGCAAAAAAAGAGTTGAAACGTACCACAGGAATCAACAAAGCATTAGGTCGTCTAACAAAAGAAGAAGCTCTTGATGAAGCCAAGAAACTAATTTCTAAGCACGGTGAAGATCAGCCTATCTCTGCTAAGGTCTATAAAGACACAGAGTGGAATGAGTATCAGGTTCATTTCTTCAAAGATGGTAAGCACATGGGAGAAGGCCCTGTTAGCTATCACGATGACAAAGAAGATGCTCAGAATACAGCAGATCATGCATTGGAAAAGATGAATAAGTCAAAAACCAATGCAGCCTCGATCGTTGCAGCTGCAAAGAAGCGTTCAGCTGGTGAACATGCAATGGAAGAGAGAATCATCGAAGGTACAATGAGAGGTGGTAAGTATGTTGATGATGCACCACGTCCAGGAACAAATGAAGTTCCAGTTCCTGACGAGGGGTACAGACCACCAAAGTCTCAACCAAAGAAGCCAGTCAAATCTTCTGATACAACAAAGTTGAATGACGTGGAAGAATCAAAGAACATGGACACTCCTGGTAACAGCTACGAGCATCAGTGTGCGATCCATGTAAGAAGTGAGTCATTTGGTGACGGTCGTACTATTACCACACAACATGCTGATCCAGACGAGTATGGTAACATTGCATGGTACGATGTTATGTTTGAGCACGGAATCGAGAAGTTTGTTCCAACAAACTCACTTGAGATCCTTGTTTCTGAGTCGCATATGCATTCCAAGCGTAAGAAAAAAGGAATGTAATGAACGAAGATTTGCGTAACTGGTTCCGTGAGAAATGGGTTCGTATGGATACCAAAGGCAATATCAAAGGTGATTGTGCAAGAGAGGAAGGTGAAGGTAAACCCAAATGTCTTCCTCTTGCCAAAGCATCTAGTATGAGTAAAGAGAAACGTGCAGCAGCGGCAAGAAGAAAAAGAAGAGAAGATCCAGTTGCAGACAGACCAGGTAAAGGCGGCAAGCCAGTCAATGTTGCAACAGAAGAAGCAAGTACATCAGAGCTAATCAAAAAGAGTCATGAGAAACGAGGAGCTCCTGGTACACTGAAAGCAAAGATTAAAGGTCCAATCACTTTAGAGAAAGTAAGACAACTAAAGAACAGACCGAATGCAACCACACTAGATAAGAAACAAGCTAACTTTTATATCAATATGCACACAGAAGAATATCTAGAAGAAAAGAATACACCAACCAATCCATCACTATGGAGCAAAGCAAAGTCACTTGCAAAACAAAAGTTTGACGTGTATCCATCTGCATATGCAAATGGCTGGGCATCCAAATGGTACAAATCAAAAGGTGGTGGTTGGAAATCCGTACAAGAGGAAAGACCAATGAAGACGTTAAGAGATATTACTGAAGGCGCAGATGAAGATCGTCCTTTCGAAATAGTTCATAAGAGTGGTAAAAGTATTGGACGATATAAAACCCTTAAAACTGCTCGTATGGTAGCAGATAAAAAAGATCTAGAATATGGAGCAATTGCTCATTCAGTAAGGAGAGTAAAACAAGATGATCAAAAGACTACTTCAGAAGGTGTTGTAGTTATGTCTGACTATAAACTAGACAAAAAAGGTCGTAAATACAAAGCTCACAGAAAAACAATAAGTCCTACGGCAATGGATGTCGCAAAAGGAATGAGGAAAGGTCCTCAATCAGAGCTTGGTGAGGCAGTCAACCCTTATCAAATTCAAGAAGAGGGTGACTATCCTCATGTAGGAACAGGTACAAGCAGAAGTATGCAGATGGCAAGAGATATCGCTACCAATAAAGCAAGATCATCGATGATGAAAGCAAAATATGGTGATGACGTATCTGGTAAAGAGATTCCTGCATATGATGAAGATAAACTAGATTTGAAGTCTGATGACAAAGGAAACTATGTTGCTACTGTAAAGATGCGTGAAAAGATTGCTGCTATGAAGGAAAGTATCAATCCATATTACGAGGCTGTGAATATTCAGGGTCACAATATTAATGATGATGACTGGTATATTGTTCATAACAAAACCAAGAAGATAGTTAGTTCTGTTGGTGGAAAGAGTCATGTTGGAAAGCAAATATCATTCAATGCAGGATATTCCGGAAACAAAGCCAAGGTAGATGACGAGCACACTGCATATACAGGAATGAAAGTAAAGAGTGTCATGGCAGAGGAAGTCGATCAAATTGACGAGGTTGGTAACACACCTGAAGGCAAAAAGACTCTCCAGGCATATATGTCAAGATCAATAACCAATATGATGAAGAATCCAGAAAAAGGTTCGCAGAGAGAAAGAGGCATGCAAAGGGCAGCAGATCGTCTAGATAAAATTAGACAATCAGAAAGAAGTTCCAAACGTAAAGATACTATTATTAAAAAAGCTAAAGAAATTGATAATTTGATGTGGCAAAACGAAGAAGCTATTCAAGTTGATGAGATTTCCAAAAAGGCAGCTGCTTCATATATTTCCAAAGCAGCTAAAGATATTGCATATGATGCAAACTACGTTGGTTTTGTTGCTGGAAAGAAAACAAAAGGACATAATCCAACTGAAGAATCTCCAAGAGAGTTAAAGCGTCATGCAGGTATTGCAAACGCATTAAAAAGACTTGTGAAGGAAGCAAGGATTGAGCAGGTTGATGAAATTAGCAAAAAGACTGTAAAGAGCTATCTTGAAAAGACTGTTGATCCTGTCTATGGTATTCCTAAAAGCAAGGAAAAGATTGCTCAAAGAATGCAAGGTATTTCCCGTGCTCATCAAAGAGTTGTAGGAAACAAACCTACAAGTGAAGAAGTAGAATTAGATGAGGCTTCTGATTACGCAATTGTAAGCACACACCACTTTCCAGATAAATCAATGGCTGTTAAAGTCAAAGACAAAGAATCGGGTAAGGAGTTTCATCATGTAGGTAGCCCTACACACTTGAATAACACACTGAAATCTAGATATAAAATTAACTATAGATTGGTGTGGGATGAAAGAAATGTCAAACCAGCAAATGAAGAGTTTGAACAAGTAGATGAGATCAGCAAAGCAACTGCCACAAGCTATGTAAGAAAGAAGCTATCTCAGATGGGTAAGCGTTCTGGTGATGCAACTCCAAAAGACTTTGAAAATCTTGCAAGAGCATATAAGCGTATGGGTGTTAGCGACAAAGCAATGAGAGAGAATGTGAATCAGATTGAAGAAGCATCGCTTGTCAAAGTATCTACAAATCCAGATGGATCAAGAACAGCTTCTGTTAAAACTGACACCGGTAAAATTGTAAATCACACATTCAGAAAAGCGGCCTCTATCAATAAACTTTTGAAGAGACGATATAATATTTCAGGATCTATTCCAGAAAACTAAGATGCCAATTATTCTTCAGAGCGATATTACCTTTAAAGAACCTCCGCAACCTCAAATTAGAGGAGGTGGTCAGGCTACTTCACTGCAATCACTTAGAGCAAGGTTAGAACCCAAAGTTGAAAAACCAAATGAGATCAAAAGAGAGTTCAAACCAAAGGTAAGAGACACGAATACCACCCTGATTCAATACAAAGAATCTTCGTTTTTAAACGATATGCTGTCGAACAATAAAGAATAAATAATAAAACAAACCTAGTCAAGGAGTAAGAAAATGCCATTATGGGGAAATCAAGACGCAGCCAGTAACTCAGTTATTTCTGCGCCTGCTCAATTTAAACAATCACCAAACACTGCAAATAGAGATGCTTTGTACGGTAATACTACACAAGATGCAGTAGTGGCTGGTCAGACAGTTGGTATGTACGCTGCTGATACCACAGAAATGAGTGTTGGATCAGGTCCAGTAGTTGATGCCGTGATTACTTTTGCTGGTTCTGGATATGGAGCAAATACAACTGTAGCATTCAGCTCCAATAACACAGGATCAAGTGCTGCTGCTAATGCTCAATCAAATGCTTCTGGTAGAATCACTGCTGTTAATCTAACAAACAATGGTTCTGGATATACTACATCACCAATTATCACGATTGCTGCTCCATCAGCTCAAACATTTGCTGGTAACACAACATCTGTTACAGTTGGTAATACAACAAATACTGGTTGGATCACACTTGGAACCAACAGAGCATTTTTTGTTAACAACGACATCGTAACATACCTTGTTGCTGCAAGTAATACTGCTATTGGTGGTCTAACAAACAACACCACGTATGCTGTGCAAACAATTAACTCAACAGCTATTCAGTTGCTGGTTAGTGTTGGTGGTGCTTCTGTTAACCTCTCTTCTGCTGAAACATCTGCGCAGGCTGGTCACTCAATTACTGGTGAAACAGCAACTGGTGCAGTTACTGTTGGTGGTGCAAAGAACAGAGGTATCACTCACGCTGGATGGGTAATTAGAACTGAAGGTACTGGTAACCGTGCAGGACGTGTACAGTATGAAACATTGGTAGCTATGAGCTCCATCACTGGTGATGGATCGGACGACAATCCACTACCTGACGCATAATGAGTGATCGTGCTAAAAAGATCACGGAGCTGTCTGCCCTGACAGCTCCGGCTGGTGATGACTTACTCGTTATTGTTGACGATGTTGCTGGAACTGCAACAACTAAGAAAGTAACTGTTGCTAACCTCTTTGGTAACAGTTCTGCTAATGTTGTGATTTTTAATGCAACACCTGCAAATAGCACGATAACAGTCAAAAAAGGTACATTGTTATTTGATAACAACTACATATACATTGCAACATCAAACAACAACTTGAAAAGGGTGTCCTTGAGTTCTTTCTAATATGCCTATTGATGATTTGAATGAAGCTAATGCATTAGTTTATGCAGCAAAACATTATGACAATCCACACTTCTTTGATACCGTAGAGTTCTACGAAGATCTTAGTAGGTTTAAATATCTGAAGAAGCTTTTTGGAAGATATGAGGAGACAGGCGAGATCAATGAAAGACTGGTACTCAACCACCTCACTGTGATATACAATGTATTTGGTGTAGAAGCAGCAACAAAGCTGCTGTTCTTAAAAATGGATAATTACGGCTCATATTTGAAGCCGTTTTTATTGCTTCTAAATTATCTACCAGAGGTCATCTTTGGTGTCCAAGGAAAAAACATAAACACTTCTGATATCATCATGGATCAGAATATAGTAGAGAAGCTGAGAAAAATAAATGAGTGATCCAACGATTCCATCGTACATCAAGAATGTTCCCTCCATGTCACAAAATCCTCTTGTTGATATGTTTCTCACCTACCAGCTCTTAAAAAGAATCAATACACCTTTCGAACAATGGCCAGCATACAGACTAGGAATCATTGACAAGAAAGGAAAAGTATTAAAGAAAAAGTCTTCATTGAAGACAGACAAAGAAAAGGCAGCATGGGGATATTTTGACATTGTTGCTACCAACCTCAAAAAGATTATCGCAAAAGCTCCTGGTGGTTCTTCTCAGGCAGGAACAATGGTTGCGTCCTATCTGCTAATGAAAGAATCGAGAGACTACAACCTCAACGAAGAGCAAGTATCAAGCCTTTGCGAGAATGTTTTTGGTATTGCGAGTATGAATGCAGGGGATGCTTCTGGTGCTGGAGTAACACCTGTAAATAATATTGGGCAGGGAAATGTCAAGCTGTTTGATCCCTTGCTACCTAGAATGAAAAAGATATTGAGAAGAAAGAAACCAAATGTGGATACTTAACTTTTTACCTGACTGGTTTTTTCATGCGTTGTTGGTTCTGGGTGTTGCAGGATACACATCAACATTCCTTTTAAGATTCCTTCCTTCGTTTGTTTACGTCTACAAACTTCCAATTCAACTTGTTTCCATTGCGCTGATTGCTGTCAGTGTTTATATGTTTGGTGCCTTTGCAGAAAAGGCTGCATGGGAAGCCAGAGTAAAAGAAATGGAAGCTAAAGTCAAAATTGCTGAAGAAAAAGCAAAAGAAGAGAATATTAAGATTGTGACCAAGCTCGTCACGAAGACGAAGGTTATTAGAGAGAAGGCTAAGGAAAGAGTAGCGTACATTGATAGGGAAATTGTGAAATTTGATAATAAGTGTGAGATTCCGAAAGAATTTGTGAAAGTGGTAAATGATGCAGTGGAGCCACCAAAATGAAATACTTAATTCCTTTAGTTTTACTATGTGGGTGTTCAACAACAGTTCCAGTTAAGGCAAAGTTCCCTGACGCTCCGGAACCTCTAATGGAAAAGTGTATACCTTTAATTAAACTTCAAGATGAAGCCAAACTAAGTGATGTCGCTAAGAATATGTCATATAACTATTCACTGTATCATGAGTGTTCAGTAAAGGTGGAAGCATGGCAGGAATGGTATACGAGCCAGAAGAAGATCTTTGATGAGGTCAAGTAATGGCTCAGTTCAGAACTGATCAAAACAAATTAGACTTTTCAAATAACAAAACACGATATGAAGTGTTCATGTTATCTGATAGGTTGACTCCATCTGGTAATCTTACAGATGCATTTGGTCGCCTAAGAATATCTCAACCCTTCACTCTTTTTGATAGCAGCCACAGATTTGCTGATAATGGACTCTGGTCAACTTCCAATACAGCTGGCGGCACATATGCTTTCGTCACTAATCAATCAACAATTGATATGACTGTCAATACAACAGCAGATGCTGAAGTAATAAGAGAAACGACTAAAGTATTCTCATACCAGCCTGGTAAGTCTTTGTTAGTTATGAACACGTTTGCAATGAGTACCCCTAAGGCTAATTTAAGGCAGCGGGTTGGTTATTTTGGTGCACAGAATGGTGTATATTTAGAAAACGATGGTACGACGAATTATCTAGTACTTAGAAGTTACACGACAGGGGCGGTTGTTGAGACCCGTGCAGCACAGACAAACTGGAACATCGATAAATTTGATGGTACTGGCTATTCAGGTCAAGGATCAGAACAAGCTCATACAACAGGCCTTGATGTTTCAAAAACTAACATTCTTTGGTTTGATATAGAGTGGCTAGGCGTTGGTGATGTTAGATGTGGTTTCGTGGTTGATGGAAGATTCGTTACTGCCCATGTGTTTCATAACGATAACAGGAACACAATTCCTTATATGACTACAGCATCGTTACCTTTGAGATATGAGATAAAGAACACAGGAACTACTGCCAGCTCAAGTACTCTGAAACAAATATGTTCTACTGTAATTTCTGAAGGTGGATATGAATTGAGAGGCGCTCAACAAGGTGTAGGAAATGTAGTGACATCACCTGTTGATATTACCACTGCAGGAACATATTACACACTTATTTCTCTCAGATTGAAATCAGCTCGTCTTGATGCAATAGCAGTTCTGACCGCTATATCTCTTTTAGCTGTTACAAATAACGCTGTGGTGAATTGGCAGATGAGATCTAATGGAACAACAACAGGAGGAACCTGGGTTAGTGCAGGTGCTGATTCTTCGGTTGAGTATAAATTAGATGGCGGAACTATTACTGGAGGTCGTATCTTAGCACAAGGATACACCACAGCATCAACCCAAAGCTCCATTCCAGTAGATATTCTTAGAGAAGCACTTTTCAAGTTTCAAATGGAAAGAAATGGATTAACTAATACTCCATTCGAATTGACATTATGTGCAACCAGTGATGTTAACGGTACGGATGTACATGCAGCATTGGACTGGGAAGAGATAACAAGATAAATATTTTTCTAATACACACCTTAGGACCGTTAATCTTTAAGAGTGTATAGGGAGGCCCCTGCCTACTACATCTGCATTACAATTGCAGAGGACATAAGTGGGGCAACACCAATAACTATAATTAAAAAGGTGAAACATGAAGGTAACGAAACAACAATTGAAAGAATTGCTCCCTAAAAATCCTTACGTGGATTACTGGTATGACACTCTGTTCGGCCCACAACATGAACTTGGTGGCTCGACCCTTTTGGACGAATACGACATCAACACCCCGAAGCGAGTTGCTGCTTTTATTGCACAGTGCGCGCACGAATCTGGTGGATTCATGGTTTTGAAAGAGAATCTGAACTACAAAGCTCCTTCTCTTCGTAAACTATTCTCAAAGTACTTTCCTACGGATGCGCTTGCAGAGCAGTATGCTTCGAGACCAAACAGACAAGAAGCAATTGCAAATAGAATCTACGCAAGCCGCATGGGCAACGGTGATGAGGCTAGCGGGGATGGGTTTAGATACTGCGGACGTGGATTAATTCAGCTGACTGGTAAATCTAACTATCAAAACTTTGCAGATAGTCTTGAAATGAGAGTTGAGGATGTTCCAGCCTATCTAGCCACGTTTGAAGGTGCTGCACAGTCTGCATGCTGGTTCTGGGAAACAAATAAACTAAACAGATTTGCTGATGCAGGAGACATCAAGGGTCTAACAAAGGCGATTAACGGTGGTTTCATCGGTCTTGAAGATAGAATCAAGCATTATGAGCATGCACTTCATGTAATAGGAGCTCACTGATGAAATATCTACCCCTAATAATGCTTGTAGCGTTGATGGGATGTGAAGAGCGCTATAGATATCCATGTCAAGATCCAAGTAACTGGCAAGAAGAGCAATGCAAGAAACCAATTTGCAGTGCAAATGGAACTTGCCCAGAAGATCTTACCCCATATGAAAAAGAAAAGGTTGGAGGCACAACTGGAAATCCAAATCTACAGCCTGCACCTAGTAAAGGAGATTGTAAATGATTAAGCAACTATGGTCTGAAGATAAGTACACTACAGAAGAACTAAATGCGAGACTAAAGTTCTTCATTGGAATTATTCTTGGCTTAACACTTTTTGGTATTGTATTCGTTGTTCTTTACAGCTTGATTTTTGTAACTCAGCCAATGAATGGAATGAGTCCTGTTGATAATAAGTTCTTTGAGCTAATTATTCCTGTTGCAACATTCCTAACTGGTACCCTATCTGGAATCATGCTAGCAGGAGATGATAAGGATTTGAGAGCAAAGGCGCTGGAAGCAGCTAACAAGCCACCTCCTCCTTCTGCACCACCACCAGCACCAGTTCCAGTAACAAGAACATTTACTGAAACAACTTATGCAGGTGCACCTCCATCAATTACAACTGGGTTTGGTGGCAAAGCAGCTCCTCCTCCTGCACCTGAGCCAGAACTATGATAGCATTTATCTCAAAGATGCTTGCTGGTGAGGGAGAGAACAACCCAAGCAGTAAGAGAGTAATTACATTTCTTGCATTCCTGCTTTTAGCAGCTGGATATATAGCAGAGATGTTCTTTGAGAAGAAAGTTAATCCCCATACCTTCGATACAATAATGTATATTGTTATTGGTGGTTTGGGGTTTACTGCTTCAGAAAAATTCACTAACAAGGAAAAGAAATGAAAAAGGAAATTGTATTTGCATCTATGATTCTATTTCTTCTTTTTGCTCCACTATCCAAGGCAGCTTTTGCTGGAGGTGAGATGAAAGAAGTCTGCCGTAAGGAAACGAAGAACGGTAAAGAGGTTGAAGTGTGCAAGAAGATCAAAGTACACAAGAAACTAGAAGGCACAGCTGTTCCAGAGAAAGCACCAAAGAAGTAAATGTCAATGGAACTATTCGATACTCAATCAAGGATCGCTATTTTGGAACACGAAGTAAAAAACGTCTCTGAAATGATGAAAGAGCTTCGTAAGGAGCAGAAAGAGCAACACGAAGCAATGATGAAAAGAATCGATTCTATTGACCATAGAATTGCAGTTCTTGAAAAATGGCGGTTCATGTTGATTGGTGGCTCGCTCGTGATTGGCTACCTAGTAGCTCAGCTTGTTCAGCTTGCAAAGGTCCTTAGTTGACGTTGTAAGTAACTCTACATATAATTCTCCTGCTATCTGAGGAGAGTTTATGCAACCTATTGATTACAAATATATTGGTCTGATATCATCCCACCTACCGCTCTTCACGAGAAAGCGAGACGGTACATATAATTTTAGATGTATACTATGTGGTGATTCTCAAACCAACAAAACAAAGAAACGCGGTTTCCTTCTTGCACAAGGTGACCGCGTTACTTATTACTGCCACAATTGTAATGCCTCACTGAGTCTCCCAAATCTTATCAAGCACGTCGATGTAAATCTTTTTGAGGAATATCAAAAAGAAAAACTAGCAGAAAAATATATTTCCAAACAAACTGGAATAACCGCAAGACCCCGTGACATTACTCGCATAAGTTTTCCTAAATACCTTCGCTCTCATATGAAGGAGCTAGTCAAAGTTTCTTCACTTCGGTATGACCATCCTGCGAAAAAGTATGTTGACCAGCGAAAGATCCCCAGCAAACACCATCATAAACTGTTCTTTGCTGGAACTTTCAAAAAATGGGTCAACACTCTAATCCCAGATAAATTTGACCTTGAGAGTGGTAAAGATGAAGCAAGGCTCGTAATCCCTTTTATTGATATGGATGGTTCGCTAATAGGGTTTACCGGCAGGTCTTTTGATCCCAATAGTAAGCTGAGATACATTACTATTGCAGTCGATCCAGAAAAGCCAATGCTGTATGGTTTAGACAATATTGACAAAACCAGAAAGATATACGTGACGGAAGGACCTATTGATTCACTATTCCTTCCAAACTGTCTTGCGATGTCTTCATCTAATAATTTTGATGGATTAAAAACATTCAACAGTGACCCATCAAAATACATTATCGTTATGGATAATGAACCGAAAAATAAAGATATATGTAGAATTGTTGAGAAGGCAATAGATCTTGGTTATAGTGTTTGTATATGGCCAAATCATATCGAACACAAAGATGTAAATGAGATGGTGTTGTCTGGGATCTCTCCAGAAAACATAAAACTGATTATCGACAACAATACATATTCTGGTTTGCAAGCAAAGGCTACCCTGATGCAGTGGAAAAAATGCTAGAGATAGAAAGAAAAGCAAAAATATATCTTCGCTCGATGGATAAGTTAGTTATGTCCTGTGACAATGAAGAAGAGTTGAGAATGCTTGCTTGTGCAATGATGACGTCTTCAATTCATATTTTAGAACAGCAAATAGGAATTAACCGTACTCGTAAGTTACTAGACGCAACCATGGAGGCACGTTATGGTGAAAGAGAAGGAGACAGAAGAGCAAAATGAATACACAAAGCCAACAAAAAGCAAACATCAAACAAGACTCGGCCAGAAACAAAATCACATACAAAAACAATTAAAAATAGTAAAGACGAGTGGTGGTAATAAAAGGTATCTTAGAGAGCCACACCGTCTTGCTAAACACAATGCTATGGACTGTGGCAAGCCTAATTGTTTTCTCTGTGGAAATAGACGAAAGATGGCTGGCAAAACAGTACAAGAATTAAAATTCGAACAAACTGAGAAATGGAATAATTATGAAAGTGAAACTGATAAGTTACTCGGGACTCAATAATGAATTACATGCTGAACGGGATAGTCGATCAATTCAAGACCTTATTGCATACTGTGCAAGAGTATCGAATCCATCGAACCAGTCGAACAAAGAGACCTCTGAAAAACTCATCAAGTACCTTGCAGCACACAAGCACTGGAGTCCGTTTGAAATGGTCAACGCATGCCTCGAAATTGAAACAACAAGAGACATTGCAAGACAGATCCTCAGGCACCGTAGTTTTAGTTTCCAAGAGTTCAGTCAGCGATATGCTGATCCTACGAAGGAACTCGAATTCGTATACCGAGATGCCCGACTACAGGATACAAAGAATAGACAAAACAGTATAGAAACAGACGATCGAGAACTAAAACGTCTTTGGCAAGAACAGCAACAAGAGGTACTCAAAACAGCTCAGCACGCGTATCAGTGGGCAATATTAAACGGAATTGCAAAAGAACAAGCAAGGGCCGTACTACCTGAAGGGCTTACAGTATCAAGAATCTACATGAATGGAACTATCAGATCATGGATACACTATATAGAGCTCCGAACCGCAAATGGTACACAAAAAGAACACATGGAGATAGCAAGAGCATGCGCTGACGCAATTTCACCAATCTTTCCTATGATCGAACAATATGTCCAACAACAATAATAATAACGAGGTAGAGATGCATCTTTCAGTAGTCCCTAAACAGAAACAACTTCCAGATTATCACATCACAGTCGACCTAGAAAGAGATAAATTATTTGATGAGCATGGAATGAAACGACTGCGTGAGTCGTACATGCTCGATTCAGAACAGTCACCTCAAGATAGATTTGCCTTTGTTTCGAAAGTATTTGCATCGAATCAAGACCACGCACAACGTCTATACGACTACTCCTCAAAGCACTGGCTGTCTTACTCTACCCCTATCCTCTCGTTTGGAAGAACTCAAAAGGGACTACCCATCTCTTGTTTTTTGAACTTCATGCATGACAGCTCTGCTGGTCTTGTCGACAATTTATCCGAGACAAACTGGTTGTCGATGCTGGGTGGTGGTGTAGGTATTGGTTTTGGTATTCGTTCTGCGGACGAAAAATCTACTGGTGTTATGCCACATCTTAGAATTTACGATGCATCATCTCTTGCATACAGACAAGGAAGAACACGTCGTGGTTCATATGCAGCATACTTAGATATCGACCACCCAGATATTGCGTTGTTCTTGGATATGAGAAAACCAACTGGTGATCCAAACATGCGCGCACCAAATCTCCATCATGGTATCAATATGTCGGATAAGTTCATGCAGCTAATCGAAAAGTGCATGCTGGATCCAGAAGCAGATGATAGCTGGGAGTTGAATGATCCACACGATGGACAGGTTCGTGAGGTCGTCTCTGCGAAAGCGCTTTGGCAACAAATCCTTGAACTAAGAATGCATACCGGTGAACCATATCTACACTTCATCGATACGAGTAATAGAGCACTCCCACAATGGTTGAAAGATAAAGGATTGAAAGTTAGACAGTCAAACCTTTGTTCAGAGATTGTCCTTCCAACTGATAAAGATAGAACTGCTGTATGCTGCCTGTCTTCTGTAAATCTGGAGTATTATGATGAGTGGAAAAATGATCCCCTTTTCTTGCGTGATATTGCTGAAATGCTTGACAATGTTCTTCAGTATTTCATTGATAACGCACCCTCACCAGTTCATAGAGCTGTATACAGTGCTACTCGAGAAAGGTCTATTGGCGTTGGGGCTCTTGGCTTCCATGCTTATCTACAGCGTAATAATATTCCATTCGAGTCATCAATGGCAGTCGGAAGAAACAAACAAATCTTCAAACACGTAAGGAGTAAGTTGGATGAAGCAAACCGGCAACTTGGTAATGAGCGTGGGGAAGCGCCGGATGCTGCAGGGACTGGTCTTCGTTTCAGCCATCTCATGGCTGTGGCACCCAATGCCAGCTCTTCTATTATCATGGGCAACACATCTCCTAGTATTGAACCATATAGAGCAAATGCATATAGACAAGATACTCTCTCAGGGGCACATCTCAACAAAAACAAATGGCTAGACAGAATCATTCGTATGTCTTGCGAGACTAACAAAGATCTTGACTATGATGATATTTGGTCTTCGATTATTGCTAACGATGGGTCGGTGCAGCACTTAGAGTGGATGGATGACTGGACAAAGGATGTGTTTAAAACATCCATGGAGATCGATCAGCGTTGGATTGTACAGCATGCATCTGATCGTCAAGAGTTTATTGATCAGGCACAATCAGTCAACCTCTTCTTTAGACCAGATGTAAATATCATGTATCTTCATGCAGTGCATTTCCAGGCGTGGAAGCAAGGATTGAAGAGTCTTTACTATTGCAGAAGTGAGAAACTTGCAAAAGCAGATAAGGTGTCAAAGCGCATTGAGCGTCAGGTAATCGAAGAGATTGATATGAGAGCCCTCGCAGAGGGTAATGAATGCTTGGCTTGCGAAGGATAATAATTAACACAAAAGAAACATGAAACCATCTCATTTCTATTTTGATGAAAATATTCTTGAAAAGGAAAGTATACTATTTCGTCACGCAAGATATCTTGGACATGAGCTGCTAGTTCCAGAAGTTGGAAATTACTCCGTTATCCCTCACGATGATAACGGAAGATTTCTCTACCACTCGAAAGAAGGGTTACAGTGTGTCTCTAATGTGTGTCGACATAGGCAAGCGTCTATATTAAAAGGGTCTGGTAGTACTTCTAATATCGTATGTCCACTGCACGGATGGACGTACGATACAACTGGTAGGTTGATTGGTGCTCCACACTTTGACCCTTGTCCCAATACTTCCCTTCGTAAGTTTGAAACACAACAGTGGAACGGAATACTTTTTGAAAAAGGAACCCTAGATCTGCTCAATGATCTAGAGGGAATGAGACTATCAAAACACTTCAACTTTAATGGATATGTTTTTCATTCCAGAAAAGAACATGAATGCAACTACAACTGGAAAACATTTATTGAGGTTTACTTAGACGATTATCACGTTGATCCGTTCCATCCTGGACTAGGTAATTTTGTTGATTGCAGTAATCTCGATTGGCAGTTTGGAAATAGGTACTCTGTTCAGTCCGTTGGTGTGAATAATAAATTGATGCTAGCTGGAACACCAGTCTACAAGCAGTGGCACAGAGTACTAATGGATTATAGAAAAGGAATTGTTCCAGAGTTTGGGGCAATCTGGCTCACAATATACCCCAACGTAATGGTAGAGTGGTATCCAGAAGTGCTTGTCATTTCAACTGTATGGCCGGTGACCCCACAAAAGACAAGAAACGTAGTTGACTTCTATTACCCAGAAGAGATTGTTCATTTTGAACCTCAATTTGTAGAAGCTCATCAAGCAGCGTATATGGAAACCTGTTTTGAAGATGACGAAATTGCAGAAAGAATGGATCAAGGTAGAAAGCATTTAAATAGTGTTAATTTTAATGATTATGGGCTTGTCCACGACCCAATGGAAAAGGGATTAGAGTACTTCTATAAGTATTACGATAACTTTATTTTTTCAGACTGGACAAAGAGAGTGTAAATTGGACCCACATACAGTATACTTTCTTTTTGGATTTACTCTTGGATGTCTCCTGATGGGTTGTGTAGCAGTTTTTTCTATGATCATCATGTATGAATATATGTCTATCAAATGAAAACGATTGCTATTTTTGTTCACCAACCAAGGTGTTCGGTGCAGTCAGGTAATGGAATAATCAAAGCCCTAACTCCTCATTATAGATTTAAGGTTTTTACTAAACATGAACTTGAAGATGACTTTTTTGATGATGTTGATATGGTCGCTTTTCCTGGTGGCACTGGCGATTCCGATAGTTGGAATCGTTTATTTAAATCTCATGTTGACCGCATCCGTGGCTTCGTTGCTGGTGGTGGGCATTACTTGGGTATATGCATGGGAGCGTATTGGACGGGACCTGACTACTTTAACATACTTGATGGCGTTCAAGTATGTCAATATATAACTCGTCCCAATACAGATACTAGAAGACCACATGCAAAGCAAATGAAGGTTACCTGGAATGACCAACCAGAAGAACTCTTTTTTTATGATGGCTGTGCGATTGTAGGTGATGAAGCTAAGTACAATGTAGTATCACGATATCCAAATGGTGATGCTATGGCGATCATACAAAACAGAGTAGGATTGATTGGGTGTCATCCGGAAGCTGAGCAACACTGGTACAATAGCTATTCGTGGATGAAGAAACGCTGGACAGGCAACAAACACAATTTACTACTTGACTTCGTGAACAAAATAATGGAGAAATAGTATGATAGGTGAGATTCCATACATGATCGTGTGGGGTTTCTTTTCTGCTTTGGGCTGGATGACAGCTAACTGGGTTGTCGAAAAGAACTTTCCAGACAAGCAGCAAGAAAAACCTCCTGTGATTGAACGTCAGGTTGAGGAGATGAATAATGGCAGAGATCCTAAGCTTCCAGAGCAAAAAAGATGAAAAGAATCTTGCAAAACAACACGATGATGTGCTAATTGAAGAGCATAGAATCAAATTACTTACTTTATACGCTCAAATGGAGCATATAATAAAAGAGATAAATTATCATAAAGAAGTAATACAACTACTAGAAAAAGGCACGAAGAAATGAAAAACTTTTCTCATTTCATTGAGGAAAAAGATAATCTAGTACTAGAACCTCTTCCATACAAAGACACTGATTTAAAGGGTGTTATGAGTAAAGAGACGCTAGATTATCATTACAGCACACTTGCAGCAGGGTATGTAAAGAGATTCAATCAGGGAAAAGGTGATCCTAAGTTCAACACAGCAGGAGCATATCTTCACAACTTGTTCTTTCCTCAGTTGAAACCTCCAGTTGATGATAATATGCCAGAAGGATCCAGTGACGCTCTGATCAAAAGTGCTTTTGGGTCGTTTCAAAAGTTCCAAGAAGAGATCAAAAAAATTGCAATGAAGATTCAAGGATCGGGGTGGGTCTATATGGATACGTCTGGAAAAATTAAAACGATCGTAAACCACGAGGTTGTTCCAAACATCGCACTGATTATTGATTGGTGGGAGCATGCCTGGGCTCTTGACTACCAAGCTGATAAGGAAAAGTATCTCGATAACATCTGGAAAGTTATCGACTGGAAAGTTGTCAATGACAGAATAAATAATGAAAGATCTACTTAAGTTCCTTCCTCAGGTACTGCAAGCGTTACCTGAAGTAATCAAGTACATAAAATACATTCCAGTTCTAATGGTCCTTGCTGGCATTGGATATGGGGTGTATATGTTTTTCTTAAATTACAAAGATCCCTACAAGTGTTACAACAACCAGCTTTTTGAACAAAAAAGCATTCTATCCAATGTTTATATTTTTAACGGCGATACGTGTATAGATAACTCAGAAACCATACAAAAAGAATAAATGTCAGAAGACAATAAAGATGTAAAAAATGAACTCAAGAAGTTCAAACCAAAGAAAAACAAAATAACAGTTCCCGCTGAGTTTTTAGATAATGCAAAGAGTTATGAGGACAAGCTAGTACTGGTCCAACACCTGACTGAGAGGGAGAAGGGTAGAGTTTTGTTGATCATAAAATCAATGTTAAAAGATGCTGTAAGTAAGAAAAACAAAGTATAGGGTATAAAATGTTTGATAATGATTCTATTGGATTCCAGAGGTTTTATGATGTTCTACCCAACAAAGATCATAATGAGTGTTATCAAAAATTAATTAATGGTTCTTGGAATTTTTCTGGGTGGTCGAATGCAGACGATCCAACAAGATTCTGGAACATGCCTTTACAGCACGATGATTTTTTTACATCATACTTCTTAAACGTGATATGTAGCACAACAGGTCGAAAATTTTACACTGAAAGAGTTTACGCTAACGGACAAACTCACGGACAGTGTGGTAGCTTGCATACAGATCACATAGAAGGTAGAGAAGACGTATCGTATACTTTTTTATACTACGCAAATCCTGAGTGGTATTCAGTGTGGGGTGGAGGTACTGCATTCTGGGCTTCAAGGAATCAGCATAAAGTAGAAGAGTACATACCGAACTCTGCAGTTATTTTCAAAGGTAATACTCTTCATGCAGGACTAGAACCAACTAGACATTGCTACGGTCTAAGGATTACTGTGGCATACAAACTAATAGAGATTAAATGAACCCTCTTTTTTCTATTACAGCAAACAAATTTGACGAGAACCTGAATCTAACAAAAAGAGTCAGCAATGATTACTTTACCAATCAATACATATCGTACTTCGATAATGATGGGTTTGAGCTTTCTTATCTGGAACAAGAATTTTACAGAGAGCATAATATTATCCTGACAGATATTCTCAACCATCGTAGTAATCAACTTCCATGGGTTGAGTGTAGTAGTGAAGATTTCAAGATAGACCATAGTACAATATCTCAGCGTTGGTCTTTTGACGGCGAAGCAAGATGTCAACTACTTAATCATGTTCACAAATTTCCTGAGCTTCTTAAATATCTAAATCTCAGACCAAAGTGGGGCTTGGACTTTGCACTAGAATACTACAAAAAAGATAGGTTTGTTGAGGTAATGCACTTTGAGATGGACTACGATAGCTACGATCAAGCAGTACAAGCAAAAAGATATTTCCAAAATAAAATTCTTGAAACCGACTGGTACCTATTTGTTAGTATGCTTTTATCATGTGAGGAAGATTGGATTCATTTGAAGGGCATCGAACAAAACGACTGGAAAGCGAGAATGTGGGGGCTGGATAAAGCAGAAGTAACACTTAAAACTTGGGGTCATTAATGGTTAAACAAAAACTAAAACTAACGGACGAACGTAACTCTTTCAAACCTTTTCATTATCCTTGGGCGTATGATGCGTGGTTGAAGCACGAGCAGAGCCATTGGATGCACACTGAAGTTCCAATGCTTGAAGATGTCAAAGACTGGAAAAACAAATTGACAGAACAAGAAAAACATTTCCTAACAAACATCCTACGCTTCTTTACACAGGGTGATGTTGATGTTGCAGGGGGATATGTAAAGAACTACCTCCCATACTTTCCACAGCCAGAAGTAAGAATGATGCTAACAGGGTTTGCTGCACGTGAAGCACTTCATGTAGCAGCATACAGCCATCTCATTGAGACTCTTGGCATGCCAGAATCAACATACAATGAGTTCCTTCAGTATGATGAGATGAGAGCCAAGCATGATTACTTTCTGTCTATTGCTGGACAAGATGCATCAACTATCGCTCAGCAGATTGCAGCGTTCAGTGCCTTTACTGAAGGCATGCAGCTATTCTCTTCTTTCATCATGCTACTCAACTTCCCTCGTCACGGAAAGATGAAAGGGATGGGTCAGATCATTACATGGTCAATTGTTGATGAGACAATCCATGCAGAGTCAATGATCAAACTATTCAGAACATTTGTCGAAGAGAATCGAGACATCTGGAAAGACGAGTTAAAGAGTGAGATATATACGATCGCAGAAAAGATGGTCGAACTAGAAGACAAATTTATTGATCTCGCCTTCTCGCTGGGTCAAATGGAGGATCTCAATGCTGAGGATGTTAAGCGTTATATTCGCTACATTGCTGACCGTAGGCTTATTTCTCTTGGTCTTAAAGGGATTTTCAAAGTAAAGAAAAACCCCCTGCCATGGGTTGAGGAAATGATTAATGCACCTACTCACACAAACTTTTTTGAAAACCGTGCAACAGATTATGCAAAGGGGGCTCTGTCTGGCGATTGGTCAGACGTTTGGGCAAAGGCTGCATAAACATAAATAAACAAGACCACTAGGGTCTTTACATCCAGAGCCTGCTACAGCTTCGTGCTGCAGCGGGCTCTTTTATTATGAGCTTCAAATATTACCAATATATGAAATTATATACTATCCATAAACAGGAGAAAGCATGAAAAAGCTATTACTATCCTTACTATTATTATCTGGTGTTGTAAATGCTGCTGAATTTACTGGGGCAGGAGCAACATTCCCATTTCCAATCTATGCTAAGTGGGCAGAAGCATACAAAGCACAGACTGGTATTGGATTGAATTATCAATCAATCGGTTCAGGTGGCGGTATTCGTCAGATCAAAGCCAAGACAGTTGACTTTGGTGCAAGCGATATGCCATTGAAGAAAGAAGAACTAGACAAAGAAGGTCTTGTTCAGTTCCCAGCAATCATTGGTGGTGTCGTACCGGTATTCAACCTTGATGGTATTGAGCAAGGTAAACTTAAACTGACACCTGATGTCATTGCAAACATCCACCTAGGTAAAATTACCAAGTGGAACGATAAAGCAATTGCTGAAATCAATCCTGGTGTAAATCTACCTGCAATGAATATCACAGTTGTTCACCGTGCAGATGGTTCAGGTACTACATTCATCTGGACAAACTTTCTTAGTAAAGCCAACGCAGACTTCCAAAAGACTGTGGGTGAAGGCTCGGCAGTTAAGTGGCCAACTGGTGTAGGCGGCAAAGGTAACGAAGGTGTTGCAGCACAAGTACAAAGAATCAAAGGCGCATTTGGTTATGTTGAATACGCATATGCAAAACGCAATAAGATTCCTTATGCATCACTAAAAAATCGTGACGGTAACTTTGTGTCACCAGATGATTCAACATTCAAAGCAGCAACAGCTAATGCAGATTGGAACAATGCACCAGGAATGTATTTGTTGCTCACATGGCAAACAGGCAAGGATGCTTGGCCAGCAACAGGCGCAAGTTTTATTCTCATGCACAAACAACAAGCAGATACATTAACAGGTCGTGCAGTTCTTAAGTTCTTTGATTGGAGCTATAAGAATGGTAGCCAAATGGCAACTGAACTGGAATATGTTCACATGCCAGCTGATGTAATCAAACTGGTTCAGGACAACTGGAAGAAAGACTTTCGTGGTCCAGACGGTAACCCAATTTGGAAATAAGGATAAGTCATGAAACTATTTAAAAAACTTTCTATTGTAGTTGCACTAGCAGCAGTAATTCCTGCATATGCTGATGAGTATAAAGACACATTGAATATTCTAAGAGAGAAGAATGTAATCACTCAAAAAGAATATAATGATAAACTGAAAGCATATGAAGAAAAAGAAGAAAACAAAAAGTTTTCAGAATATAGAATTGACAAAGATGTTAGCGATAGCAACAAGTGGAGACAAGCTAGAGCAAACGATGGGTCAGTTACAGAAAACGGAATCGGACTCAAATCAAAAGATGGGAACAATACTGCACAGTTTACAGGTAGAATTCATATGGACTATCGACACTACACACCAGATTATGGTGTCGGTCAAACCACGGATTCGTATCAAAACTTAACAGAAGTTCGTCGTGCAAGATTTGGTGTTCGTGGTCAGTTTGCCAAAGACTTCAAATATCAGTTGTTAGCCAACTTTGGAGCAAGTGATGGGTTTAGTTCTACATCATCAACGGCAGATGAAATGTGGGTGAACTACGCAGCAAATCCAGAAGCGCAGTTTCAGTTTGGTCTGTTTAAGATGCCATTTAGTCTTGAGCAATTGACGAGCTCGAACAATCTGGATTTTATGGAACGTAGCTTGATTGGTCAGAATGATTCGGAATTAATTCCTGCAAAAGAAACTGGTTTTATGTTACATGGTGTACCAAAGCCTGGTCTTACATATGCCATAGCAGCAAGTAGAGGCAAAGCCAACAAGAACGCAGAGTTCGACGGTTTTGATTATATCGGTCGTGTAACCACCAACATTGCTGAACTAACGGGTAGCAAATCATATACTGCACACCTAGGTGCGGCCTATAGCATAGGTGAAATTAAAGGTGGTGTTATACCAGTTAGTGGTAGAACAGAATCACGTATGCAGTCTGCTTGGTTTACTGGAACTGCGTTGAGTGGTGACACTACAAGAACACGCCAAGGACTAGAAGCAGCATTTGCATACAATGCTTTCAAAGTTCAAGGTGAACAGTTCAACTTCAAATACGATCCACTAACCGGCAACAATCAAGAAATCAAAGGTTATTATGTGCAAGCAGTATATAATTTGACTGGCGAATCTCATGCATACAAAGACGGTGCATTTGGTTGGATTAAACCAAACAATGCAATCGACAAAGGTGGTAAGGGTGCGTGGCAAGTTGGTGTTCGTATGAGTGAGTTTGATGCAAGCACAATCACAGTTGCGACTGGCAAATCAAATCGTGCTACTGCCATGACATATGGTTTAACTTGGTTCTGCACAGATAACCTAAGATTTATAATAAACTACACTGACACCAAATTTGATGCATTAGTTGGTAGTTCTGGTAGCCGTGTAAATGGTGAGAAAGCAATCATGTTCAGAAGTCAATTGAGTTTCTAATATAAAAAATCGGTCACAACGATCAGGTGACGCTGGAACCGTAACCAGTAATTTATAGAACTATAAATATTCACTCCAGCCCAAGGAGTGCAAAATGAAGAAAATAGCAGCAGCAGTTCTCTCTTTTTTGTTGGCTGCTTCTTCTTTTGCCCAGCAAACAGAATACAGCATGACGTTCATCAGGGATAAAGATGGCCAGTTAATAGTTATAGATAATGAAAAGGACTGGACTCTTATTGGATCTGCAGCCATATTTGATCTCTACATAGACAAATATATGTTCGAGCAGATGAAAGATGATTACTATCTTCACGGAGTTACAGTATATAAACCTGGCGAAGAACAAAAATTTGATGGGTTACCCTTCACTGTAAAGAAGATATATACATATGGACATCTGGTCTGTAAAGATAAGGTTCTTTATGTCCTTAATCAGTGGTACACAACTGATAAAGGAGTCATTGTTTACAGCCAGTCTTATAACTATGGTGAATTCATTTCAGACATGAATGACCCAAATACAACCAGAAACAAGGCTTACCATTTACTATGTGGAGAAAAAGTATGATTGGTGACGATAAAAATATTAGAATCTGTAGAACGTGTGATGCAGAGTTTGCTATAGATGGTTACAATATTGACGAAGAGATTTCATTCTGTCCTTACTGCGGTCATTTGATGGACTCTGAGCTAGACGAGGAGTTTTATGATGACGACAACCTCGACTAATTGGAAATTTAGCAATATTGATCTAACAGAAATCCCAGAAGATTATTATGGTTTCGTGTATAGAATAGTTGATAAAATTACCAATAGAGAATATATTGGTAAGAAGTTCTTTTACTCCTCAAAAACCAGACAGGTGAAGGGTAAGAAGAGGAAAACAAAAGTGGAATCGGATTGGAAAGATTACTATGGTTCTAACGAAGAGCTTTTAAAGAACATAGGTGAACATGGTAAACATAATTTTGAGAGATATATTCTCAAGCTATGTAAAACCAAAGGCGAATGTACCTACTACGAATCAAAACATCAATTTGAAGAAGACGTTCTCCTGAATCCAAAAAAGTATTACAATACGTGGATAATGTGCAAAGTGCACAGAAAACATTTAAAATTAACTGAAGCAGGGTAGCGCAGCGGTAGCGCGCTGGACTCATAATCCAGAGGACGGGGGTTCGATTCCCTCCCCTGCAACCAAACATAACATCATGCTAGCACAATCAACAACTAGATACGGAACTGTCATCCATTTCTACAACGATGACCCAATTGGTGCCTGTCTAACTCATTATGGTGAATGGGCTCAACAGGAGATGGATCTTCTTGCTTCTGTACTTAGGCCAGATTCTCTTGTTATTGATGTGGGTGCTAACATCGGTACGCATACATTGTTTTTTTCTCAATATTGTAAAGAAGGTAGTGTTCTTGCCTTTGAACCCCAACAATACATCTACAATCTTCTCGTCACCAACATCACTATCAATAATAGATACAACGTCGTTCCTGTAAGAGCTGGTATTTCAGATAAAGACTCTAAGATTCAAATGATGAACATTAGTCCTTTTGAAGAAAAGAAAAAGATTAATTATGGCGAGTTTAAGGTAAACGACGAAGCTAATGCAGGGATGTATACTGATATCGTGAAACTTGATAATTACATAGATAATCTTGCAAGGTTAGACCTTATCAAGGTAGATGTCGAAGGAATGGAGATCAAAGTACTGGATGGAGCAAAGAAGCTTCTCAAAAAGTTCAAGCCTATTTTATATCTGGAGTTTAGTGAAAAGAATGGTAATCCAGATTTGATAAAAAAGTTAGACTCGCTTGGGTACAAAAGTTTCCTGCATGTATATGAAAAACACAATCCCAACAACTTCAATAAACAAACACAAAATGTTTGGGAAGAGGATGGGTTTATTCTAACCAAAGAAAATATGCATAAGCGATATGATGCCAGTATTATCTGTTTCCATAAAGATACAGGAGCGGAATGCGATCTTCCTTTAGTATCAGAAAAGACTACCTTGTTTGACTTTTTGTTTGATAAGGCATTGATCTAGTACCGCCAGGTTTTCTTGCCCTGATGAAGCTGATATTTTTTAATAGTTTCTTTCACTAATTGTTCTGGGTACCTCAACCTCAAGCATATCTCTTCTACATCGAAACCATGATCTCTGTACATTCTTGTAACTAGATCAACACGAATGTGGTTAAGTGCACCATTACTCATCCTTGACCTCACAGTCAATCCACTTTAAATTGTTGTACCAATTGTAGACCGCATTTCCTTTTGGTATCAAACAACGTCCAAGCTCTGGATAAACATCAATTCTAACCTGAACAACAGCCCATACTAACCATATCAAATACAACGACACTACCGAGGCTATTCCATACTTCCAAGCATTACACTTGATATGTTGTATCCTACGACGTTTTTTGGCTGCAGTAATCTTATCTTCTGCTCTCTTCTTCTTCCAGGCAGCAGCTTGCTGCTTCTTCATTCTCTCCATCATTTTCTCTACACGTGTGTAGAGATCACCCAGCTCTGGTGGGCAATTGTAAACCATAAGCTCACGAAGCTCAGCTTGCATGGCAGTAAGACGACTCTGCATTAATACTCTTTGCAGCGCTCTCTTACCCAGGCTTACTTCACCTGTGTAAACTTCATTATCATGCTTTTCTTCTTCTTCAAATATTGCACTGCACTTAGCATAGTTTTCAAAATAAACACCTAGTTCTTCACCAATTTGAGTATAAATGTCATTCGGTTGCTGCTTGCTTAATTCTAATATACGGTTTTTTTCTTGGATGTACTGGTTGCGTTCAGCTGTACTGGGAGCTCTGTCTTTGAACTTGAAATTGAATTGTTCTTCAAGGTCATTTAATACTCCCTTCACATCACTTGCTGCACCTGCAATTTCTTTATATAATTCACATCCTTTTTTTACTGCTTGAACGGCACCATTCGCTAATGCGAAAAGTGTCAATGGATCCATTTAGGGTTTAAGCTCTCCTCTTGCGATCAGTGCTTGTTTGTTCTTTAGATGCATTTCTTGTACGAGCTGTTTGTTCTCACCTTGGTACGCTACTGCATAGTTGTTCTCACACATCCACTCGTTGAGACTTTTACCATCTTCCATAACAAACACACCAAGGATTCGACCAAACTTATCGTCAACATCATCTGCTTTAAGAGTTCTAATTGTCTGCCAAGACCCGAGTGGTAACTTCTCAGCCAACTTTTTTTTGGACAGCTGTCCTCTTGGCTTCTCTTCTTCATTAGATGTTCTTGACTCTGGTGTATCGATTCCTGCCATACGAACTCTTTGATTGGCAAGAATAATATTGAAACCTAGATCAAGATCGATATCGACGGTGTCACCATCAAGAACTTTGTTTATTCTGCATCTATATTGAAACATTTTGATCCTCTATTTAAACCTCACACACAACTTCATGTGATCGGCAAGGTTAATGACGTATTGATCAGCTTCTTTTAACCAAGGGGACCAAAAATGATTAGTATAATTATTTAATGCTTTTGTGTAGCTCAAAAAGCCTTCTTGCTTCAGATTAATAAAATCACAAAGAAACTGTTGATTTCTCTCTACCACATGATTGATAGTGATAGTAGGGTATTGCGGCATTAGGTGGAACATTGCTTCTCCCTGTTTCCTTATATTTATAATAACCTGCAAAATGAAGAATGTATACATTTTCGATGTAGATGGAACTCTGACCCCGAGCAGAGATTCAATGGATCCCACTTTCAAAAAGTGGTTCAAATCTTGGCTCAAAAAAGGAAGTAAAGAGGTCTATTTTGCCACTGGTAGCGACTATCCGAAGACACAGGAGCAGGTAGGAAATGATCTCCTAGACTCCGTTCAGGCAGTTTTCTGCTGCGCTGGTAACGCCATCTACCATAAAGGTCAGCTAAAGTATTCGAGCAAGTGGACATTGAAAGAACCAATGGTTCAGTGGCTGAATGAGCAGTTATATTTTAGCTTGTTCACTGGAAAAACTGAGCGTCACATTGAAAACAGAATCGGTCTTGTCAACTTCAGTGTTGTTGGTAGAGCAGCTAATAAAGAGCAGCGTGCCAAGTATGTAGAGTATGATAAAAAGACTGGTGAACGAAAAAAGATTGCCAAGCTCTTTAATGAGAAGTTTGGTAGCCAAGCCATTGCCCAAGTCGCGGGTGAAACTGGTATTGATATTATGGAGCCAGCCAAAGATAAAAGTCAGATCGCCAAGTACTTTGCAGAACCATTTGTTCATGTTTACTTTTTTGGGGATCAGATGGAGATTGGTGGAAACGACTTTCCTCTGGCTCTCGCTTTGAAAGAGAACTATATACACATGAAACAAAGTAAAGCTACTACGGTGAAAGTGAAGAGCTGGAAAGAAACTTGGAATTATCTACAGAAAATGGAGAATAGCTAATGAAAGCTGGAAGCAACTTTAAGATGGAAAAGGAAGTTAAACGAGTTGCAGCTACGTTTACTGATTCGTCTTTACGTGGTGAGTATAAGAGAGCGATGATTAGTGCTCAACTGGCCTTTGAAAAAGCCAAGCGTGATGCAATGAGACAGAAACGTATTGATGCTGGTGGTGACGAATAATGGAAGTTAATGAGTTGTCAAAGAATGCGAAGGGTGGAACCGAGCTAATGCTCGAAGCCCTCCACAACAACATCCCAAAAGATCTTCTCGAATATTTTCAAATCATTCCTTCTCGTGTAAGAGAAATTGATGATTCTAAAATTAAAATATACTGGTTGCACGACTTACCAGGAGATCCAGAATCGGAACACTTACGAAACGGTGGGTGGAATAGATTTGATAAACTGGTATTTGTTTCCAACTGGCAAATGCAAGCGTATCAGAAACACTATGGCCTTCCATGGTACAAGTGTGTTGTTCTTCATAACGCTATCGAACCTATCGACTATGTTCAAAAACCTACTGACAAAATCAGATTTATATATCATACTACTCCTCATCGTGGTCTCAATATCCTGGTTTCCACTTTTGATGCTCTATCTAAGCGTCACCCTAACCTAGAGCTCGATGTCTATTCGAGCTTCAAGATCTACGGTTGGGAACAAAGAGATGAACCATACAAAGAGTTGTTCGACTTCTGTAGAGAACATCCAAACATCAACTACCATGGGTCAGTACCAAATGACGAGATAAGAAAAGCTCTCCAGCGTTCTCATTTCTATCTATACCCCAACACATGGCTTGAGACTTCTTGCATTAGTCTTCTCGAAGCAATGTCAGCTGGTGTCTTTTGTATTCATCCAAACTATGGTGCTCTGTATGAAACAGCTGCTAACTGGACATGGATGTATCAATGGCAAGAGAGTGAACGCGATCATATGAAAGCAGCATTTGATCTTGCATCCACTGCGATTGATATCTATCAGGAAAACGATGTGCAGAAAACTTTACTTGCACAAAAAGCATATATTGATGCCTTTTACAGTTGGTCGAATAGAAGAAATCAATGGATAAATCTTTTCAAAGTTCTTCTGAAAGAGCACAGACGAATAGACTACGACAGGTGATAAAATTATTATTGTAGATTTCAACCAAGTCTGCATCTCTAACTTAATGATGCAGATTGGTAATCACACAAATCTTGCAGTTGAGGAGGGTCTTGTTCGTCACATGATCCTCAACTCTCTTCGTCTATACAAACAAAAGTTCGGACGTGTGTACGGTCAGATGGTGATTGCTTGTGATGACAAGCACTACTGGCGAAAGGATATCTTTCCTCACTATAAAGCTGGACGAAAAAAGATGAGAGAGCAAAGTGACCTTGATTGGCCTACTCTTTTCGAGACTCTAAATAAAATTAGAGACGAGATCAAACAGCATCTTCCATATACAGTTGTTCAGGTTGACAACTGCGAGGCTGATGATATTATTGCTACGATCTGTTTTAATAGTAGTGAAGATGTTTTGATTCTTTCAGCCGATAAGGATTTCATTCAGCTTCACAACGAACGTGTAATTCAATTTGATCCTATCAGAAAACGAAATGTTCAGGTTGATGATCCAAAGAGATACTTAAAAGAATTAGTAATTAAGGGTGATAGTGGTGATGGGATTCCTAATGCTTTGTCTAGTGATAATTGTTTTGTGGAGAACATACGTCAAAGACCAGTAAACAAACAAAGGCTTGCCGAGTGGTTGGATATGTCATGGGAAGATCTTTACAATACAGTTCCCGAGCTAAAAGTTGGGTTAGAAAGAAATCACAAGTTAATTAGTCTCAAACAAATGCCAAAAGACATAAGTGAGAAGATTTGGCAGGAGTATCAGAAACAACTCGCAACACCAAAAAAGGTAAATATTGTTGGTTACCTACAAGAACATAAACTGAAAACATTGATGGAACACGCCGGAGATTTTTAATGAAACTTAGTCTATCTGAAATTCTAAAGAATGCATCTGAATTTGATAAGAAGCAAGATAAATTTAACTACTTGCTTTCTAATGATTCTCCAGCATTGAGAGCAATACTCAAATACGCCTACGATGAAAAAGTAAAGTTCTTGCTGCCCGAAGGTGATCCTCCGTACAAGCCAAACGAACTTCCTGACCAAGAAGGAATTCTCTACAGCGAGCTTCGTAGACTGTATTTGTTTATTGAAGGTGGTAACCCAAACTTGAAGCCAATGAGAAGAGAATATCTTTTTGTGCAGTTGCTAGAAACTGTCAACAAAGATGATGCTAAACTCCTCCTTGCTGTCAAGGACAAAAAGATCCCGTACAAGGGAATCACTAAGAAATTTGTTGAAGAACTATACCCAGGACTTTTAGAGGGATGAAATGAGCAAGACGAACAAGCAGTACCGAACTCTTGATGAGAAACAACATCACATTTCCAAAGCAATAAAAAAAGAGTTTACAGAAAGGTCAGTAAAAAATATTGATCGAGCACTGAGAAGCAAACGATACGAACAGTTCTACGATGAACTAGATCACGACAGAGAAAAGGAGTATTGGGATGAACGGTAATTGGTTTTGGCGAAGTTCATTCGCAATTTGGATAGAAGGAAAGTTAATTTCTCTTACAAACTGGTTCTGGAATAAAAGACATCCACCAACCCCTAAACAGCGCAGCGCGCCTACCACAAATGAAATTTCGAAAGAGAACACGTCTAAAAAAAGAGCTGCTAAAAAAGCTCCTGCTAAAAAGAAAAGTGACTGGAGCGTAAAAGAGTAATGCCCTTTTATAAATTCTTGAATATGGATTCAGGTGAAGTTGAGCAGCACTCTTTAAGAATCTCTGAGTACGATCAATTCAAAGAAGCCAACCCTCATCTAGAAAGGTACTTCGAATCTGAGGATGTTCCCCCTACGATTGGTGGTGTAGGAGGAATCAAAACAGATGGTGGTTTCAAAGAAGTCCTTTCTAAGGTAGCAGAAGCTCATCCAAATAGTGCACTCGCACAGAAAACTACCACAAGATCTTCCACGCAAGTGAAGACTGATCAAGTGAAGAAAAAACACGGACTGACAACTTGAGAACAAAATACTTTGAGCATAATCCATTGCAGCGAATCGAGATACCGAGAATCGAAGTCAATGGCAAACGATATTATGTTACTCCTAACGGAGATCAATATAGATCTGTCACTACCGTATTGAGCAACCTTCCCAAAGAGGGTCTTGATAGGTGGCGCGAGATGGTTGGTGAAGAGGAAGCGACTCGTGTGATGAACAAAGCTGCAAGGCGAGGAACCAAACTTCACAGCATGATGGAAGATTATGTTGGAAACATAGAGGACTTTGCGTTGGGACGAATGCCTAGTACTTTGTCCCTTTTTCTGGACATCCAACCATTTGTTGACGAACACGTTTCTGAGGTGTACGGTATTGAATATCCTTTGTTCTCAGATCGATTGAGAGCTGCAGGAACATCAGATTTGATCTGCTTGTATGATGGAAAGCCAACTATTCTTGATTACAAGACATCAAATAAAAAGAAGAAAGTCGAGTGGATCCATAATTATTTCATCCAGTCGACCGCATATTCTTTGATGGTGAAGGAACGATACGACATCGACATCGAGCAGATAGTAATTATGATTGCTGTTGATGAAGACAAACCTCAGGTGTTTGTGAGAGATCCAAATGAGTTCGTCAAAGAAACTATTGATATTTTTGATAACTACTAACCTCTTTGGTTGCGCGAGTACAAAGAATGAGCAGGGATCAATCTTAATGGAAGATGTAATTGTCGAGCGAACAACAGTACGGTCGACAAGACAAAACCCTCCTCCTGCAAAGGGCAGTGTTGTCAATATCCAAGGTGACAACATCAATATTGGCACTCTTATCGTCAACTCACCAAACGCTCGAGTCGATAACTCCACAAGAGTGGTACAGGTTCAACAGAACTACCAGTCCTCCAGAAATGTAAGACGTGAGTTTGAGAATCAATCCCACAGCGATCTCAGAGGCCCAGAGCCCCCAGCTAATTACCACAACGATAGAGACTTTTTCAAAAATATGGACTCAACACTAATGAGAATTATACCAAGCCTGATTATGATGCGATAAGAAGTTACTAGAAAAGTAACTGTTGACTTTATTTAATAACAGGTTGAAGCTGCACTTGTAGTTTGAAGTTGTTATTTTATTAATAATTTATGAGGAGATGTAATGAGCACTGTTGACGCAAAACAAGTTCTTTCTGACTACGGCATCAAATCCTCTTCTGTTGGTGGCGCAATAAAACAAATAGGAGATACGATTGATGACTCGCGTGATCCTCTAGCATTATCAAACTCAATTATTAATCAACTTGGAGGCATTGACCAGTACGATCTCACATCTGCAAAGATTATTGCCAAAGCTCTCATCGAGCAGGCAATGGTTCAAGATCAGTATGATACCACCAAGGCATCAGAGATTGCAGAAAGCAAGCTCGAAAAGATCCGTAAAGAGATGCCCTACGTCTTTACCAAGGCAGAAGAAGAGGCTGATGCTCAGCCTGCCAAGCAACAAAGCTCCTCGTCAAACGACAAGAAAGCAAAGGCAGAGGTGATCTTCAAGGCCAACAAACAACTTTCTAACGGTGATATTGCAAAGCTAATTCAAAAGGAATTGAATATCACATACGCTAACGCCTACTATTATGCCAGTAGAGTGTTCAAGCGATAAACTCAACTCGCCCGACTCTGTCGGGCTTTTTTATTGGAGAAGATATGTTTATTACACTGCAGCAAACTGATGATACATCTGTCACATTTAACGTAAATGAAATCGATTGGGTTCGTGAAGAAACAGGTTACCTTCGCCGATGCATTTTATCTTGCCGAGGAAAACTCTTCAACGTGAAAGAGTCTTATCTTGAACTCGTTGGTCAATTAAAAGGAATCACCGCTCATGGACAACGCTAGCGTAGATAAGGTAATAAATAGGCTGATGCAACTTCGGGAGTGGGAAGTGGTTATCAAGGTTCCAGACGACTTTTCGTTTTATGGTGTTGTTCCTTATAGTATGAACATCTCCAATGGTGTTGCATACGTTAAGGTCGTTGCAATGACTTTAGAAGAGGCAATGGAGAAAGCAAAAAGATATTTCGATGGGCCGCAAGAAGAAGATCAGACCTGAAAAGAAATGCCCCAGATGCGGTAATACACATACCAAGTCTGGGGCATTCTGTTCTTACGGATGTGCTAATGTAAGGCAGCACTCAGAGCAAGACAAACAAAACAAAGCTGCTGCTGTGGCAGCATATCATCGCACAGAAGCAGCAGAAGAGCATAAGTGGAAGTTGCAGTACATTGCTGCAGCAGCAAGAAGAACTCAGTTTGATTCAACAGTAGTGATGCCAAAAGAGGAAGACATGGGAATTCCTCTTCCCCCGAGCCAGTACGAGGATGACTTTGGCAGCAGAAAATCAGGTAGAGATATATGGTTTGATGCAGATTGACCGCAATTCATGCGGTATTTGAGTGTTGACCAACTCGTTAGTACCTATGATAATGGCCTTACTTACAACAGAAGGAGGACGTTATGACTTTGTTAATGTTTGTTGTTCATATTGTAATGACTCTTGGAACGATCGTTTTGTTCTTGGCTCCTGTGGGTTATTTAATCGTTCGTGCGAAGCGCAAGAGTGGTGATCTACCGATCATGATGAGATTGCCTGATCGAGAGTACAAAGTAAATGTTCGTGCTGCAAAGGCATATCTTAAGTCTCGTGGTATTGTTTTGATCTAAGGAGGAATCATGGATCCGAATCAAGAACTAAGAATGATTGCAGAGGAGCGCATCGAGGAGATCGTCGACGCTATGTATGATGAATATATTGACGAGCTCTGTGCACATAATGACATGATGGAGCTTGCTGCTCGTTCCTATGATATGGATGCAAGATCATACGGACAGTACTAATGGATATCACATTCATTACTATACTACTATCACTTGCAGTACTCATGGTGATAGCCTTACTGGCTGTGGCCTCCATCCTTGATGATATAGATAACGATTTATGAAAAAGCCACTAATCCAAATTAACTTCTCACGACTGCTGGAAGACAAACGACTTGTGAATGATCACACGGTATATACAAGTTTGAAAGAAGCAGAGAAGCAGCTTGCGTTCTTCATCTTTAGTAAAGATATTTTCAATATTAAAGTTAAAAAGTTACCATGACCTACTCTCCTCCCATATACAATCCCGATCAGATTGTAGCCAATAAAATCAGAACTCCAGATGGAACTATTCTTCAATCGTTCCACCGTCACGATTATAAAACTCATCTCGACAAGAATGGGTTTGAGTACATGGTAGATGGTGGTCTTGATTACCTTCGCAGGAACGTAGCACCCGAGCCTTACGAAGATTTATCTGTTACACTGAGAGATGATTTCGAAAAGATTCGAGAGGCTTTTCACTGGGGTACAAGAGGTAGAGGTGGTAGAGAAGAGTTAAAGTGGAAGGCTTTGAAAGACCTTGATACAGACCACGTCGAGGCAATTCTTGAAACACAAACTCATATCTCAGAGTGGTTGAGAGGTTTGTTTCTCTTAGAATTGAAATACCGCGCGAAGGAGAAAAGATGAAATCGCTCTGGAGAAAGAGACAAGTGCAGCCTGATCCAGTGTACTGGTCACATGGTGAGTTCGATGAGCATGGAGATTATCTTGTCACCATGACAGAAGACCAGATCATCGAGGAGTACTGGTGTCATTGGATGGAAAGAATGAGAGAGGTTGACAAGACTGATCAGATCAATAAAGAGAACTGTATTGATGATTGGAAAATTGGTCACTGGTCGTTCAGGTCAGATAAAGACGGAAATCCACTATGAACGAGAATGTTCGGTTCCTTGCTGAATGTGCTGACCTTAGATTAATTCACGAGGATGGTGATCACTACCAGATTTTTGCAGAGATGGTTGTTCGCGAGTGTCTTAATATGGTCCACTGCGCAGTACTCTCCAATACAGATCACTCTACATTAGACAAACAAATTCGAGATTACTTTGGAGTAAAAGATAATGATTACACTGGATGATGAAACTACAGATCGAATTACACTTCATTCCCTTCGAGAGCATAAACAAATACTAGAGAGCCAGCTTGTTGAGTATGAGCAGGGAAGCAAGTGGATGCATCTGGATGACGTCAGGTACAATAAAAAACTTGTGAAATCTTTTGCTAGACTCATTAAGTACTACGGAGGAGATAATGGATGAAAAGGTAAAGCAGCTTGCAGAGGAAGCTGGTTTTGTTTTTTGGCAAGATGAGATGTGGGCAGACAGCCAAGTAATCGATTGGTCCAGTAACTACGACAAAGAGATTGAAACCTTTGCTAGATTGATAGTCGACAAGTGCATTTCTATCTGTGAGGAAGGAACTCCTACACAGATGACGAGTAGAGGTGCTGCTCTCAGAATTAAACACTATTTTGGAGTTATCAATGAGTAAGTTTAGTTTCTGGGTACTTAAACATAGGTTGAAAATTGGATACACGATTGGTATCTTGAACATCTTCTGTGGATTGTTTAATATCGCAGTTGGAAGTGTCATTCCAGGTTTGTTCTGGAGTGCAGTTGGTGCTTTTATCATTTTTGATGTCAGGAGTTATCGATGACACTACTAGCTTGGACCACTTTCTTTTTTGGTGTGGCAGTAGGAGTTAGCATATCCATTGCAATAGTTCAATACACCTTTTGGTCTTTACGGAAATAAAATGGAAGTGTGGATTCTTGTTTTGATCACTCAGCTCGGTCCAAATAAGATCTTGTATGACCCTTACCTCGAGACAAGAAATGAGCAAGATTGTATCAAACAATCTCAGTTCGTTTCTTTGAGGCAACCAGAAGTAAAAACAATCTGTGTGAAGAAAAAATGAACAGAAAATACGAATGGCGTGAGAGAAATTCCAAATGGTACTATTTTGATACCGAAACCGGAATGATCGTAGGTTCATCTTTCAAGCTCGCACTACAAGACATATATGCATCTGTTGTCAATACTGGTAACTATGAATACTCTTTCAAGTTAGATGATGAAAAAGCTCTTGGTCATTATCTTGAACAAGATTTTGCCAAAAAGGCAGTAGAGAAGTACTGGGACATTCAGTGTAGGACACTAATAGAATGAATGATTTAATTCGAGAACTTTCTGAACAGGCTGAAAAGTATGCTGATGATAACTTTAGAGGTGAACCCACCTGGTCTGAAGCATTTGAATCAAAGTTCGCCGAGTTGATTGTGAAAGAATGTGCATCATTATTTCCACTGACGTTTACTGACGAGCAGTATCAGCGTAGAATAGATAAGACTATTAAAAAGCATTTCGGAGTTGAATGATGGTTGATGTTTATGACCGCAAATCTAAATGGATAGATCTGAAACCATACTGTCATCACTCCAAGGATGATGCATTCATGGAGATGGTTGAGTGGAGTAATGGTGAAGGGTTTGATATTACTATCGAGTCTCGAGGCAAGGAGCAGATATCAATGACTTGGGGTCAATGGGATGCTCTTCAAGTACTTGTAGCTTACAGAGAGCAAAATAAATGAACGAACGAATTCAAAAACTTGCCCATGAAGCTGGATTGCCCACATACAACCCTGATGGTATCCCAACCAAACTGGAAAAGTTCGCCGAGTTGATTGTGCGAGAATGTGTTGCTATTTGCCAAGACATTGATGGTGAAGATAACACGGATGCCAGGTCAGGTAGGCAGGATTGTGCTGTGGAGATTCGAGAACATTTCGGATTAGAGCAAATTAGAAAATGTGATGTTTGTGATTGCATGTATCCTTGCTCCACATCAAGAAACGAAAAACCATGGGACTAATCAATGAACAAGAATCTCAAATTGATAGCAGAAAGAGCAAGAGGATCTGTTCCTTCTGGCTTGACAACTGATCAATGGATTGAATACTATAATCAATCGTTTGCAGAGTTGATTGTAAATGAGTGTGCTGCTCAATGTGAGGTTGCTGGTGATTTTGTTCTTGCAGAGCAGATGAGACAATGGTTTGGAGTGGGGGTGCACAATGAATCGTGAGTTAGTTTTCAACATCCTTAAAGAAACAAAGATGGTGAATACTTTTTCAGAGGAGTATAAAGAAGGTTTCAATGATTGCTATTGGCAGCTAGTAGAAAAATTCGAAGAGTATTTTCAAAATTTAGAAAAGCAATATGAATAAACTGATAAAAGACCTTGCCGACAAGTGCTGGGATCATCGAGTGCAGGGTCGTCTCATCGATGGTCAGCTTCATTTCGACTATGAAAAATTTGCAGAGATGATTGCTCTTGAGTGTGCTGCTGCATGCGGCAGTCAGGCAGACAAGAAGAACATTCGCAAGATGTTTGGTCTGCCTGTTGAGTCTAATGTGCAGTACGAGGGACCAGACGCACACGGATCAATTACAAGCCAGTACACAAGAGAGTACAACTTGCCAAGAGACACTAAAAAAGATTAGTAGTCATTGCTTTTTTAGTAACTTTATTTTCAGAAACCCGTATTTACTGCGGGTTTTTTGTTGTTGCCCAAGTTTGAATTTGACCTGAATATCCTCTTCACCGAAACGATATTCGGTTGGCAAACAAACAGGAGGAAGTATGGGTTCCAAGATCTGGGAAAATCTTACCGAGCAGCAGAAGCGTGAAGTTCGCATGTACGGTGTCACAGTAGAAGGGATGAGAGAAGCGATTGAAAGAAGTTCTACGTTCAAGTTCTCTGGTCCTGCAATGGTTGCTGCTGGTATGATGTCTGATGCTCAAGAGATGTTGGCGCACGACAATGGTGGTCAGTATGATATGATGATCATTGAAGACATTCGTCAGTTGTTGAATCGTGCAAAGTGGGTTTTGTTCACATATGTCAAAGAGGAGGCATAATCATGACCAAAGATGAAATCATTACCGAGATGGAATATCTTCGCAAGAAGAACGAACACTGGAAGTCTTGCCAGGATGGGAGCTACGAGATGGCTCTCGACGCGAGTGGATACTATCGTTTGATGAAACTACTAGATCAATATAAAGAGGAGGCGTAATGAGTTCTTTGCGTGTAGATCCGATTACATTCATCTCTAAGAGAGAGTGTGGGGATTGTAAGTCTTGCTGTGAGGGTTGGCTAGCTGGTGAGATTTATGACATAAGAATGTTTCCTGGTACTCCATGTCATTTCTCATGCGAGACTGGCTGTTCAATATATGAAAACCGTCCTCAAGATCCATGTAGGTCGTTCGATTGTTTGTGGAAATCCAACAATACAGTTCCTTCATGGATGAAACCGAATAAATCAAAAGTTATTTTAGTAATGAGGACTACACCAGAGGGAATTAATTACATGCAGGCCCACTCTACTGGTGAGAAAATTAGTGTTGAAGTAATGAGTTGGTTATTCAGACAGTACGCTTATAATTCCGTCAATATTGTGTACGACGTTGACGGATCTGTAAACTATTTCGGGAACGCTGATTTTATTAAGTCGATGGAAGATGGAGTAGCAAAAACAAAAAAGGAGACGATATGACACGCGATAAGGCACTTAGCATTGTTCTTCGTATTCAAGAAGACATGGGTGAGCGGTTGCTAGAAACACTCACCTACATGTACGATAACCTCGCTGATTTCGATTACGAAGAGCAAGTGGCGTTTCGAATCGTATACAGAGACTTCAGAAAAATGTTTCAACCAAAAGGAGGGTACGATAATGATGAATCCGTGGGTGTGGACTGTGTTTGAATTGATGACGTTTCCGTTTGACAATACGATGATTCAGATTGCAAGGACGTATCGACTTGCCAGTACTGAGGAGTTAGTCGAGGAGACGAAGCAGGTTGTGATGGAACGAGGGTTCAGTTCAATCTTCTAGTGAGGATATATGTTTAATTTTATGGTTGGTACCATTTTTGGTATCGTCGTGAGTGCGGTAGGATTCTCTACTCTCGCTAGTATTGCAGACAGTGGAGTGCACAAGGTCCAGCAGGCAACTAAACAAGTGGTGAAGTGATGTTTACAGTATATATTTACGACACGAACTGGATCTCGGTTGCCATAGTCGAGCATGTAGAAGAGAAGGAGCTCGACAAGATGGTAAAGAAGTTAAAGAAGAGTGGGTTCAACGTCAATGCAGTACAAGGTGAGAGTGGCCGAGCGGTCTAAGGCGACAGTCTGCAAAACTGTTCTTCGTGGGTTCGAATCCCACCTCTCATTCCAACCACGAGGAGAAGGTTGATGACAGCGATATGTGAATTAAACTACATTAATCGAGTGGTTCGCAGCGAGATTGAATATGTTCTTGGAAATTATCTTGATGAGGATGAGGTTGCGAAGCTGCTCGCACCAATTTACAGTAGGGTAAAGATGCTTATTGATGAGGCGGAGATGGAATTTCCTGAATACAACTGGACTGACCGCTCCTTGGCTAATGTTTTGAAAAGATCTTTAGGAAGGATTTGAAATGTTTAAGAATAGTTCGGCCAGACACAGTCGTGAAGAAGTAAGAGGCATGGTTGAGAAGTTTGTCACCACAGCAAGAGAAGTGCACGGTGAATCGTATCTCGTAGGGTATTTGAGTTCGATGGTGGGTACATTGATCATTAACACGACTGATTTTGAACACGACGTAACATACAATCAGTTGAAGAGGCACGTCTCAGATCTGCACGAGACGAGTCACAATCGATTGATGCGTGAAAGGAAGGCAGCATGATGATCATGGGAAGTGCATGGCCTTGGGCAATGTTTGGTGGATTGATCTTTTGTGCTATCGCATATGTTATTGAGAAGAACATTACGTACTGATTACCTCCTCCTGCTGCGGTTGATTGCAGCTTTTTCACCCCGACTCCGCTCGGGGTGTTTTTTTAGGAAAAGAAAATGCCGTTAGTTGAAACTTGGTTTCCTGTGTCAATTTACATGGAGAAGGAATTGATCTCCGAAGTAGAGAGTGAATCCTTACTGAAACACTGTTTGAATATTCGGTCTTCGGAATTTTCTATAGACGAGGAGATTGGCTGGATAGGAGGTACATTCAGTACATATGGAACGTATAATCTTTCAGAAGACAGGCGATTTGATAATTTGTTCGGTCTTATAACTGAGCATGTCAATAATTTCGCTTCAATGCACGGATCAAAATCAAAGTATAAAATAGCAAATTCCTGGGTAAACATAAACACAAGAGGGACCTTTCAAGAGTTTCATGCTCATGCTGGGTCTGTCTTTAGCTGTGCGTTTTATCTATCTGCACCAATAGGATCTGGCAGAATCATTTTTGAAGATCCAAAACAACCAGATATGTGTCCGCTGAGGGAGATAGAAGAAGAGACTCAACTGAGCTTTGGGAGAGCAAGCTACCACGCAGAGCAAGGAACACTACTAATTTTTAGATCGTATCTCAGGCACATGGTAGAGCCAGGAAGTAATGAAGAGCCAAGAGTCTCTCTATCCGCTAACTTTGTTTAGTTACTATTTTTGTAAGAAAACCAGTAGTTGACCGAGAATCGATTTTTGATGACAATCTTCTTGTGGTTATGAAATTCACTTGAGGAGATCTATATCATGGACATCGGATTTGCAAAGACAGATGCAGGGCGTGTCGCAGCAGGGTTTATTTCAGAGAATAATGATTGTGCAGTGAGAGCATGGTCGATCTTTTATGATATTCCGTACAGTGAAGCGCATTGGATTCTTGAGAAAAAAGGAAGAAGGACTGGCAAGGGAATTTCGACCATCAATCTCAGATATGCACTTCATGAGCACGGAGCCGTGTGTCAGCTCGGGAATCACTATCCCAACATTCGTAATGCATCGATCACTCTCAATCAGTTGATCAAGAGGTTTCCCACTGGCAAGATCTATTGTATGAAGAGAGGTCATGCGTTCACCGTGATTGATGGGGTTGTGCATGATCTTTCGAAGGTAGGGAAGAAGACGAGAGTGTTTGCGTTCTTTACTCCTCCTGGAACGGAGTACGTTGATTTCCGTGCGGAGAAAAGAGCAAAGCAAAGAGAGAGGCAGAGGAAGCCATCTAGTCAGTGGATCAGAAGGACGATTGCAAAGATCGTCAACGAGAATCCTGGTTTTAGTGATTACAGGGTTGCTAAAATAGTAAGTGCTGAGTTATCGATCACGATAGGTTCAGCCAATTATCACGTCACAAAGTATTCGAAATGTCAATTGACCAAGAATTGAGATTTGAGGACACTGAGGGCTCTGAAAACAAAAGGAGGTTGACATGAAAGATTATGAAAAGATTAAGGAAGCTCTGGCAGCCGTGGACAAGGCGCTCGTGGCACTCGTTTTCACAGAGGGATATGGATCAGTGAAGGCAGAGTTAGAGAATTGTGCTTCGGAGTTGCAGAGTGAGATTTGGGCGTTGGAAGACATGATGGCGTATGAGCTTGATTTGATGAAAGAGGAGATGGCGCATGACAATCGTTATTAATTCCGTGCAGCAGCAGATTCTTGATAAGCTAGCCGAGATCAAGAATCTGCTCGAGTTTGCGACAGTTGATGGACAGCCTTTTGATGATGTGTTGGTCGAGGCAGGAAGTAATTGGGCAAAGAACATCGAATTCTCGCTCAATGAGCTTTACAATGAAGTTGAATATTACATTGATAACTGAGGAGACAGACATGCTAGTAGATCAGATCACATCAAGTTTTGAGCGTGTTTATATTGGTAAGGCAGGTCACTGCTGCTGTGGGTGTGCTGGTGACTATTTTGACGATGACGCATCGAAGCAGTTAGTGATTGGAAAGATTTTGGCGTCGCAGAACGTAGAGGATCTTGATGTTTGTATCAACACGACGATTGGCAAGAAGCTCTATATTGCGTACAGGACTGATGAGTCGATGAGGAAGATGGGTATTTTGCCTCAGAATGATTCCGTTGCGTGCTAGGAGAATGAAAATGAACATTATTCCTGTTGACAGAGCAGGTCAATACAAGATGGCAACACTCAGCAATTACACCAAGGATCAGATCGAGCAAATACTTGGATTCGCTCCTAACATCAAGGATGATCCATCGAAGGTATCGTACAGCTGGGGGTTCACAATAGATGGAGAGCTGTGCGGGATTTGGGATTATTATCACTCGCACAATCAAAATGAATGGTCGGTCTTTGGTCCTATCTCTACTCTTCAGAAGTTATTTGGCTTTACCAATTTGACAAGCTGAAGGAGAAGATCAAATGACCACCATAGAATTACTAGAGACAGCAGAAGAATTCGCAACAACCCATGACATGCATGCTGAGTTCGTCAGACAGTACGTATCACTAAGAGAAGTTAACGGAATTGAGTTCTCTGCAATATGCGCCCTGCAGAAGATAGGCCTCTTTGACTCATTCTTCAAAGAGAAAATGCAGCACGCAATACAAAGAACCCAGATCCTCTCCTGACACGATATAAAATACCCCGAAAGCACCCCCGCACGATATATTATTGCGTGAATAACGCGGATCCGCACCTATTTGAGACCCGCAGTTATTGCGGTGTTTGCGGGAAGTGAAATATTTTGAGATTTCCAGTGTTTCTGCGGGGTTTAACGTGTTGACCTCTTTTGAAAACTGTTGAAAATGAGCTTTACCGATAACAACGGAGGAAATCATGATCAACTACGGAATGTTTACTGAATACGGCAATAGTGTCGTGGATGGTGTTGTGATTGCTGCCAAGCAGATTGGTTGGTCTCCAAAGGAAGTGATTGACATTCTGGATGACATCTCTACTGTGCGCGGGCTGCACGAAGCAGGGGATACCGAAGTTCGTGAGCGTGTCTATGCAGCAATCTTCAAGGAGGCAGTATGATTCAGGCGTACATCGATGATCTCTACGAGAAGGTAATATATCTATGTGAGATCAGAGGGGAGATGAGTCCCGAGGCAAACGCAATCACAGAAGAGCAGATTGCGAACATAATGAAGATGATCAAGGATGCAGAGGAGAAACAATATGCTAACCAGAGATGAATTCCAGGACATGATGGATGAAACATATCCCCCCTACAAGGCATTTGGCATTGAGATTGGTGCTGGTAGAGTGATAAGAGAGTGTGATCCAGAGCTCTTTAATGTTCTCTATCACGACTATATGAACAGCATGGAAACGGAGGAAGCATAATGCTAACTGAAAAGCAAAAGGGATTGTTCACACTTCTCGAGTTCGATGTCAACAGCGAAGATGTACTGCGGGAGCGACACAAGATGCTCGTTAAGGAGTACGGTGCAGTAAAAGACTTCACTCGCTGGCTGCAGAAGATTCTTGAGCATCGCTGGGCAGAAGATCGCCGGAGGAATTCAACTCCCTATCTTGGAGATTAATAAAATAGTAACTAAAAATATTTTCAAATACTTGTTGACCAACCACAAATAGTTTGAAGCTCCTGCACTGATCTACATGGATGAAGTGCAGCATGAGTCGCGCGGTGAGAATCCAGTGTGTGTTGTTCCGATGGATGTTGAATAAAAGGAGATCATCATGTACACATTCGACGATAACGCTTTTAGTGATCTGCACAAGGATGCATTCGGTTTTCGTCCAGGCGAGAACTACTGGACATGGATGGGTGCAGCTAGCGATGATGATAAGCAGAAGGAATGGGATTTTCTGATCCGAACAATGCACCAGCGCATGAAGGAAGAACACGAGGAAGAACAACGCTGCATTAAGGTGTTCGAAGATCGTATCGATAACCTGATGCATACTGGCACCACTCGCGAGAAGATCATCACATGGTTGATGGATGCCGAGGATGCATTGGGCGACATAGAATACTTTGAGTTCCTGGTGGGACTCCCCTACGGATATATCAAGAAGAACTACAAGATGTAACAGTTACCTCCCCTGCAGAGCAACTCTGCATTTACAGCCCCAGGATGTCCTGGGGCTTTTTTTGTCTGTTATTTTTCCCATTATTTTTCCTGTTTTTTTTCCTGTTTTATTCCTACAGGATTACGGGAAGAGTTCCTACTCTTTTCCTACACTACTTCACTGGAAGATTCACTTCGAGATACGCTAGCAGCTTCCTGCCAGGTCTTATTGAACTACTAACCTACACCTACCCTCATCTACCACATCCACTACACACCCCACAACCAACATCCCACATCAACAACTCACATCCAATCTAACATAACACCCTACATCATCTTCCCACATCCCACAACACACATCTTCACCTTATCAATCTCATAACATTATCAAACTATTAACACTATATCAAACCACATACAATTAAAACATAATCTATTAAACTATAGATTATTGAAATAGTAAGATATGAATTTATTAATGAGTGTTATTAAAATGTTAAGATGAAGTGGATAGAGGTGTTGTTAATAAAATGTTAAGTTTTGTGGGTAAAATGAATGAAGATTAGATAGATGTTTTTGAATAAAGTAAAATTGGTTTTTTGTATTGGGTTGATAGAAAATTTAAATGAACTTTTTATGTGGGTGTGATATGATTTGTTTGTAGTAATTAATTTTAATTAGTGGGAGAGATAGATGGAAAAGATTGAATTTAGTAAGAGTGTGAATATTAATGAAGTGGAGAGAGTTATTAAAAAAGAGTATGAGTATTTGAATAATGGTTTTGAGTTTGAAGGTGTGATTGAGTTTATGAAAAAAAATGGAAGTGGAGTTTATGAGTTAATGTTTGGTTGTAGAGGTGGAATGGAAGATATTATTAAAAATGATATGATTAAGAGTGAGGAAGAATGTTTTAATGATTTAGTAATGGGTTGTTATAGTAGTGAAAATAGTTTGGATGAAAGTATTGAGTTATTAATGGAAGAAAGTGATTTTGATAATGTGGAAGAATTAAAAGAGAGTGTAATGGAATATTATGGTAAGATTGAAGAGATGTTTAAAGATGAAGATGATTATGTAATGGGGTTTGGTTTTTTTGAAGAAGATGTTAGTATTTTTATTAATGTGGAGGTATAAAATGAGTAAGTATAAAATGATTAATGTTATAATGGGAAGAAATTATGATTATAATGATAAGTTATTATATGGTAGAAGAAGTTTGAAATATTATGGATATATTAATGATGAAGATTATTTGAAAATTGTTGAAAGTTTAAGATTGATTGATTGTGTAGTAAATGTTTATAAAAAGGTAAGAAATAAAATGGATTGTTATGTAAGAATTATTGTGGAAGAGAAATAATTTGTGAATTGATATTTGAAAATTGATAGTTATTTTTAATTAGTATTTATTTGTAGTTGATGAGAAAATGTATTTGTTGTGATTATTAATTAAAGGGGATTAAAAATGAGTGGAATTGTAAAAGTTATAGATGTTAAAGATGGTGGTTTTTTTGATAATGGTTTGGTTTATGGTAGTTTGGATAATGTTGTTTTGGAAAAAGATGGTGAGTTTATGATGTGTGAAGGTATTTTGATTTGGGAAGATTATGATGAGGAAGAATTGAGTTATATTTGGAGTAGTTGGAAAGATTGTTTTGATAATGGTGAAGAAGGATATTTTAAATTTATTAATGGTGTTTGGGTTGAAAATTGTAAGGTTGTGTAATTATTAAAGGGGATTAAAAATGAAAATTGAAATTGAGATTAGTGATAAGATGATTGAGAAGTTTATTAGTAAAATGGAAATTGAAGAGAAGTTAAGTTTTAGTAAAGAGGATATTGTAAAGAAAATAAAATTAAAATTGTATGATGATTTTAGTGATGAGGATTTAGATTTATTAGATGAGATTTTGTGGGATATGTATAATAATGAATGGTTTGAATATGAATATTTGGATGAAAATGAAGAGTAATTAAAGTTAAAAGAATTTTAAGAAGAGTTACATTTTTTGTAACTCTTTTTTTTATTTAAAATGTTAATAAAAAAATAATAGTTATATTTAGAATGGTTATATTATTTAGTGTGGTGGGGGGTAGTTTTAGAATTTATAGTTGAAATTTAGATGCGCCTAGTCTCCAACTCGCCTCAGACACACTCTATATCACGCAGAAAAACACGAAGAGGCCAAAACTTCCAAATCATTTCAAAAACAAATCTCACTGAAATTTTTTTCACGCCAAAAACCGAAAAAAAGACGAAGTCAAAAACACGAAGCGGAATAACTAATAAATATTGATATTACTTGTTTGGATATAGAATAATGAAATCCTTTTCAGCCTTTGTCCAAGAAGACATGGTTAATTACAATCACACTAATCAACAATGGCAATTGCGTCATGATGACAAAGGTCATGGATTCAAGAGTGAGCATTCTAGAGTAATTCTGAAAGATGCAGTACCTCATGTTGATCATGATGCGCATGAGGCTGGTAAACGAGTATATGCGTACATGCATGGAACGCCAGTGAAATCAATACCAGAAAAGCACAAGAAACGAGAGATTAAGTTTAATCCAAATAACATCGATCATCCGTTTATTCACAAGGATGATCATTCACCAGTCACTCATGCTAACTATGTAGAGTTTGATGGGCGTAATGTGTATGCTCATTACAAATCTCAATAAATATTAATATTACTGACACACCCCCTTCCCCTATGTACAGATTCAAATCATTTCTTAGAGAGTATGTCGAGATCAAGGAATATCTGACTGATAAGCAGAGGGCTCGCTATTCGAGGATCAAGTTGACTCCAGAGGCCAAGAAAGCGACCGATCCTTTCTTTGGGGAGTCTGATCTTGTTCGCGAAGAGTTGCCATCGGATTATGATCATGACAAGAGTGAAGTTCATAGAGAGGTGGAAAAGCATCTAGGAAAGGATATTTCTTCTGATGAGTATGTGAGTGGAATCACAAGGGACAAGTATGGTCGTGAGGCTCGTATTGGGAGAATGATCAAGGATAAGGGGTTGCAGGGTAAGTTTGCAAGTGATAATACAAGGGCAGGCAGCAAGGCAGGAAAGAATCATTATGTGACGATTGTTCGTGGAACCGAGGTTGCAGGGCAGACAAACAGTGCACCGGACAAGAATCATCCAAAAGGGCATTCATGGGGTGATATGAGCTGCAAGAATGTCGACACAGGAACAAACAGAGAATATCTTGATGATGAGATTCGTCATGGATCTGTTGTGGTAAGAGTGCATGATCACAATGATCAGGAGATCTATAGAGCGACCCTACATCCGCACGAGAATCAAAATGGAGATGTTGCCTATGCCGTGAATAGTGAATACGGAGTGAAGCATCCTTCATTTACCAATCACGCACACGATGTTGCAAAGAGAATATCTGGAAAGCCAGATGTATCGAATGGAACAGATATGATCTATAACATTCATCCTGATGTATACAATGATAATGAGGCAGACACAATTGTACACCCAGGAGCAACAAAAGATCATCTTCATGCAATGATCGATCAGGCAGAAGACAATATTGATGATTTCTATAGAGATGACTACAAGGCAATTCTGAATCACAATCAAATTGATGACAAACATCTAAATCGTCTATACAATTTGTCAAAGAAGTTCGATATATCGGACGAGCACGATAACCATTTCACATCATCGGATTCAGAAAGAATCACGGCAAGACAACTAAAATCTGATTTGTTGTCTCATGAAAAGGTTCCGGAAAAAATTCTTCTAGACGCATTGAATAGCCCTGATAGAGGAACAAGAATTGATGTTGCGCTAAACAAGAATGCAACAGAAAAGGTTCTCGATACCGCATTGAGTGATGACACGGACGAAGTAAAGAGATATGCCGTAGAAAATCCAAATATGTCCGAAAAGCAACTATCACGTGTCTTTGATCATCCAAACGGAAGACCTCTTTTTGGTCATGTGACAAGATATGTTGCATCAAGACATCCAAAAATCACAAGCAAACTGATTGATAAGATTCAAAATGATCCGGATGAATACGTAAGACAAGGAGTGGCATATCACAAGGCTCATGTGTTCAATTCTGATCAGATCAATAAAGCAATTAATGATACTCCAGATACCGCAATGTCGGTAATCAACGGATCATACAAACGAAACTTTGGTGGCGATACAAGAGAAATAAAAAATAGCAATTTTACCAAACAACATCTTGATGATGCAGTGAAAACAGGAAACGGTGATGTGATCACTGCAGCAATGTATCACCCTCTTGCAGAAAGAACTCATCTCGAGGCAGCAATTAATCACGAAAACTTTGCAACAAGACTCGCAGCAATCAATCACCCAGACATGACCAAAGAAGATCTTCAAAAAATGGCTGAGCACGATCCGTCTGATTCCGTCAAAACCGAGGCAGAACGAAAACTAGGACATAGATTCGAAAAACGATACAAATTACAAAAAAGCGGAGAATACGATTGGCAAGAACCACCAAAAGGTGGATGGGTAGACTTTCGTTGAGCAACTAATGCGCTGTTGCCTTTTCAATACTTCTAGGGTATAATCACTCTGCG